TTATCTCAGAATGAGTTTGATAATTTAGAGATAAAATGGACAAAATTAGTTTCAGATAAAAATATAATACTTCAGTTTATATGAAAAATACAATTTTAGAAATAGAAAAACAGATTGCTTTGTGTAAGCAAGAACTAGAAGAACTGCATCTCGCAGAGCCAAGTGAATATTGGTATAAGATCAGAAGAGCAGATTTGGAATTACATATCTATCAGCTGGAAGAAGCTATAGAAGTTGAGAAAAAGTTATTAAGAGAAAAAACAGCCGCAGAGAATACATTTATTATTGTTTTATGGGCAATAGTATTAACAGGATTAATTTTATTATGCAAATTATGAAAAAGTTATTTATGATTATGGCACTTATGATTGCCGGAGTTGGTAGCTCACAAAAATTACCAAAGAATCTTACTAAAAGTGAGAGAAAGTTTGTAAAAAATGTTATTGAACTTACTAATGATGTTCTAGTGACTGTAACCAAAAGAAATGACAATGTGATTGTAGTAGAGTTTCATAACACTATGTACACTCTCACAGAGAACGGTTACATTGATGAAATGTGGATCCTTGAAGATGAGGATTGGATGGCATTAGGTAGAGAAAAATAACCTTTAAATCAGAATAGAATGAAAGCAAAAGAAAAAGCAAAAGAGTTAGTTGAAAAATTTATGCCATTTATTGCAGGTGCGGATAGGTATAATACAACACTTGGAATTTATGATATAGATATATCCAAACAATGTGCATTAATTGCAGTTGATGAATTAATTGAAGAATCTTATTTTACATATGGTTATTATGATAGGCAAGATTATTGGGAACAAGTTAAACAAGAAATAAATAACCTTTAAATCAGAACAATGAAAACAGTATTAGAACAAGTAATATTTGACTTATTTGATGGAAACCCACCTCAATGGGCAGAACTTATAATTAAGGAAGGTTTAGAAGCTGAGAAAGAGCAGATGTGCAAGTTTGCATCTGACTATGTAGAAACTCAATGCAATGCAAGTTTTGATGGCAGTGTATCTGTTGACATTACAACAGAAGAGTATTATAACCAAACCTTTAAATCAGAATAAAATGAAAAACATTAAATTTAAACTACATAAGATTGTAGGTAAATGGGTGAATGATGATGTAGATATTATCCCATCAATAAAATTTAGAACTGGTAGTAAATCAAATGAAACCACATCTGTAACAACAACAATGGTGTGTTTAGCATGGTTAAAATGGGCTATTGGTATATCAGTTAGTAAATTAACCTTTAAATCAGAAAAGAATGGCAAGAGTAGCAAAAGCAATGAAAAAAGACCTAGTTAAAGCAAAAAAAGCTTGTATAGGCAAAAAGATGAAAGGTTTTAAGTTTGCTGATTGTAAGTCAGCCCATTGGCACATTGAAATGGAAGATTTTATTGGACTAGAAGCAGAAGTTATTGCTTATAATGAAGCTTGGAATTACTTTACAGTAAAGTTTTCTAAGGCTAGGGAACACTGGGCTTATCCTGCAACCAAGGCTCTGAAACATATTGTAAAAGAATCTGATATAGTTGAGAAAAATGTAATTGAAGAGGTTATTGATGATACTTACACAGCAATGCTTAAGGAAGAGATAACAGATTTATCAGCCAGATTAGATGCTGCTTTTAAAGAACAGGAAGAAATGCTTGAAGAGTTAAGATCATGGTTAAAACCATTTCCTAGTGCTTTTACAAAGCTTCAGGAACATGCTGGTATAATTACTCCGGAAGATGTTACTTATCACACAAATCTTATTCTTAAGATTATGGAACATAAGTTTGGTTATAAACCTAAATCTTGGGAGTAATGAAAAAGTCTGAAGCATTGAAAAAAGCTGCTGAAGCAGAGGATAATGATCTTAAAGCTCTCGGTCTTATGACCGGGAGTTTAAGAGAAGGTAGACTAGAAAGGTTTACTGAAACTTACTTACCTCAATTACTGAAAATGGGATATGACATTGCTCAAGATGATGAGATGTTTAGATATACTATTGATACAGAAATGGGAGGAAAGACATTTGGTATAGTAGATTACTATCCAAAGGCAAATAATCTATGCATTAGGAAGACCAATAAATGGGAGAAGCCCGGTCTCAAATGGATTGTAGAGAATTTGTTGTAAATTGCTAAATGTATTGATACATAAACTTCAGTTCCCACACAGCGATGAGATGGGCTAAGTTATATACAATTTCTCGGAGCTGGAAGTAGAAAGCTGAAGAGTGTGTCTTTTATAGTCCCATAGCTCAGTTGATAGAGTGGAACCTCTGAAAATGTAAAGGATAGCCTGTTAGGGCATGCAATACATCAGGTTCAGGTCACAGGTTTGAATCCTGTTGGGATTACTAAAAAATGCTATTGTGGGAGTGACTTACTTCAACCCTCTGACAGCCGGGAAAGACCGGCATTTTTTATTGTTTAATTTAAATTTATGATTATGAACTGGTTAGGAAAAATGTTCAAGAAAAAGAAAAAAGGTTATAATACTGATGGTCAGTATAAACTGCTGATCATTGATGATAAGGCAGAGTTGCTACACCATAATCTTGGTATTACAGACAAGAGAGCAGATGAGTTACTTGAATTGTGTGTAAAAACACATGATGAGTATGACATTCTGCATGAAGCATTGGAGAAACTTGTTAGTGAGTGTAAGCATACTAATGAAATAGTGTTTACTTCACTCATGATGCAAAGACTAATTGATAAGCTCAATAGTTCAAACAGGGTACATAACATGCTTAAAAACATGTTTGGCCGTGGATAAGTACATGATTAACTCTGTCTTAGGATTTGATCTTAAGGCAGAGATAGTTGACAAAGAGGGTCAGGTTCTTAAAACTGGTTGTAGAAGTTGTGTAGTTCCCAAGAAAAAGGGAATTATAAAGTCTAGAATACTAGATAAAAGCTTCTTTACAACCTTTAATGAACCTCTGTTAGCTAAAATTAGAAACTTAAGACAGAACTTATGAATATATCTGTAACATATGATGATTCTGATGTAGCAAAAGCACTCAGTAAGATTATCAAAGATCCAAATGCAGAAGAGTTTGTCAAACTATTTACTCCCATTATTTGTGGTAATTCACAAACAGTAGATCATTTCTTCAAACTTATGATAGGTAATAAACTACCAGATACTATACCTATTGGTACTTTATGCAGAATGTCTATAGATAACATGGGTTATGGTACGGATAAAGAGCTTACCAGACAGGAGTTTGCTGATGCAGATGATAAAATTGTAGCAACTGTAATAGAATTTAGAGGTTATCATGAATGGAGTCCTTATATTGTTGAATATGTTGCTGCTGTAGGAAAAGGTAGTAACAAAAGAGATACAACTTATGTTAGAACTAATGAACTAGAAGTTATTGAGGAATTTTAAGAAGTGTATTCTGTGAATATACTTTTCCTGACCAAATGAGATAGGGGGAGAAATCCCCCTTTGTCATGTTTAGCTATATAGTGCTAAATATTTTTGGTTTAAACTTTCTATGTTAGATTAAATAACTTACATTTACTAGCATATTTTTATGCCGGTAATGCAATATCAACTCCCTAATGGGAAAGTAGTTCACCTCTCTATAGAAGAGTACCTTGATCTTACAGATGAAGATGTACAGTACCTTATGTCAATTGACTATGGTGAACACATTGGGGATCCTTTTACTGGTTCTGCGGTTGAGAAAAACACCAAAGAAAAATGTATAGACTTAGACTTCCTTCCTTTGGATGACTATGACTTAGATGATATTATATCAGATGATCAACCATTTGATGATATCATTGACTTATCAGACAGCTTAGATATGTAGTTTTAAACTACACACTACCTCTAAAGTGAGTAATTAGGGGAACAGTATCTACTCAAAAAATCAATTTATTTATTAATCATTTTAAATTTTTAAAGATGAACTCAAAAGTATTTGTATTAGCAGATGAAACAGGTGCAGTTATTAATGTTTCAGAAAACAATCCTGAATTTGGATATGTACGTGTACAACAAACAAGAACTGTTGTAGATGACAATGGATTTGTTCGTAGAAAAGCTATCAGTGCATTAATGCCTGGTACAATAGAAGATTTACAAGATATGAATCTTTATGGTGGTCAAGAAATTGACGGTAAAATTATAGTTGAAGAATCATTGAGTCCTTTTAACAAAAAGAGACCAGAGCGTGATTTGAAAATAGCTGGTGAAACAGGTATTGTTTGTAGATTAGGTGGTCTTCCAATTTATAGAAGAACTAAATTTACTTTTAATACATCATTAGCTGATTCTACAATTGAGCATGATAATGTTGCTGAATTAAAAGCAGCATATGCAGCTCAAGTTGCAAAAGAAGCTGTTTCTTCTACAGAGGAAGATTTCTCAATAGAAGGATAGTATTTACTTAGTTAGACAAGGGGGCAGAAATGTCCCCTTTTTATTATTTATGAATGTAAAATTGTATGATTAAAATGGAAAAGTTAAAACAACAGATTAGAAATTATCAATTGCATGCAGGTAAAACTTATATGCAATATGAACAAGATAAGTATTCAACTTATCAAAACTATTTGTATAAGAGAGCATTATATGGTCTAGATGCTCTTGAACAAAAAGAACTTGCTACTATGTGTAGTAAGAAAAAACAACGGATTATTAATGTTTATAATAGAGCTCAAAATGTATTGAATCTATTTAAACAAAAGCTTACAATAGAGTATACTAATAAACTCTTTGAATCATTGTTTCCTAAAAGCAATCTTACAAAAGCTTTTTTAGAGTGTGATGAAGTAGATGAAAAGTTTAAGAATACTTTAACTTTTAAAGATTTAAACATCACAAAAGATGATATTATTAGTATCTTTATGCTAGAAGGTATACTTCCTAAAAACTTTTTAAGTTTACAGGAAGCACCAGTAAATTTACCAATGTTAAAAAATCAAAGTGTATGAAAACATTTTATGACATTAGAGAGTTGTCTCCAGCTAGAGAAAGATGGAGACCACTTGAAGTGAAAGTTTTACTAAGTAGTAAAAAAAGATACTTAATCAAAGTTATTACAACAGACCATCCAAGATGTACTGATCTGATAGATAAGTATATTGTTTGTCCAAAGGATAATTTTCTTGATAAAGATCTTCATATTACTGAAAGCTTTTGGAGTGCTCTAAAGAATTTTTTATTTAAGAAAGCAGCTAAGGTTGCTGAGTTTCCTGAAGAATTATTATAAATAAAAATTAAAAACTAAAATTATGACAAGAGAAGAATTTGAAAAAAAAGTGTATGATTTAACTAATCAGTTAACAGAATTGGTAAAACAATTACCAGAAATTCCTGAACTAGATGATACTCTAGATCCACGTGACTATGATACAAGTAAAAGTTCATTTGGACTTTCTATTATAGGCTTAGAACAAGATTTAGATCTTTTATCAGATACATATTTTGATGAAGCTTAAAACTTGTGACGGTTGCCAAAAGGAAACCGTGATATGGAAGAACCATGAGGGATTCAAATACTGTAAATATTGCTGGAGTTGCCAAAAAGCCATTAATAATGACAGTTCACAGAAACCAACTGATTATAAAATCCCTCAGGTTTCTTCTAAAAGAAAGAAAAAAGATCAAGAGTATCTCAAACTAAGAGAAAAACATTTATTGGTGAACAACCTGTGTGAGGTAAAGGTGAATGGATGTGGTCACATGGCTACTGATATTCACCATACCTATGCAGGGGCTAACAGAGATGCTTTTTATCTAGTTCAGAGTACTTGGAAAGCAGTATGTAGGAATTGTCATGATTGGATTCATGCAAATCCAGCAGAGGCTAGAACCATGGGATGGTTAAAATAAAAGATATGACAGCAGAATTAAAAATATTACATGAAAAAATACCTGAGTCAGATCCTAGAACTTTAAAACAAATACTTACAAATAAGAAACTTTGTAAAGAAATACTCAAAAGAGATGTTATTTCTGAAAGACAACTTATTACTGAGTATAATATTCCATTAGGTTATCTTAAAGGATTAAAGTCTAGAAAGGTTATCAGTTATTTTAGTACAAGAGGACAACTTAATGTTCCTAAAAAGGGATCTAAGTATTATTATTTCTTAGATGAGGTACAAAATTTAATGGGCTATAATATAAGATATAATTCAAGTTTTGTGTTCCGGTATAATTTAATGAATAGAGTTTCTTTAGAGTTATCTAAAGAATTCAATCCTGAAAAACATACACTGATGCTTAAGATGTTTCTTAAGGATAATAAATCACTAGAAGAAATTGCTGATGAATTTAATATTAGCCGTGCAAGGGTCACTGAGATATTAAATAAGAGTGCTAGTAGAGTTATTTATTTTACAAGAAAACTTTTTAAGGCACATGGTATTGAAAGAGATACATTATCTCTTTTAACTGAGAATGAGTTACTAAAAAGTCATAATACACAGTTGTATAATAAATTTACAAGAGAAAAAGAAACTTTAGAATCAAAACAGTTCTTATCTAGTTCAGCTGCTAAACATTTTATAAGAAATAAGTTTGATGTTAGAGATCTTAAGAAGAATATAATTCATGAACTTGATACAAATTTATCTGTAAGAGCATTGAATTGTCTTAAATTGGCTGACATAGAAACTCTTGAAGATTTATTATACTACAGAAAGTCTGACTTGATGAGATTTAGAAACTTTGGTAAGAAATCATTAGATGAATTATGTTATTGGTTAGAAGATAAATACAAGTGGGAATTAATCTATTAAAGTTATGACAAAAGATGAAGTTCAATTAGAAGCATTAAAAGCAACTGATGGTAAGCAGAAATGTAGTGTGGTTCTTGGTACAGGTGTTGGGAAAACCCTTGTTGGCCTTACACATATTGAGAAAAATACTACCTCTCTAATGAGATGTCTTATTGTTGCTCCAAAAAAGTCAATCTTCCAATCATGGAAAGATGATGCTGTTAAATTTGGAAAAGAAGATTTATTAGGTAGAATGGTATTTACTACTTATTTAAGTTTGAATAAACATAACCCTAATGATTATGATGCAGTCTATTTGGATGAAGTTCATAGTTTATTAGATAGTCACAGAGGATTTCTCCAACTATATAGAGGAAAGATTCTCGGATTGACAGGTACTCCACCAAAAAGGAGTTATTCAGAAAAAGGTAAGTTAGTACAAGAGTTCTGTCCCGTAGTATTTACATTCAAAGCAGATGATGCTGTAGAGAATGGAATACTAAATGATTACCAGATAGTAGTGCATCAGTTACATTTGACTAATAACAAAGTATATCCTGTTAAAACTGGTAACAAACAGTATTTAGCATCTGAAGTAGATAACTATACTTATTGGTCAAGAAGACTAGATGTGGGTTCCGGAAATATGCATATACTTAGAGTCATGAGGATGAAGGCAATGATGGAGTATCCTACTAAAGAAAAGTATACTAAAATACTAATGAATAGTATACAAACTAAATGTATTGTATTTGCTAATACTCAAGCTCAAGCAGATAGATTATGTAAACATAGCTATCATAGCAACAACAAGGAGTCAGAAGATAACTTACTCATGTTTAAGGAAGGAAAAATAAATAAACTTTCTACTGTACTGCAGTTGAATGAGGGTGTAAATATTCCTAATCTTAAGCAAGGTATTATTATGCATGCATATGGTAATGAGAGAAAAGCAAGTCAAAGAATTGGAAGATTACTCCGGTTAAATCCAGATGATAAAGCTATTGTCCACATACTATGTTATATGGATACAATAGATGAAAAATGGGTTAAGGAAGCATTAGAAAATTTTGATCAGACTAAAGTAATTTGGAAAGATTTTGGGGTTAAATTAGATTAACCCCAATATTTTTATTATATTAGAAGTATATGGAAGATGTAAAAACACATAAGTTAGTATTGCATAATGATGACCATCATGACTTTTTATATGTAATTGCATGTCTTATGCGTCATTGTAAACATGATGCTACACAAGCTGAACAATGTGCAATTACAGTTCATAATAGAGGTAAATGTTCTGTTAAATCCGGTGATTTTCTTGAAATGTTAGATTTAAAAACTAACTTAGAAGATTTAGATTTAATAACAGAAATTGAAGCCTATGAAAGTCATTTGTATTGATTCATCAAATAAACCTGCAAAAATATCTCCAGAAGAATGGATAGAAGAAGGTATAGTTTATACTGTTGTATCTGTTGTAAATATGGGATTACAACCAGGTAAATTAGGAGTTATATTGAAAGAAGTCCAGTTGTCCAAAAAATCATTTCCTTATGAATATTATGATGCAACTAGATTTCTACCTATAGAAGGTCTATTTGCTGAAGCAGAAGAAGAAAAAATAAAAGAAGCTGAATTAGATTTAGTATAGTATGGAAGATTACACTAAAGAAGATGTAATCAATGCTTTATTAAAAATTAAAAAGAATTCTAGAGAAAGAGCATTGGTTGATCAAAGAAGTTATTTAATTGGATTACTGAAATATAGATTTATGATGCCGGAACATAGCATAGCAAATATAACTGGTTATAAAAGAAGCACAGTTCATCATAATAAAACTATAGCTGTTCAGTTCTGTAATGATAAATCCTATGTAAAGAATGTGTATGTATATGCCCAGATGTTTCCATTTGACTTCAGTGTAGTTGATACAGTAAGAACTAAAAGAAAAGTAAGAATTAAATTAGATATTTTACATTCTACTTATTCTAAATTAAAAATAATTGGTTCTATACATGGCCATGATGATATAAGAGTAACAATTAATTTTTTACTAGAAAAAAATATAAGATTATGGGAAGAATGAAAGAAGCATGTATTGCTATTATGGAAGAAAATGGAGGAATACCGGAGGGTATGACACTTGGAGATGTAGTTAGAATGAAAGAATTAGAAATTTATAACTGGCAGGAATATGAAAGAAAGAAGGATAGAGTTAGATTACAATCTATTGAACAAGAAAATTCAAGAGAGATTGGAAAAGTACAACAAGCAAACAAAAAATTCTCGAGCCACTATGGTGAAGCAAGAGAAGAAAAAAACAGTGAACAATGAAGAAGGTGATTAATTTATTAGGAGCAATACTAATTACAGGAAGTGTTAGTGCTCAATGGACTTATAAAACAGTAGATAATGGTTTTGATGAACCATATAAAATTGCACATACAGCAGAAAATAACGGTGCTTTTCTTAAACTAGAAAAAGTTGATACTTTTGTTATATGGTATATTCAAGGTGGTTATTATTGTGATGATAATCCTAATATAGATGTAGTGTTTGTTGTAAAAGGTGTAAATAAAAAATACAACCTGAAAGGTACAAAAAATGAAAAGAACAATGTAGTATTCTTTCCATGGAACCTAGACATAGATGAAGCATTAAATACAGATTTTAAAGATGCTTCATCAGTAAAAATCAGAATAAATGAAACTTATTGTACATCAGAAGTATATGAGTTTAACATGAGCAACAGTAAATCTGCTTATGAGTTTATGATAAAGTAATTAAAACAAAAGTATATGAAAAAGATAATTAATTTATTACTAGCAATGCTATCATTCATAACATTTACTCATGCTCAAAACTTTAAAGGACATATATCTACGACCTTTGGAATAATTAATCCAAAGTACCGTATTCAGTGTGAAGTACCAATTACAAATTATATTAGTTCAGGAGTAAATATGAACTATTATTTATTTTTTTGGAAAGGACCTATTTTTGAACCTTTTGTAAGATTATATGATGGTAATGATAAGGGTCAGTTTATTCAAGCAAAATTAATGTATGGAAATTTGTCTTCATACAGTGAACCAGATGTATCTAATGAGCTCCTGGATGGTAAAAGGTGGTCTACTTATGGTTTTGGTATAGGTTATGGTTATAAATATTTACTTGGCAAACACTTTACAATTGAACCATTAACAGGACTTAGATTTCTTTCACGTCCACCTAAATCTGCAATGGGAGATAATCCTTTATTTTGGCAAATTTCTACAGGTCTTATGTGGGATCTTCAAATTAAATTTGGATTACAATTTTGAATAAGTGAAGCATTTTCTAAAATATCTAGTGGTATGGATAAGCCAAAACTTATCTGTACCATTCTGGATGGTTGGTCATGTACATTTAATGTCCACTATATATGAGGACATTCATGAAATAATAGCATCCTGTGGTATGAATATACTAGTTGCTATTGGTTTTATTATAGATTATTTAGAACAAAAAAACAAGTAAAGATGGCAGTTAACAATAAAGTAAAAAATTCAGGAAGGCCTAAGAAGGTTAAGAATGATGATTTTGTAATGATGAAGAGTGATTTGGAACTTAACTTAGAAAAAGCACAGGCATTGCTTAAAGTTAAGGATGAGTTTATTGCAGACTTAGAAACTAAGTTAGATGAAGCTTATAAAGAGCAGGAAGATATGATTGCTGAAGTAAATAAATGGGTATTCCAAGTAATACACCATTGTAGTAAAGTAGAATCTAAAACAGGTAGAATTACACTACATGATGTAGATTACTGTGCAGATCTGATTAAAAGAATTCTGAAATATAAATTTGTAAATAACCTTGAAAACTATTAATTATGAAAGATATGTTATTAGCACTTATGATAGGTGCAACCTTTATGTATGAAATGTGGGTATTTATTAAAACAAGAGCATTTGTAAAAGTAATTTACATGTTGCCAAAAGATAGTGAAGAAAAACTAGCTATAAAATTTGTAAGTGGTTGTTTTTCTTTAATTTATCTTGTATGGTTAATTTTAGGTATGGCCCTTAGTGATTTATGGTATGCTTATTTAGCTATTTTTACATTGTCTATTTTACAGTCTTTTGTAACTAAGTATCTTAAGAAAAATAAGCACTGGGAAAGTTTGATATTATTTAAGAAGATAGATGGTGTAATATCTATGGCTATTCTTTTATGGTTATTTGTAGCTCATTTTCATCCTGAATTACTTGGATCTTGGAAAATTAATTTTTAAAAAAGTAATATGAAACAAGAAACATTAGAAGAAGCTGTTGAAAATTATAATGATAAGTTTCAAGAAAGTGCTGGAAGTAAGCCTCCTTATATTAAGAATCAACATATTATGAATCATTTTATAGCAGGTGCTAAATGGCAATCTGAAAGAATGTATAGTGAGGAAGAAGTTAGAAAAATAGCTGAAGAAGTTAGATGGCAAGTTCCAGCTACGGGTAATCCAAGGGAATTTACAAAAAACTTTGACAAATGGTTTGAACAATTTAAAAAGAAGTAATAACCTTTAAATCAGAATAGAATGAAAGTAATAATTGAATTTACAGATGAAGATGCTGCATCTGATGCTCAGGTAGCATTAGATGGGTGGAAGTATAGAGCTGCTATATGGGACATAGATCAACATCTTAGAAATGAAGTTAAGTATAATGAGAAACTTCCTTCTGAAGTAGGAGAGGCTTTTGAAAAGTTAAGAGATAAGATCCGGGAGATTTTATCTGATAGTAACCTAACAATGGAATAGTTATGAAAAAGCTATTTGAATTAATATATGTAGCACTAATCAGCTGTATATATAAAAATCTAGAATAATATGTCTGTAGTAGAAAAAGTTACTAGGAAGTCTATGGTTATTAGGCCTTCCGGAAGGAGTACTGACTTTATTTCACCAAGTTTTGGACATGGTTGTCTTTATAATTGTAGTTACTGCTACATGAAAAGACACAAACCGGAAGGACTTTCTGTAGCTACAAATACTATGGATATCCTGACAGAGATTAATTCACATGCTTATTTTTCTACAGTAGAAAAACCTAATCAAACAGGAGAGTATATTACTTATGATATATCTTGTAATGAAGACTTTGCTCTACATGCTAAATATCATGACTGGAAGACAATCTTTGCATTCTTTAGAGATCATCCACTTGCTATGGGTTCATTTGCTACTAAGTATGTAAATCATGATTTATTGAAGTTTAATCCAGAAGGTAAGATTAGAGTAAGATTTAGTCTTATGCCGGAGAAATGGAGAAAAGTTCTTGAACCTAATACAAGTTCTCTTGATGAAAGGTTAAATTCTATATACTTGTTTTTAAGAGCAGGATATGAAGTTCACTTAAATTTTAGTCCAGTAATAGTTCATGATAATTGGCTTATAGAGTATGAGTTTTTGTTTTATATAATCAACAGACATTCTACTTTTAATAAATGGAATACTGATAATGTAAAAGCTGAAGTAATATTTCTAACTCACAATGAGGATAAACATAAGTATAATCTAGCTAATAAACTTCCTGGAGAAGAACTATTATGGGTACCTAAAATACAGGAAGGGAAAGTATCACAGTATGGTGGAAAGAATCTTAGGTATGAGCACAATAGAAAAGCTGATTATATCAAACAGTTTGTTAAAATGCATGATGAAATAATACCTTGGAATACAATTAGGTATTGTTTCACTCTTTTATTACTTTTTAATTATGTTTAGGAATAGAAAAGATCTTTTTGTAGAAGATCTGATTAACAGAAATTATGTACTTAATAATGGGTATGATGTAAATGAAAATGGTGTTTATGTTAAAGACAATGGTCTTTCTATTGTTAATATAAATATAACACCTTTAACTACAGATCATCTATACAAGATTTATTGCACTATAATATTACTAACCTTAGACTCAGTAACTATTAAATTCCGTGTTATTGATCATTATAGTATACCTATATACAAAGTGGTAGATGATCTTGAAGATAAAATAAAAGCATATGAAGCAATAGTAAAATTTGTAGAAGCATGACAGAAGAAGATATAGAAAGATGTAGAGAACAAGCAAAAGCTTTAGGTTATTTTATAGTACAAGGTAAAGACAATGTTTTTTATCACAATGGTTTTGGTAATAGCTGGACTGTTGAAGTAATAATACATTCATCTAATTTTGATTACTATATAGTTGAAGTGGCTTTATCTGGAAAAAATACAAGACTTACAAAAGACTTTGTTACTGGGCATGAAGATATCTTAGGTCCCATTCAACAATGGTGTAAAAACTTAATAGCCTTTCATAAATTTATAGAATAATGACACTTAGAGAAACAGAACTAATAGGTAAGAAGCTTGTGAAGTATGGGTTTTACAGAAACACCCGGAATCATCATATCTATGGTCATGGAGACATTACACTTGAATTTAAAATGCTTTATACAAATTTTTGGTATGCAGATATAGAATTAACTATATATATGGATACTATTGTCCGTTTTAAAGGTCAGCAAGCAGTGTTTACTCCAGAGTGGTTAGTAGAGGAGTATGATAAGATAAAGGCAATGTTTAAATTTTTAAGATCATGATGACAATACGTGAAGTGAACCTGATTAAGAAAAAGCTTTTAAGTATGGGTTTTACCCAGGATGCAGATAGTTCTAGATCCTTTACAAAATGGCATAAGTTAGTACCTATCACAGTGAAATTTCAAAAAGCATATGATACATATTATGATGCTTATATTAGATATGGAATAACTCCTGAACAGATAGTACTAGAAACTACTTTTCATGTAGAGCCTAGCAAAATACTTAAGAGATCTGAAGACTTAGCAACAATTTTAAATTTTTTAGATAGATGATAAGATATTTTAAAGATCAGAAAATTAGTAATCTTCTACTTGATATATGTGAGGAACATCATGCAGTATCAAAAGAAGAAGATAGTAATATGGGATACCTGTGGCATATGTTTGCACATGGTACCAAAAAAGGAGACTTCAGACCATTTATTTTTATATCTGAGATGAACTTATTAGTAAAGACAGGATATCTTACTGAAGATGAGAGAAATAATCTAAATGCTATGTTGAATAGTAATGATGATGACAATGCTCACCTTACTGGATACTCTATACTTACATTAAGAGCTAAAAGGATAGAAGAAATGGGTTCATGGACTCCTGAGAATGAAAAATACAAGGATGTTAACTACACTAGGGATATTATTAATCCTGAAATGTTTTTAAAACCTGTAACACCTTATACATTATGAGTGATTTAACATGTATTAAATGTGGAGCTCCGGCTACCAAAAGGTATAGTCCTGATCTAGACATCAAGGGTATAGGAATGTGTGCAGAGCATACAGATGAGATCATGATGGATCTTATGGTTACTCAGTTTGATAAGAAGGGTTGGGAGAAGTTTGAGAAAAAGTATTTAAAACAAAAGAAAAATGAGTGAACAAGAATTAGTTGATTTTGGCTTTGAAAAAGTAGAAATTACAGATGATGATAGTCAAAATGGATATGATTATTATTACTATCAAAAAGAGATGTGCAGCGGCATTATTCTACATAGTACAGACAATGTTGATGTAGAAGATGATCAATGGACTCTGAAAGCATTTGAGATACCTGCAATAGAAATTAAAAGTAAAGATCACTATCTGCATTTTTTAGAAGTAATGAAAAACATAATTTGTTAAACATGCATACAGGAAAATTTATTAAAAAAGATGGTAAACTTGTTTTTGTACATCCCCAAGATAAACTTGCATATGAAATCTTTGTAGAGAAACTAAAAGAGGGTGATAAGGTTGATATGTTTATTGAAGTATCTAATCCTGATCACAGTAAAGCACAACTTGCAAAAGTACATGCTTGTATTAGGGAACTGGCTAAAGAGTCGGGTTATACATTTGAGGAAATGAAACTGGTTGTAAAAGAACATGCCGGTCTAGCCGGCAAGTCTTTTGGGGATTGTAGTAAAAGTGATTTAATGTTAGCTATTGAAGCTTGTATACAAATAGGTAGTGAAAATTATAATATTAATCTTCACTAGATTTTTCTTGTTCTTCTAAGAATTTTTCAGCATCAAAATCTTTTTCATCATAAAGATTATTTTCTTTTGCCTGTTTTTCAATTTCAGCTAAAAGTAAAGTAACTGTGTAAAAAGATCTTTCATTTGGAGTTAATTCTGCATATGGTCTATTAGCTATACTTTTTAATGATTCTTCAGTAGAACCTTTTTCAGTTAAAATAGTAAACAAATCAAAAAGTGTAGCTTTAACCATCAAATAGTAATTTTTATTTACTTTGATCTCAATGATTGCATCATTTTTCATTTCTTGAACTTTGACTGTGCTCATAATATAAATTTTTATCAAAAATAGCAAAAAAATGGAATTAGAAGAAATTAAACAAAAAATGTTTGAAAAGCTTAAACCTAGTGGTTGGGATAGAGTTTTTAAATCTTTTATATTTAGTTCTGATTTTGATACTATACTTACTCAGTTATGGAATCTCAGTCAGTCTGATAGAAGATGGACTCCGCCACTAAAACAAGTATTCAGAGCTTTTGAAGAATGCCCATACAGTAAATTACAAGTTGTATTTATTGGTCAGGATCCGTATCCACAGTTAGGTGTAGCAGATGGTATATCATTTAGTTGCAGCAATACAAATAAATTACAGCCAAGTCTTAAATTTATTCTACAGGAAGTTGATAGAACTGTATATGGTAATCATGTTATAAGTGAAGATTTAGATCTTAAAAGATGGTCTAATCAAGGAATACTTATGCTGAATACTGCTCTTACAGTTGAAGTTGGAAAGATTGGTACTCATTATGATATTTGGCAGAAATTTACAGCATATCTGTTAGACTGGTTGAATAACTACAACCCAGGACTTATTTATGTTTATATGGGTAAGAAAGCTGAAGAATGGTCTGAACTTACTAATGATAATAATTATAAGTTTTATATTAAACATCCTGCTTCTGCTGCTTATTCTGGTGGTAAATGGGATTGTATGGATGTATTTAATAAAATATCTTCTATAGTAGAAACAAACTCTGGAACTTTAATAACTTGGTGATATGACGGAAATATTTAGCAAACTAATTAGAGAAGGACTGACACCAAATTCTTTTTATGTTTTACATTGTATAAAAGAAAAAACTGTTGTTGGAAATTTTGTCAACAAAGCACTTGAGTGCAAAAAGCTGCAAACGGATCAATGGCTTACAGAAAACTTGGAACTTACTTCAAAAAGCATTATCTTTATGACAGAAATTGATGGATATTTTAGGAAAACTAAGAAAAAAACATCAATTAGTATAATGGGTAACAATTTCATTGAAAATATTCAAAAGTACAATGAAATATTTCCAAACAAAAAACTATCTAGTGGCAAATATGCAAGAGTAAACCCTAAAAGTTTAGAAAATGCATTTAGATGGTTTTTTGAAAACTATAATTATACTTGGGAAACAATTTTAAAAGCAACACAAAGATATGTTGATGAATACAGTATCCAAAGATATGACTATATGAGGACTTCACAATATTTTGTAAGGAAACAAAATGTAGACAAAAGTTGGGATTCAGATTTAGCAACTTATTGTGAGTTTTTAAATAGTTCTGAAGACACAGAATTAAATTATTTTAAAGAAATAGTAGATTAACATTATGGCAAATTTATTTAATGGGGCGGCACCTTTGATACCGGTCAGTGAGAGAGATGCTCTCAAAAAAGCTATCTATAAGATTGAAGCTAGAAGAAAAGGACGTTTAAAATCATTGAAAAGTGCATGGCCCAAATTTAATGATGCCTTTTGTGATGGACTAGAGTGGAGAACTATCACCGTTGTGGGTGCTAGGCCTGGTACCGGAAAAACTTTATTCATGGAGCAATTAATTGATGATATCATCAAACTTAATAAAGACCATGAATTTACAGTTCTTAAGTTCCAGTTTGAAATGCTTGATGAAACCAATGGTATCAGAAAGCTGAGTCTAAATACAGGTTATGATTACAATACATTGATGAGTAAGGCAGAACCATTAGATGATGCCGTATTTGATAAGTGTGTTGAACTTTATAAAAACTCCAAGGATAGAGATATTGTTGAAGTTATTTATGATCCATGTACAGTAGATGTAATGTGTGCTACCATTCATAATGAAATGGAGAAGCGGGCAGTAATGGTGAAAGATAAAGATGGCAACACAGTTAAAAAATACACTAACATGCTTGTCACTATAGATCACTCAGCACTATTTAAAGTAGCTAAAGGGCAAGAAAAGGATAAGTTTGAGATGCTCTATGCATTAGGTGAAGCACTCACTTATATGAAGAAACATTATCCCGTAGCATTTGTAGTGTTAAGTCAGTTGAATAGGAATATTGATTCCCCTGACAGACAGAGAGATGGTGAATATGGTAACTATGTATTAGATTCTGATTTATTTGGAGCAGATGCTTTGTTACAACATGCTGATGTTGTATTGGGTATAAATAAACCTTCTATAAGAAAAATAAGACATTATGGTCCTGATAAGTATATTATTGAAGATGATGATATTCTTGTTTTTCATTTCTTAAAATCAAGAAATGGTGTTACTAAGATGAGTTTCTTTAAACTTGATAGAACAAATATGCGGATAATTGAAATAAATCCACCTGCTCAAGCAAAAAGTATAAATACAAAATAAAAATGGACAGAAAACAAAAAGAAAAAGAGTACTTTGCATATCATGCAGATACCTTTAAAAAACTACTTCTTCCCAATCCTTATTTTACTCTAAAAATGGCATTTTTTGAGAAAGGACGTACTGGAAGAAACATTCAACTCTATGAAGGAGAGCTTAAAAAGAATGAAGACATTTACATGGAATTTATTGATGTTATCAGAGATGATAAAGGAAATGAATTAGATTATGTAAGTATGTTTGAAGACAGACCTTTATTCAAGTTTAAAGCTAATCCTTTTTATGCTGAAGAATATGAACTTAGAGAAAGAAGTTCATATTCAGTGTATATTGTGTCAGTAAGTGAGTTATTAGTTGTATTACCTGATGGTAATGAAATCTCTTATGCTCTTTATGAAAAAAGAAAAGAGGAAGAAAAAAGAGAGAAAAACAAACTACCTCAATTACAGAAAACACTTAGTGTATTTCCTGATTTTGAAGAAGAGTTTGCTCCTAAAACAGAAGTAGAACTTGACATTCAAAATAATGAAATTGCAGATGCACCATTATCTGAAATGACAATTTTAGATTTTGCATCTATAATGCTGATGAAACCAGTAAGTGCAAAGCCTTGGTTAAATGATCTGATTAAACAAACAAAAAGTGAGATATGAGTATAGTACTTCCAACTAAAAAAGTAAAAGCAGAAAGAGTAAATCCTAAAAGAATTGTAATCTATTCTAAACCTAAAACAGGTAAAACAACTGCATATGCGGGACTTGAAGACAATCTAATATTAGATTTGGAAAATGGTACTGAGTATGTAGAAGCTTTAAAAGTAAAAATTACTAATCTTCAAGAACTTTTAGAAGCAGGTAAAGCTATCAAAGAAGCAGGCAAGCCTTATAAGTTTATTACTGTAGATACTGTAACTGCATTAGAAGAGATGATTATGCCTTTGGCTGTTAAACTTTATAGAGCAACACCAATGGGTAAAAACTTTGATGGTGATACTGTAATTACATTACCAAATGGTGCAGGATATTTATATATTCGTCAAGCATTCTTTCAAGTTTTAGATTTTATTGATACATTAGCACCCACAATTATTTTATCTGGTCACATTAAAGACAAACAGGTAGATGATAAAGGGGAGATGGTAATGTCTGCAAACATTGATTTGACAGGTAAAATAAAAACTCTAATTTGTGCTAATGCAGATGCCATTGGGTATATGTATAGAAAAGGTAACAAAACTATTTTGTCTTTTAAGACTAATGAAGAGGTTACTTGTGGTGCAAGACCAGAGCATTTACGTAATGAAGAGATAGTAGTTACAGAACTGATTGATGGGGAATTAAAAACCTCATGGGAAAAAGTATTCATTTAATAATTAAAAAATAAAAAACAATGGGATTAAGTACAACAGATTTGGGTGCAGGAAGTAGCAGCTCATCTTTACCAAAAACAATTGCTCCAGGCAATCATGTATTAAAAATTAATAGCATAGAGCTAGAAGATTTTAGATTTATTGAAGGAGCTAAACATTTGATTCTTCATGTAGAAACTGAACCAATAGAAGGTTTTGAAGGATTTATGTTAGATAAAGACAATCCAGAAGCTGGTCACTATGCCGGTCAAATAGGTAGAATCAAAGCAAGTCAGTATGCATATTCAGATGGTGAAACTAAGTCTGGCATTAAAATTCAGAGAGATAGATCAATTCTAATTTTTCTACAGAGTTTGTCTAAAACTCTTGGAATAAATGATTGGTTTATTGAGCAAGATGGTCAACATGAAACTATTGAAGATTTTGTTGTAGCATTTAGCAAAAATGCTCCATTCAAAGATAAGTATCTTGAATTTTGTGTAGCAGGTAAAGAATATCTTAACAAGAATGACTATACTAACTATGACATGTGGCTTCCTAAAGCAGAAAATAAAAAATATAGTTTTGGTGAAGTTGAAGGTGGTAAAGTTATTCCTTATGATGAAACTAAGCATCTTAAAAAATTAGAAGTTAAGGATGTAAATAAATTTGGTGATGATGATGATTTTTCATCTCCAAGTAATCTTTCTACTGATTTCAATCTAGACTAGTTATTGTAACAATAATAGGGGGAATTCAGTTCCCCCTATTTTTATTTTATAGAGATGCTATCTACTAAAAACTTAATAGCCAGATTAGAAGATATACCCAAAGAATGGGTTTTTGAGTTTTATCTGGGTCTTACTGAAAAACTTACTGGACAGAGTCTCAAGATCAAATCTATTTTTAATAGTTCTGATAAAGTACCGTCTATGTATATCTATGTAGATAATAAGAACACTTACAAGTATAAGGATTTTTCCTCCGGACATGGTGGTGATGCATTAGATCTTGTAAAAAACTTATTTAATCTTCCTGAAAGGAATAGAGCCTCTTTTAAAATTATTGATGATTATAATGACTATATAAAAACTCATGAGCCACCTCCTATTGTAAGCATAAAACCACATAGTAAATTCAGAGTTTTTGATTATGAGATTAGACATTGGAATAACTTAGATCAAAATTATTGGAGTGGTTTTGGAATTGGATCAAAAATGCTTGAGTTTTATAATGTAGCTCCGTTATCATTTTATGAAATGGCAAAAGAAGATAATTTAGGAATACAAAGTACTATGAGAATTTCAAATAACTATATCTATGGTTATTTTAAAAAAGACGGAACCTTGTATAAAATATATCAGCCTAAGATAAAAGATAATAAGTTTATTAAAGTTCAAGATTATGTCCAAGGTAGTGAGCAACTTAGAGGAGATAAGAAATTTCTTATAATTACTTCATCATTAAAAGATCTAATGGCATTTACAAAGCTAAAAATTACTGATGCTGAATCAATTGCTCCAGACAGTGAAAATTCAATGATTCATCCTAATTATATGCAAAAAGCAATTAAGCATTATAAGAAAGTATTTGTTTTATTTGACAATGATGATCCAGGTAAAATGTCTGCAGAAAAATATAAGAAAACTTATGGAGTAGAATCAATCAATCTCCCTATGGAGAAAGATCTATCTGATTCAGTAAAACTCCATGGTGTAGATGCTGTAAGAAAAGTATTACTACCTTTATTAAAACAAGCATTATGAGTTTAGAAAGAACAATGAATGACCTTGAAGAGCATATTGACTATGCTAGTAGTTTTTTTGGAGATCTAAGACATAAAATTGAGATAGAGTTAAAGGACCTCAATGAAGAAATAGCTGAACTTAAAGATGAGATATCTACACTTGAAGCACAAAATATACTTCTTGAAGAACAGTTAGAAGATCTTAAAAAAGAAAATACTATGTTTCAACTTGAGTTAGCTGAAATAACAATCCATTACTTACACCATAAAGGTGAAAATGAAGTTTTTAAAAGTAAATTAATACACATGCAACGTGAGCTGGATTTATCAAGGAAAAGAATTTAATGAAGGTGACATACCTCAAGGAGGTGTAGGATTTATTTATATTATGACTGCTATCATAGATGGTAAGTCTGTTGCATACATTGGTAAGAAGAACTTCTTTGCCAATATTAAAAGACCTCTAGGTAAAAAAGCTCTAGCAATGTCCACAGACAAGAGACTTAAAAAGTACAAAAGGGAGCTTAAGCCAGACTTCATGAATTATTACAGCAGTAATAAAGTTTTAAAGGAAGCTCACAAAGCTGGAATACCAATCAAAAGAGAAATTCTTGTCATTTGTTCTACTCAGATGGAGCTGACATATCAAGAAGTAAAGCACCAATTTCAATATGAAGTGCTTGAGAAAGATGAGTTTTTAAACGGGAACATTCTAGGAAGGTTCTACAAAACAAAGTAATTATGAAAAAACTATTTATTTGTCTTGGCTTAGTAGCCTTGACTCTAACAGCATGTACTGAAAATTCAAGAGTAAAAGCTTGGGGTGGTGAAGGAACAATTGATCTACCTAAAGGAAGAAAGTTAGTAAATGTAACTTGGAAAGAAGCAGAAATTTGGTATTTAACAAGACCAATGGATTCTAATGATGTAGCTGAAACATATAGATTTCAAGAGCAATCATCGTGGGGTATGATTGAAGGTGTGTATAACATTGTAGAAAGCAAATAATCATGACAGAGGTAGAACTAACAACAGTCTTATTCAAATTGGCTGATTTAGGTATTACAGGTGTTAAAGTAAAATATGATGGTGGAGGAGACTCCGGTGCCATAGAATGGATTGGTATTACAAAACAATCATGTGAAACTCCAGAAGAAGTATGTGATAGAGTAAATGATTGGGAAACTGAATCTAACTTAGCAAATGTTGATGGAGGTTTATATAGTGAAATTGAAAATTTTGCAGATGAGATTCTTAGTGATATAGAAGACTGGTGGAATAATGAAGGTGGTTATGGAGATTTGTGTATATGTATTCCTTCTGGAAAGTATGTTATAAATAATCATGTAAGAATTACTGAAACTGAAGATTTCTTTCATGATGGAGATTTATTAAGTAAAACAGAAGAATAATGGAAGATTTTGAAAGATGGTTAATAGATGAAGTTGAAACTCAGACATTAACAGATGAATTAAAAGATGAAATACTTGAAAAAGTAAAATTTGCACTTGAAGATGCTTATGGTGAAGGATATCATGATGCTAAAGAAAGTATATTGAATCATATAAATAACATGTAATGAATAAAGAAAAATTTATTACTGGTAAAAATTTACAAGAAAACATTGATAAATTTATTAGGAGAAAAAGAGGACTTGAAGAAGCTCTTAAATCATGTTTTACATCAGTAACAGTACAATACTCAGCAGGTGCTTTTGGAAGAAAAAGTGAAGTTTCTTTATATGATAAAGAAGGTATAAAAGATCTTATTAAAAGAGAGCTTGACAGTGTTACAATAGCTTTAGCTGATTTAGAAGAAGAATTTAAAAATCTTTAGTATGGCACATCCTTGGCAACATGCAAAGTCCTCAGCTAAAAAGTTTGGAGGTTGTCCTACTGACTATTTAGAAATCCATCAATGGTTTGATGAAACTAAAGCTTGGATTGGACACAGTATGCATAGAATGTTCAGACACCACAGTGAAGGTATATTTGAATGTGAAAAAAGATTTGGTATGACTATTACCAACTCTGACGGTAAAGATGTATATGTAAGATATGTTGGAGAACAGCATGTCAAAGAGGATTGCAATAATTATATTCCTACTGCAAAAGAATGGGCTGATATGATTGCAAGTGGTAAACCACAAGAGTGGGCATTAAAAACTTTAAAAATTGAAGACTGATGGCAAAAATGATTTTTGACAAAGAAGAAACAAGAAATTTATTAAACATGTTACAATCCTCTGATAGAGAGAATCATATTGTAGCATTTCAGGCATTGAAGAATGTTGATGTAGATAAATACATAGGAGAGTTACTTGTAATGTACAAGTTCTCTGGTGTACCAAAATCTGACTGGTCTGAAGCTGGGAAGAAAATACACAGTAAATTAGTGAGTATAGTTGGAGAAAGTAATCTTAGTAGTCCAAGAACTCTTAGTCTTATTACAGCTCAGAGGGGCTCTAAGACTTCAGTAGAGTTGTTTATGGAATATTTTGTCAGAGATATGACAAGTATGTTGGAGCAAATTGGGTACCCAACAGATAGTTTTGAAATAAACATTAAACTAAAAGACAATGGACAAACAACAGAGTCTAAGTAAAACAGGTAAAGAACTAATGTTGAAAGAGCCCTATTATGGGTTCTTTCTCATTATGTTGAATAAGTTATGGGATAGCAGAAGAGTTCCTACAGCTGGTGTTAGTAAGAATGGTATTAATTATCAGCTTACTATTAATCCGGAGTTTTGGGAAGGTCTTAGTGAAGATCACAGACTTGGTTTATTGAAGCATGAGTTACTTCATATTGCTTTTGGACATCTTACAACATTCTTTAAGTTTACTGATAAGAAGCTAGCCAATGTTGCAATGGACATGGAAATCAATCAGTATATTGATAGAAACTGGTTGCCTGGCGGGGAGTATACCAAAGAAGAAGTTGATGCTATTAAAGAACAAGTAAAGCTTGAAATTCTTGAAGCAAGAGAAAGAGATGCTCCATTAGATGAAATTATGGAGATTGCAAGAAAGATTCCTCCTAGAGGTATCATGATTGAAGACTATGCTGATCTTAATCTTGATTTAAAAGCCGGTGCCAGATATTATTATGACAAACTTAAGGAACTTAAGGATGAAAAAGATAAGAATGGTACTTGTGGTAATCAAGCAATGGATGATCTCTTAGATGACATTGAAGAAGGAGATGTTCCTGATCATAGTACATGGGAAGACTTTGAAAATCTTACTGAGGCAGAACAGAAATTGATTGATAAGCAGTTACAAAAAGTTCTTACTGATGCTAAAGAGCAAACTATCAAGAAAAGAGGTACTGTTCCCGGGGAAATTGAAGGAGTTATTATTGTAGAAGAAGTAGTTCCACCTAAATTTGATTGGAGAGGCTTTATTAGAAGATTTACTGGTGTAAGTACAAAAGTATTCACCAAGAAAATTAGGAGAAAAGAGAACCGCAGATTTGAAGCAAATCCTGGTCTTAAAGTAAAAATGAGGCAACATATGTTGTTGGCTATAGATACTTCAGGATCTGTTAGTGATGCTGAACTTAAAGAGTTCATGAGTGAAATCTACCATATTTATAAATGTGGTGTTGATATTACTATTGTGCAGTGTGATACAAGAATCAATTCAATTGAACCTTACAAAGGTAAATTTGAAATGAATGTGAGAGGAAGAGGTGGGACTGAATTTGATCCCGTCCTAGAATATTTTAATGAAAACCTGAAGAAATATACAAGCCTGGTGTATTTTACTGATGGTGAATGTTATACAAGTGTAAGACCAAAAGGAAATGTTCTTTGGGTCTTGTCCGAGAGATCAAGCATGAATGATAGATTGCCAGGTAAAGTAATTAAGTTAGAACTATAAAAAAAAGAGTATGAGCCAAGTACAATTAAATGTTGATGAGTTAAAGAATTTCATTAAACACATGGTTAAGAATAACCAACACATTCAGTCTGAAGGAAAAGTTCCTGTGGCTATTAATATTGAAGGTGATGCCGGTTTGGGTAAAACTTCTGCTATCATGCAGTTAGGTAAAGAATTACAAATGGATGTTGTAAAGCTTAATTTATCTCAGTTAGAAGAATTAGGTGACTTGGTTGGGTTTCCTGTAAAAGAATTTCAAATACAAAATGCTGAGGGTAAAACTAAATGGATTGGTGAAGCACAAGTAAATGCAGCACTACATAAAGGTTTTAAAGTGGTAGATAAAAGGATGTCACATGCTGCTCCTGAGTGGATTCAGGGTAAAGGTGAAGGTGGTTTCTTGATTCTTGATGATTATACCAGAGCTGATGCAAGATTTATGCAAGCAACTATGGAGATTCTAGATAGACAAGAATATGTTTCTTGGAAGTTACCAAAGAACTGGCATGTACTTTTGACTACTAATCCAGACAATGGAGATTACAATGTAACTTCTCTGGATGTTGCTCAGAAGACTAGATTTATCTCTGTTGAGTTGAAATATGATGCTGATGTATGGGCTAAGTGGGCAGAGAAAGCAAACATAGATGGTAGATGTATTAACTTTATGTTGATGCACCCAGAGTTGGTAACTCAAAGAGTTAATCCAAGATCTATTACTACTTTCTTCAATGCTATTAGTTCTGTACCTAAGTTTGAAGATGATCTTCCATTGATTCAAATGATTGGTGAGGGTTCTGTTGGTGTAGATTTTAGTTCAATGTTTACTATGTTCATTAATAACAAACTAGATAGAATAATCAGTCCTGCAGATATCTTGACTAAAGATGAGCAGTATGTAATGAATTCCTTGACTAATGCAGTTGGTAAAGATGATGATTTCCGTGCTGATATCTCTAGTGTAATTGCAACAAGGATAATCAATTATTCATTAACACTTGCAGATAAAGGATCCATTGCTAAACCTATTATTGATAGGATAGCTAAACTTACTACAGACTGTGAAGCATTCACTAATGACCTTAGATATTACATGGTCAAAGAGATTGTTAATGGAAACAAAGTTAAGTTCAGTCAATTGATGATGAATCCAGACGTGGTGAAGATGGCTGTCAAGTAATTGAAACATAAAGGGTTTTCCCCTTTTAATTTAACATACTTATAATTAAAAACAAACATAGGGGGAGATAAAACTCCCCTTATTAAACTTAAGACAATGAAAAATTATTTGTTTTTTGAAATTGAAGCTACTGCCTCAGAAGTTATTATGAAAGTTGATACAACTTTTGGTACTGAAGATAACAATCAATCTGGTTTTGTAATTTCAAATGATAACTATGTCCCTACTAAAGGAGACAAATTGTATTTTCTACCTGGAGTAAATATTCCCCGGGTAAAAATGAAGGATTTAACTATGGAACATGGTATTAAATCTGTCAGAAACATAGATGATGCAACACACATATTTGCTGGTAGAAGTACCACACACAAAATAACAAGTAATAATTGGTATTACAGAATGTCAACTGATCATTTTAAACAGATGTTTGAGATAGTAAAACAGTTTATGGATGATTATTATATTCAAAATGTGGAGACAGCACTAGAATTTTATCAAGAAGAGTGTGTGTATATGGATTATAGTTCTTCTAGTGAAATTAGAAATGAATATCCATTTCTTGAAGCAAGAAAGATTGAAGGTCTTGTAGCATCTATCAATAACTCTAGGACATTCTATGCAGTTGATGATACTTATAGGGATTATTTTCCTGCAGTTACTACTCTTACAATTTATGATGAGGCTGAATTATTAAAGTATATTAATGGTCCTGATGCAGTTATCATAGATTCAGTAATGTTTGAGCAGTTATCTGACATGTTTAAGAGCTCAGATAATGATAATCATATTCTAGCAATGGAGATAATGGCTAATTCTAACTATATAGATAGCTTACTCTACCTAGAAATGTTATTTAAAGAATATTCTGGTGAAATGAACAGTTGTCATACTAAAAAGCATGTTAATTTTAAGTCTTTACTAGGATATCTAAATAAAGATAGTTACATGAGTACAAACATAGATGACATAATGAAATCTCTAATTGACAAGGGTGTTCTTGATACAGAGAAAATAAACATCATTATGGAAAAATATGGTGATCAGATTGGGAAACATGGTGACTCTACTTTCTTTAAAGTAAAAACCGTGACAGTTAATCCAGAAACACTGGCTTTGTTGAATGCAAACTATGTATATAACAAACTAGAAGACTTTGTACCAGAGGGTCAAGTTGAAGAAGAGGTTATTGAATTACATGCTAATTTAGAGGACCTAAATTCAATACCAGGGGTTGCGGGGGTGGCTGATGACATTATGGATGATGTTGTAAGTCTAGAATTCTCTGATGGAGACATAGCAACTGCATTTGGTAGAATTGATAGAAATGAACTTAAGTCAGAGTTAATAGAATTAGAACAGTCAGAAAATGTTTCCGAATCTGAAACAAATAAAACTCTAGAGGACCCTGAAGAAGAATTAAATAACAATCAAACAGAAGAGACAAATGACACAGATGACTTTGAATGGTTCTGATGAACTAGAGAGATTTTACAAAAAGAAGTTTTACTTCAGTTACAGTGGGTTGAATAAGTTACTTTATTCACCTGCTGCTTTTTACAATCATTATGTGCTCAACCAGCGGGAAGACAGTAAGGATGCTCACCTTGTAGGAGGGAGCGTCCTACACTGTCTCTTGTTTGAACCAGATGCATATAATGACAAGTTTATAACCATGCCGGGTAAATTTCCTACAGATAGCCAAAGAAAAATTATTGATAATATTTTTAGAATTCACTGTAGTATTGGAAATAATTCATTACTTTTGGAAGACTACTCACCAGATATACTCACACAACTACTTACAGCAAATCTTTATCAGGCACTTAAAACAGATGCTCAAAGATTGGAAAAGATTCTCACTGAAGAGAACAAGGAGTATTTTGAATTCCTCAAAGCAAGTTTAGACAAAACAGTGGTAGATCAACCTACTTTGGATGGCTGCAAAGCACAGGTAGAGATACTAAAAAGTAACAAAGACATCAGAGCTTTATTACAGCTAGACAAAACTGAGGAAGATGATCACATTGAAGTGTTTAATGAGTTGTACATTAAAATGGATCATGACAGATTACCTTTTGGCCTTCATGGGTTTCTTGACAATGTAGTTATTGATAAAAGTAGTAAAACAATCTTTGTCAATGACTTAAAGACAACTGGTAAGTCTATTCAGGATTTTCCTGAAGCTGTGGAATACTACAAATATTGGATACAAGCTGTTATATATTTTGTACTAGCTGCAGAAAAGTTCTTGAAAGATGAGCCAGACAGACACCAATGGAGAGTACAAGTTACTTTTATTGTAATTGATAAATATAATTTAGTGTATCCATTTCAAGTGTCACAAGAATCTATGTCACAATGGAGAAAAGATTTTAGAGATATTCTTAATATTGCTAGTTGGCATTATGAGAATAAGAACTTTAGTCTACCATATGACCTAGCAGTTGGTAACATAAAATTGTAGAACTTATGGTAATTGATGCGCTTTATAAGAAGTACTTTCAGAAGTCCAAGATATTTTTATATCCGCTCTTGGGCATTAAAAGAGGAACAAGTGTAATTCCAAGAGAGACTTATTTGTCTTGGAATGAAAAAGTTAACTCTGAGGATATGAAACTAGTATGTATTTATACACCTAGAACAGATTTAGAATATTTACAATTTGAAAAAAATGTTCTTCTCCAACATAATAGATTGGTAGATTTTGTAAAGGTGGATGATGAAAATCTAGTTGTAGTATTTAATTTTTCTGATTTAGAGGATGATTGGATGAATTTTATAAATGGAAAATACAGTAAAATTAATATTAAAACAAAGCGCAAAATTTTAGAATTTTTTGATAAGAGAAGTGGCAACTATGCCTATGTAGAGAGTTATTTGTTTCCTGAAAAACATTTTGAAACATATGCAAGAATTCTTCAAGTAGACATTGATATGCTCCAATCTGTTGGTGAATTATGTGATAAACCAGACTTAAATAAAGAAATGTTAGTTATTGAGGTTGCAGATTTGGAAAACATTAAAATTATTAAATAACTTTGTCAAATTAAAACCAACAAAAAATGAGTGAAAAATCAATGATGCTTGTTGAAGCCACATGGCAAGACAAGAAAACTTTTAGATTGATTCCTGTAGTAGAATCATGTCCCTATGTAGAATGTATTTTTGATCCGGAGACTAAAGTCTTTGTGGTGATTTCAAAAATTAGAAAAACTTCTTTACACATGTTACCTAAGCTTGATGATTATGGTCAACCTATTGCAGGAGCCAAAGGTATGAAGCAAGAGAGACATAAAATAGAAGTGTTTCAAGAATTCTATGTAGAAGATGCTACTGCAATTGAAGAATTAATCAAACTTGTAAGTGTTAATCCAAAGTTTGATTACAAGAAGTTTATGATCCCAGCTGCAACTGAGGCATAAATGATTGGAGCCTGAATGAAAAGAGGGTGGGTACCAAGCACCCTCTTTTTTTTATTAACTTAAACGGGGGAACAGCTTAACTGAACACAATTATTATGGGAGATATGCCATATGGACAATGTAAATATTGTCACCAAATAGGTCCATTAAGAATTACCTATTTCAGCTTTCCAATTAAATGTGAGTGTTGTAGTTCAAATCATTCAGAAAGGATTGAACACTGCAGTGAATGTGAAGCTAAAATGCCTACTGAAACAAAAGTATGGCTCAACACTAAAAAATTACAAGATCCTATTCACGAAGGTTTATTTACAGCACTACCATGAGAACACATTGGGTAATGGACTATGAAACTCTTAGTAATTGTTTCATAGGAGTATTTGAAGACATAAAATCTGAAGAACAGAGAATATTTGTCTGTCACAAATCAAGAAATGATATAGAAGACTTGGTCTTATTTCTAAAGAGTAATTCACTTAACAATGAATGGCATGTTAGTTTTAATGGTCTGAGCTTTGACAGTCAGATTACTGAACATATCATCCGGAATAGTGAAACACTGATGATGCATGACGGGGAGACTGTTGCAAAGTTTTTATATAATAGAGCACAAGAAACTATTAATAGACAAAGTAATGGAGAATTTGCAGAGTTTTCTGCCCGGGATATGCATATAAACCAGGTAGATGTATTCAAGCTTAACCATTGGGATAATCCAGCTAAGAGAAGTTCATTAAAGTGGATTCAGTATACTATGGACTGGAAGAACATAATTGATATGCCCATCCATCACTCTACTGAGATAACTCAAGAACAGATTCCAGATATTATTAAATATTGTATTAATGATGTCAAGTCTACTAAAGCAATTATGTTTCTTAGTAAAGAACAGATTGAACTTAGAAGAAAATTGACTGAAGAATATAGTATTAATTTATTCTCAGCTTCTGAGCCAAGAATTGCAAAAGAATTATTTCTACATTTCTTGAGTAAAAAGTCGGGAATTAAAAAATATGATTTGAGAAATATGAGAACTCATAGAAATCAGATCATATTTAAGGATATCATTCTTCCTTATATTAGTTTTGAGACAGCTACATTTCAAAGACTTTTAGCAAAATTTCAAGAAGTAGTTCTCTATCCTGGAGAAACTAAAGGTAGTTTTAAGTATTCTGTACAATACAAAGGAGTAAAGACTGATTACGGTCTTGGTGGTATGCATGGTGCTAGAGCTAGTAAAGTATACAACTCTAATGCTGATATGGTTATCATGACTTCAGATGTTGTTAGTTATTATCCTAATCTAGCTATTAGAAATGGTTGGGCTCCGGCACATTTACCTAAAGTAGAATTCTGTGAACAGTATGAATGGTTCTTTGATGAAAGAAGAATAATACCTAAGAGTGATCCAAGAAACTATGTCTATAAGATTATTCTAAACTCAACCTATGGGTTAAGTAATGATGAGAATAGTTTCCTATATGACCCGCAGTTTACAATGAGTATTACTATTAATGGTCAGCTAAGTTTGACTATGTTGTATGAGATGATTTGTGAAGGTATACCAGGTGCAATACCATTAATGCAAAACACAGATGGTCTTGAGACTATGATTCCTAGAGAATATGTAGACAAATACATGGAGATTTGTAAAATATGGGAGAAGATGACTAGTCTTGAGTTGGAACACAACACTTATTCTAAACTTGTACTAGGTGATGTAAATAATTATATTGCTGTGGACGAGAAAGGTAAGTCTAAATGTAAAGGTAGATTTGAATATGATAATCTAGCTCTTCATAAAAACAAAAGTTTCTTGATTATTCCTAAAGCAGTACATGCATACTTTGTAGAGGGAAAAGATCCGGAAGAGTTTATTAAATCTCACACAAATATATTTGATTTTTGTGGTGGTGTTAAGATTAAAGGTGATTGGAGATTTGAAGAACGCTTATTGGAAGATGGAGTATATAAAGAAAAACCTTTACAGCATACTATTAGATACTATGTATCCAAGACAGGTAGTAAAATTATGAAGAGGAATAATTCAGATGGTAGAGATATACAAGTAGAAGCCGGTAAGTGGCTCCAGACATTGTATATTGACCATGAAGAAAAGCCAATTTCTGATTATAATATTAATTATGATTACTATGTAAATAAAGTAAGGAAAGAGATAGAATCTCTTGACCCTAGTACAAATCAATTAAGTTTATTTTAATATGCCAAAGAAAATACAGAACACAACAAAAGCAAACTTAATAAGTGTAGCACTACCAACACATGGTGCCACTTATACTGTGATCACTCACCAGTTTGTAATTGATTATGCTTATCAAGCCCTTGCTAATGCAGGGTTTGGTATTGTAGATGAGGAGTACAGATGTACTGCTGACGGACAAATTGCTCAGGGAATTTATAAGTTAAATTTTAATAATGACCCGGAGTTGTCTATGATGTTTGCCTGGACAAACAGTTATAATAAACAAGTAAAGTTTAAATGTGTAGTTGGTGCTTACATAAATCAAACAGGATCTGTAATGATTTCTGGAGAAGTTGGTTCATGGGTTAGAAAGCACACTGGTTCTGCAGATACTGAAACAAAAGATACAATTGATTCTTACATTGCAAATGCTCATATGTATTATACTCAATTGTGTTCTGACAAAGCTACTATGGAAACTGTTATGCTTAATAAAAGAAAACAGTCTCAGTTACTAGGAGTATTGTTTGCAGAGTATGAGATTCTTACTACTGAGCAAGCTAGTATGATTAGAGATCAGATGAAAAGACCACAACATGTATTTGCAAGTAGTGATAGTTTATGGGCATTCTATAACTATGTGACTAATGCATTGCAGTTATCTCATCCAAAAACTTGGATGGAAGACCAAAGAATTCTTCATTATTTTATCTCTACTATCGGAAACTTTCAGCAGTGCAGTACACCTGCACAGGTAGTTCAACCTATTAACACTGTTAGTGCACCTGTAGAAGATCCATTAGTATCTAATTATGGAGAACCTGAGAACCAAACAAATCTTCTTGTACAGATTGCTGAAGAAACAGGTGATGATTCTGTATTGCAAGCCCAATATCCTCTTACACCAAATGATGCATTTCAACCGGTGCAAGAAGAGGTAGAAAATGAAGAGGTTTTGCACCAGTCTGAAGAAGTAGTTGAAGATGTTGTTGAAGACATAGAAGTTCCATTTGATATTGATGAGGATGATGATGCTGTGTTAGATTCATTACTAGTTCCAATAGAAAAACCGGATACACATGAAGATGTTATGGAAATTAGTCCCGAAAATTCTGAGGACATTTTTCCCCAAGATGAAACTGTAGTTTATACAGATCCTATTGGTAATGTATTTCAGGCTCCTGTTGTAATTGATACAATTGAACTTAATGAAAATACTAAAATGGCAGTAGTTATTGAAGAAAATTCAAACAATTCATTTGATGATGATTTTGATTTGAATTTTGATGAAAATGAATCTGAAGATAATAATATTTCAGATTTCTTTTGATATCCTTAGCATAATAAGGATTATTGGTTAACAATTAAGGGGGTAGCTTTCAGCTATCCCCTTTTTTTTTTAAATTTGAATATGGAAAAACAATTAAAAGCAGTGGCAGAGTTCCACAAAGCATTTGGTCAAAAAGATGGTAAATGGCCACAATTATTATCTAATGCAGAGTATGATTTAAGACATACCCTAATGAAAGAAGAGAATGATGAATACCTTGAAGCATGTTATAATAAATCTTTAGTGGAGATTGCTGATGCTCTAGGTGATCAGTTGTATATTCTATGTGGTACTATTCTTAAACATGGTATGCAACATATTATAGAAGATGTATTCAATGAAATACAATCTAGTAATATGAGTAAGTTAGGTGATGATGGTAAACCTCTACTTAGAGAAGATGGAAAGATTCTTAAAGGGCCCGGATATTACCGTCCAGACATTAGTAAGTTTATTAAAGTTGACACAGATGCATCCAGTGACATTTAGAAAGAAAATGATTGAAGCTTACATGGCCGGGGCTGAAGCTATGGCAAGTGGAGATATTGATGAACCAAATAAAAAAGATGCCAGAGACTGGTATGATAATGAGTATGGTGTATTAGACACTGATGAGGTTTGTGACTGCTGTGAAGATGAAGATGGAGACTCTTAAGTGCTTTCAATGTGGTGTAGATAAACCACTAGAAAAATATAAAGATAACACTAGAAAATATCAGATAAAAAACTACAAGGGTAAATGCATGGTTTGTAAAGCATGCTCTTTTCACAATGCACTAGATAAACTATCTGCAGTAAGATTTGATTTTGAAGAGAATAAGTTTAAGGTAATAAACTTTAATAACAAGTATGAAGTCTTAGACTTCTTTGACAATGAAGGAGGTGAATTATGATGTGGTATGTACTTGAAAATCAACATTGGAAAGATTCATTTGCAGAACAAGTAATAAAAAGAGGTTGGGGAAATGGGTATGTTGCAGTACCACCTAGCCATTGTCTATATGGAAAGGGTGAAAATTCTTATAGCATCAGTAGCAAAATAAAGGTTCATGGTGGATTAACTTATTCTCAACATGGAGATGGAGACTATGCACCAAAAGACTGGTGGGTATTTGGATTTGATACTTCTCATTTTGGAGACAACTTACAAAGATGGTCAAAAGAAGATGTAGAAGAAGAAACAAAGGAACTGTTTATACAGTTGTTAGAAGTAGAATGGGGAGAGCTATAATGGCTCTCCCCTTTTTTTTCTATCTCCCTTGTGCTCTGTAACCTTTTTTGTAATTCCTTGACTTCTTAGATTTAGAAGTTTTGGTTTTAGCATGTATACCAGGTCTAGAAACCTTTGGTTTAATGTATGCTTTTACTGTTGTTGTTGCCTTTGCCATATTATTTATTATTTGATTTTACCTGCATTTTCTAGACCTTCTATAGCTTTATCTACCTGACCACTAGACCCTGTAACACCAACTGTTTTAAGTAAATGTCCTATAACTTTTGGTCTACCTTTTTGCTCCCACCAGTACTCACCTTCTTTTCTACTATAGAATGCTTTTTCACTTCCTACAAGTAATCTACCAAGATCTTGATAGATTTTTGCATATAGGCTTATTGTATTTCCAAATGCTGAAGTAGTTGTACTTGCCATTTTGATATAATCATCACCACCAAGATTTACTCCAGCAAGTGACGGTAATGGTACAAATGCTGAGGTTTCCATTTGAGTACCCAAAAGTAAAAGTAGTGTATGATTTTGTATAAAACCAAAAGTTTTAAAGTCATCTGTACCTAAAGCTCCTGATCTCTCTCTCATTTTTTCAAACCTATCTTTATCATCAGGATCATAACCAAATACCATTGATGCTAACAAAGCAAAAGTTATAATTGCTAATGATTCACTTAATGCTCTTATCATATCAGCTTTTTGCTGCTCATCCATATAGGCCCAGTATTTACCTTTACTAGTAACTAATTCTTTCATGCCGAGATATGCATTAAGATAAAAACCTATAGTAGGTTTACCGGTCATCCAATCATATCTTTTTTGAAATTTAGGTTTCCAAAACTTACCATTTTCAATTTCAACTCTAGCTCCCCATCTGTTAGTAAGCATAGGAATAAACCATTTTCTCATGAAAGTAAACATTCTAAATGGTAGATATAAGTTACCTTCTGCTTGAGCAAAGTCATCATAAGCACCATATAATCTATGAGAGACACCTTGAAATTTATTTCTAAATTGTTTGAATTTTTCTGATTTAGCAATTATAATTTCTTGACCTGCTTCAAATTCTATAGCATTAACTACTTTATTTCTAGTTTTTAATTCTTCAACAGTGACACCATAAGTCTTTGCTATATCTTCTAAAGTTTCACCTTGGATGTAGGTATGATAGATTGTTTTATTACTCCATGCCGGATCTACACCCGGTAATAACTCAGCTATTCCAGTATCCTTATTAAGTTGCCAAGCATCTTTATAATTAATTGTAATTGTTTTACCATTAGAAAGTTTTTGCTCTACTTTTTGACCATTAAGAAAGCCTCCGAAAAGTTGTAGTGTTGCCTCCATTTCTAAGTTCTTTCTAACACTCATCATCCACTCACCATTCATCATGTCTTTTACAAAGTTTCTAGAAACAGATCTACCAAAATCATCTTTGAATTTAAATGCTGAGTCAAACATTTCAATCAATTGTGATGATAATGCAGGAACACCTTTAGTGTAAATACTATTAGCAGACCATTCAAGCATACTTTGTGCAGCCCATATTCTAGCTTTAGCTAAATCTTTTACTGATACATTTTCTCCACCGGCAGCTTCAATCATGTTCTGTACTATCTGTCCATATCTGTTTTTTAAGTCAGAAGGAATATTTATAGCAAGAGATGCTCTTGATGATATCTTTTGTATTAGACCAACAAATTTATCTAGATAGACAGAACTACCTTGACCACTATACTGTACACCATGATATTCTCTATCTATTAAAGATCTAATCTGACCAGCTCTATTATTAGCGGCTCCTTTTAATACACTTTGTACAAGCTTACCATTTATTTTCTTAATGTTCTTACTATATGTATTAGGGTTCTTAGGTGCATTCTTAGGATCTTCCAATGTTTCTAGTATAGAGTTAACTAGAGGTAAAGATTGTAATAACTGACTTTGATTCTCTAATGAAAGCAAATACTTAAACATACCTCTAATAATATCAGGATCTGTATTATTAATTTCCATATTATAAGTACCAGTTACTGGGATATATGATATCTCCTCAGCATTTAAATCAGTATTTACTAATCTGTATTCTTCAAGATTATTATCTCTCTGATAGTTATGTTCATTTTCTACCTCATCTACAGATTCTGCAAAAGTATCTTTTAAATATTGAACAAATCCCGCTCCTATTTGAGATACTCTTTCTTTTGAATTACCACCTCTTATTCTTGATAAAGTGTCTCTGAGAACATATCTAGGAACATCAAGATATAATTTAGAATTATTAGACTTATCTTCTTGAAATGATAAATGTGCTTCTTTAAGAAATTCTAATAATTTAAATCTAGGATCATTAGGTTGATTCATTAATCTCAAGTAGTCTTGATTCATGAATTTACCACTTTTAGCAGAATTTTTTGTTCCCGGTTCATACATTCTTGGTAAAAACTGACCCTTATTATCAATATGAGTTCCTACTTCCAGTACTACTTCTTCTGTTGATGGATTATAACCAGTTCTATACTTATCTTTTATTCTATATATAGAATGCCTTGCATTAGGAACACCATTAAAAGTTTCTGTTTTACCAGTCATTTCATTATAGAGTTCTACTGTTTTGTAATACTCCGGATTTTTAGGAACAGAAATTGAATTTACCATAGATCTTTCCCATTTGATTTCCATCTTACGGGTCTTTCTATTTTTTACCTTTCTATATACATGATTATTTTTAAACCATTCAGAAATTTTTGCATCTTCAGCTAATAGGTTCTTCATTTCAGAACTATTAATAAAATCTGTAACAGTATCTGCTGTAACCGGTGCAACATCCAATCTTTGTAAATGCTCATTAAGAGAATCCACATAGTATTCAGTTGGTATCTTTTGTGTTAATGAAGATAACTCTGCGTATATAGCTTGAATACTACTTATTTCACCTATTGATAATCCTGACTTGGCCTGTTTTTCTAGAAGATCTACATATCTTGATTTCTGATCTTTAGTTAATCTAGTTGGATCTTTTTTAATAGCGGCCATATAGATGTTTAACTCTTCAGTTTCCTCGGTAGAGAGGCCGGTTCTGGTATCAAATTTAGCTTTATAATCAATTATTTTTTGATTAAGCTCTTTGATTGTTTTTATTTTGTCTTCTCCTAAGTTTTCAGGAATAGGTTGACCTTGTTCATCTTTGTATGCATACATTAAATTAAATATATCATTATATGCATTAGCCATATCAAACTCTTCACCAATTACATTAGTTATTTTTCCTTGTAACTCTTTTAGCTGTTTAATAAGATTTGTTCTGGATTCATAAAACTTCTCATCATAAGCTGTTTTAATATTTTGTTTAACCCAATCTTTTTTAGCCTGTTCTAATTCATCTCCAGTAACATTATTAGCATCTTGTAAAGATAGAAACTCATTAAATGATGTTTGTAGGGACCCTGTTCTTGGTAAAAATTCATAGAAATCTTTAGTAGAATCTCTATATTCTAGTAAAATATTGGTAATGCTAAGATCATAGATACCATTTTCTGGATCATCAACTTTTGAAGAACCATCTGCATATTTTAATGAGTATAGATTTTTATAATCTTCCCACAAAGCTTGAAGAGTTGAGTATTTCTGATATCTTTCTAACTCATCTGTAAGTTCATTTACTTCATTATTATAAGCATCAAGAGCCATTTTTCTAGCAAGCCAAGCCATTTTACCTACCTCACCGTATTTATCAAAAACATTATCCTTTTCATATACCTCAGGTACATAATCATTATGCATGTAATCTTTTTGAAACTGTCTATACTCATCAACTGCTTTCCGTATATCATCTTTATTTTCAGAAGACCATGCTTTCTCCAGATTATATTCTAATAAAGATTGCTCATATCTCCAACCATTACCAAATTTATCTAAGAAAGAATTCACTTTTCTTTCTTTAGCTTCTTTTGTTTTAGGATCTATATATAATACACTATCTTCAAAAGTCATCATTTTTAATAACTTTCTAGGATCTAGAGTACTATAACCTACACTTTCTAATAAAGGAACAAGCTTCCTTCTGAACATGTATGATTTTTCTAGGGCCCTGTTATTAGCTTCTGTTCTTTGGTTATTAATGAATATAGCTAATCCACCTACTATAGGATCATTACTAGAAGTATATGACTCAAAGAATCTATTAAACCAACTAACATCTTTTAGTTTTCCAGAAAGACCATCCGTAATCACATCTTGATTAAGTAGAAAGTTATTATACTCATCAATAAATTTCTTAACATATTTTGCTTCAATCCCCTTTTTTTGAAGATTGTTATATACTTCATTAGCTACTTTAGGATCTAGCATTTTTTGAGAAATTGCCTTATCATATAAGTCTTTAACTTCAGTATCTGAAAGTTTATTAGTTAAAGCATTTTTAAGATTTTTACCCAGTTCTTCAGCTAAGAAATCATTCATATAACCAGTTACCTCTACATAGAAATTAACTGCATTTTCTTTATATATATCTCGTATTTTTTTATCAGCTCTTAATAAATTATTTTTTACATCATTAACAAAAGTTACTAGATCATTTTCTTTATCTATATCAAAGTCTTCTTCACTTCGGAGTAGTTCATCAAAGGATTCAAAGGTATCATTCCATGACCGGATGCTATTTCTATATAGAAATAAAAGTGCTATTGCATCTCTAGAGTCATAACTATTTGTCTTTTGCAAAGTATCTAAATCCTTATACATGTTTTTAGATATGTTATTAATAACAGATAAAGTATTAATAAAACTTCTAGACTTATTAGTTAAGTCAGTAATTCTTCTTTCCTCAGCATCAATAACATTATCCAATACCTCATCAACAGACATGTTTTTAGTATTGGTTACTGTTTGATAATCACTTAAGCTTCTTAAAACTCTTGGTAATAATTCATTAGACCCTTTTTGAAATAATGCTTCTTTAAGCATTTTTTGATACATTGGTGATCTTGTTCTAAAGTTTCTAGCTTTTTCATTTATTAATCTACTTGCAGCAAAAACATTATTTAAAGATTCCTGTATTTTATCTCCTTGTACATCTTTAGTAAGTTGAACAGCCATTTGTTTATAGTCCCTGAGAAAACCTAGTAAGTCATCATTGGTTATTTTCCCATTTTCAAACTCAAAAGTTTCATCCAAAAACATATCAGCCAATTCATCAATAGTAGTATCTACATCTAGTTTGCTTAGTTTTTTTCCGCCAAATATTTTTTTAAGTATATCCTTTAAAGCCAATAATAATTTATTCATAAATGATTTAAAATCACTTGTTTCAAAATCATCAGTGACTTTAGTTACTGCTTTTGCTTGTAATGCATAAACAAGAGCTTCCTCTTTAAATAAATAATCACCTTCTGACAACTCAGGATATTCATTTATCAAATGATTTTTTATTATTTTCCCTTCTTCAGTAGTCATTAATAATGAATAAAGATTTTCAAATAAGTCTTTATTTTCATTATAAAGTGCTCTCAAAAATGGATGAGCAAACTCATGGAGTACAGTATCAAAATTGACATTATCTCCAACAACATAAACAGTTTTTCCAAAATAAAACGCAGGTTCACCTCTATATTGTTTTTTTCTTATACTTAGTATTTTTGTAGCTTCATCAGCTGTAATATTTATAAAACCTACATTTAATTTTTCTGACATTTTTTTAGCAAGACCTATAGCAGCTTCTTTTGCTCTTGCATTTCTTATAGTAGCTTCATCAATATTTTTTTCTATTCTGCTACTATAATCCATCATTGGCTTTGTTGCACTATCTTGATTGATTGGTGATACATATCCAGATTGTCTCATAAACATAGGATCCAAACTTTCATCTTCAGGAAATACTGAATCAGGTTCATTTAGAATATCATAGTCTTGTAATTCCTCCTTTATATCAGCCCGCATTCTTTCATCATCCAGTACTTCAAATAAAGCATCATTAGGTTGTATATATAATTTTGAAGCTACATCATCTCTCCAATATCTAGAAGAATAAGGATATGAAGTTTCAATTTCATATGGTGTATCAAAAAAATAATCACCGGCTCCAAGTTTAATATTTGGATATGTCAATTCTATAAATCTTGTAAATTCTTTATTGAATTTATCAAACTCAGCTTTATCTAAGATCTCATTATATTGACCAATTATACCTTTTTTTCTTAAGTCTTCTAGTACAGTGGATTTAGATTCACAAAACATTATATACAGTTTAATGGGTTATTTTCTCCTTCAAATTTAGCTAAAATTTCCGCATCTGTAATTGGTTGATATTTAGCAACTTGAGAACTAACTTCTTTACTAAACTCTGAACCAGGATTCAGATACTGAAATTCTTCAAATAATCTCTTACTTAAATATACAAATAATTCTTGAGGCATCAAAGAAGGATCACCATAACCATTAATAGAAAATGCAACATTACCACCATCTTGAATAACTTGATTGATTTCAGCAATAGCTTTTTCAATCTCATTTTGTAGAGCTTTGTAGTATTTAGGATCTGTTTTACTAAAAGCATCATCAATATTATTTTGACCAGTTATTATACCTATAGAAGCACTATTAGCAAGTTTTTTCAATTGTACTTGTCCAGTTAGTTTTTTAGAATTAAATTCTTTCTCTGTAAGTTTTTCAAAATTTTGTCTTTGCCCAAGACTAAATTGATATACAAAAGTTACATCCGGATTATTATCTACAATATACTTATATGCTTTTTCAGTTCCTGAAAGATCATTATAAACAAATACCTTTGGATTGATAGTAGAGATAAGATTTTTCCTTTCTACCAAGTTTTCTGAAGCTGGTTTAGAAAGTTCATTTTGTTCTTCTGCTAATTGATAATAAATAAATGCCGGATCAGATTTAATACTACGGTTAATAGGATTTAGATTTATATAATCTTTTTGATCTTTTTCTCTTCGGAACCATCTTTCTTTATCATCTAAAGGTGATAAAGTAGATTTACCTCTGTAAATATCATTCCAAGAACTGAATATATTTATTATATTTTCATTTGGTTTTGAATTTTCATATGTGAAAAAGTCAACTGGTATTACAGTATCTGCTGTAATATCAACTTTATTTCCTTTTGAATCTTTTACTATAACAGCTCCTTTCAAAGCCCATCCTTGTTTATTTCTAGCAGTTACTTCTACAGTATATCCAGGTTTAGGTATATAATAAGCATAAGTTGTGTATGCAGTCTTTGACCAACCAAAATGTACTGGTACGGCATTTAATAAATTAAGAGCTTCTTCTAAATTTTCTAAATTTTGCTGATTTGTACCATCAACAATAAAATCAAGATCATGAATAGGCTCCTCGCTTGGTCTATATATAACTTCACCTTGACCTGCTATTGCTAATGAACCTACAAGAGGAAACTTAAGATCTTTAGCAAAAGTATCAATAATCTTTTTAGCTAGAGGGTTATTTTTAATAGCCTCGTCATAGTTTAATTTTGGTCTTTTTTCAGTTATATCTGCTATGTATTCTGTATTACCAGCAAGTACATTCAGTGCAATATGGTCTGCAATTCTTGCATTATAATTCATAGTTTGAAATAATGCAAAGTTTTTAAACATCTTAAGTATTAAATCTTCAATAGCTTTTATTAAAGTTTTAATAAGTGATTTGTCTAATCCAGCAGCTTCATAGTTTGATACAAGAGATTTGGATATTAATTTACCCATTGCTTCAATCTTAACTTGCTCTTCATTTTTATATAAAGGCATATATTCTGCATATACAGAATCATACTCATCCCAAGTTGTAATATTTCTTGATAATTGTTTAATTGCCTTATGATTAGGGCCCATTAACATCACAAGCATATGACCTACTTCTTCAGGTATAGTCTCTGCATTTCTATCTTTTGTATACCAGATAAGTTTATTAAGCACATCAGTTGCACCTAAAGCATCAACTCCTAATTTATCTTTTAGTGTTTCAAACTCTTTGCTTTGTACACCAAATTGTTTTACAAACTTCAATAAGTAATCATCTAATTCCTTAATAGCTTTACTAGCATTTCTAGCATCTTTTAATTGGAACATTGGTTCTTCTAATTGATCACCTGTTTCATCAGATTCTGTTGGAGGTAATGGTAAAACTTCATTTGAATTAAGACTCTTATCTACATTTAATCCAGTAAGATAATTTTTAAATCTGTATCTGTCTCTGTTTGCTTGACTATTAGTTTTTTCAAACTTATTTTTAAAATCAACTAGCAATTGAATCTTGTTAGGTGAAGTTAAAAACTTAGCAGTTTCCTGATTCATAATTTCTAAGAACTTATCAAAATCAGTTATGTTTATCATGTTATACTTACTCTTATTTGTACCAGATTGCATCATTGCAACATAAGTAATATTAGAGAAGAAATCACTGATTCTATCATTCTCAGTTTTGTCTTTTACTTTAATAACATTTCTATCTCCTAGATCCTTTAAGTTCTGTGTATAAGTGTTAGACTTAAAGGAGTTCATATCTTTGTCATCTAGGTAGAAATTAAACATTGTTTTGTTGTTATTGATATCCGGGATCATTCTAGATAGTACAGGATAGTCACCTACAAAATCATTTTTATACATAGTTTTTATTCTATCAAGTCTTATAGAATAAGCTTGATCATTATCATAGAATAAGTGATATGGATTTAATGTATTATCTAGGGCTCTTGAAGTTAAGATTTTCTCATAAGTATATCTTCTGTTTTTTGATTCATCTGATATAACACTAGTCTTTTTAGTATTTATAAGTTCTTTTTTGAATTCTTGACTTTTAACTATCTCAGCCATTGGCATAACATGTCTAAGATATTCTCTCTCAATTACAAACCGTAGATACTCTTCTTTATTTGATGGAGTATTTTTACCAAAATGTCCTGGTTTAAGTGGGAATAAACCACGAGACTCATAGCTGTTTTGAGCTTCTGATCCTTCCAAGTAAGCTTTATCAAAGAATTCTTTTTCAATTTGTACTTTATCTACTACTACTGTAGGTACACCTTTTTCTTCAGTAACAAATGCACCAAACTTAAGACCTGCAGCAGGAGTTACTGAAATAGAATCTTTTAAATTATATGAACTATATTCTTTATCAAGACTATACTTTCTTACAGCATTTTGAAATAAATAACTTAAAATATCATTTCTAAATACTATAGGAAACTTTTCTCTATACATTTTACCAAATACAGTTTTTAAAGCTGCCGTATTAGTAAAATCAGATAAATAATTTTGTATATAATCTTGTATGTCTTCATCATATCTAAACTTAAACAATGGTTTAGCTAAGCCTTTTACCATTTTTGTATTAAAGAATGAACTAATGATAGAGTCATATAGCATTCCGGTTCTTAAATCCGGATCTATTTTTGTTTCTGCTGCTAATTCATCTATGTCAGATTCAGCTTGAATTACTTGACCTATATCAGTATCAAGAGCTGTATCTGGATTAGCTGCCATCTTAAGTCTGGTAATACCTTCAATTTGTTTTTCAATAGTAAGATAATGTAAGAACATTGTTCTAGATAGAGAGCTCATTGCTTTTTCAGGATTATCTTTACTATCCTTGATTAAGTTAAGCATTTCTTCTTCTGTAAAATGTCTATCACCCCCTTCTCTCTCATTAGCATCAAAATAAATATTAAGCATTTTTTCACCAGCCGTATATCTAGATAAATCATCCGGAAGCATTTTATCAAAGTTTCTAGCTATAACATTTGTTGCTGCTTTGAAAGCTACACCAATGTCTTTTGCAGATTTTCTTAAAGGTTCAGCAAAAGTACTATTAATCAATCTTCTTTCTTTAACATACTGTCTTACAAGTGGTTGAGATACAAAATATATTGCTTCTTTTACAGGAACACCAGTCTTAAGTAAGTAAAGAAGTATAGGTGCAACTTCATAGTTACCTTGAACAAAGAATACCCAAGCATCTTTTTCAACATCTACCCATCCATTCATTAATTGAGATATAATATCAGCTACTTTATTATTACCATCTACATCATAAATGTTAGAAATAGATATAACATCTTCACCATTTTTAGTAGTTTTATGATGTCTTAATCCTAAGAATGATTTTCTAAATTCTTTTTCATTTGAATGCATATACACCGCTGGCATAACAGCACCCAATGAGTTAAAGATAACATTGAATGTATTTTCAATAGCTCCAAGTCCTAATGTTCTCTTACCAACTACATTTGACTCATGTTTGTATAAGTTGTAGCCAGCCTCAAATATTCTTGTAGGACTAATAACTTCTTTTTGTTTACCATTTTTATCTGGAGCACTTAAATTTGGAGTATCAGACATTATATTTTGTAAAGGATTATAATCCATTACATATTCAGCTAATTTATCTGCTATAGGTTTAACCAAGTAAGTACCATTAGGAGTAATAAGTGAAACAAAATTCTGTGGTAATTCAAGAATACTTCTAATATCATTAATAAGTTCATTCTCAAGACCTGCTTTTTGTGCAGCATATATCTCTTCTTTAGTCATATCATACTTAGAAGGATCCTTTAATGCTTCATAAAAATCTTCAGATTTTTCAAACATTGATTTTTTGATATTACCCTCAGGATCAATACTTGTCATAAAGATTGATAACTTATCAATATCAAAGTCAGCTCCGGACTTAGCAACAATTTCTGGTGGAGGAATAATAATATTACCAGCTTGTGGTGGAAGGAAGTGGTATACTTCCATGAACTCCATAGAGTTAAGACCTTGTACTGGAATCCTAACACCGACCATTGTTATTGCCTTTCTATTACTAGCATCATTATCATTTAACCATTCATCATCTTTTATAGCTTCATTTAGTCTATCCAAAGTAGAGATAGGTTCACCTTTATATTCTAGATTAAGCAAATTCTCATAATCTCCCTGAAGTGAAATAGCAACTTTCATTGCTGTTGTTTTACCATCAGCTCCTTTATGATATGTAGGTAAGAAGTTTGAACCCATGTACTTCTTGACAGCAGCATCTCTTGCTGCAGGATTCATTTTATCAAGATCTAATTCTAAATTAATTAATCCATCATAGAATCCTGAAGACTTTTGCACTAAAGGTTCTCCTTTTACTTTTTGTTTAATGATTCTTTTATTAATAACTGATAATAAAAGTTTTTCAATTTTAGCAGCTTCAGGATGTAAAGACAAATCAAATCTTAATTCACCTTCTTCAGTTACATCAATAATATCAATTAACTTATCACTATAAACATCATCTCTAGTGAGAGTGTCTCTGATCATTTTAGCTAATTTGGCAATACTATCTTTATCAACCGGAATGTATTCACCAGCTTCATTAACTTTAAAACCAAGTTCATCCGTAAGTTCATTTTTAAGTAACTCAGTATATGCACTTACTCTATCTACATAATTATTAACAAGTGCTATAACTTTAGGATCCTTAGATGTAATCTCACCATTTTCATATAACCCTTCTAAAATCATCTTTCTCATCTGAGTAGAGAATATTGATTTTTCTTTGTATTTTGAATTTACTTCAGTTTGGTTCTTTAAAAATTCCGCAAAGACTACATTCTTAGTAAATTCAACTGAAGTATCTATATTACCATTTTTATCAATAATCTCATCACCGTTACCTATGTGTCCAACTTTTTCACCAGTTTCCATTAAAACATAATGTACATTTTGCTTAAGCATCATGTCATGTATCTGACCTAATTTAGTATCAGCAGTATGTACTGTTGGGATTATTGGAGCTAATGAAAATTTATGAAAAGATACAACAGGAAGACCTTCTGTTTTTATATTACCATAGTACTGTAATTTATATGGTGGAAAGAATTGTTGAATATCTGATCCACTAATAATATCACCCTTTACAATTTTTCTATATAGATCTTCTTGTTGAGCTGACCAATTACCTTCTAAATTTTTAAGCATTCTATATGCTTCAAAGTTAATCCATCCTTGACCATCAGCAATTTTCATATTACTATAGTCTTTTAATACAGTTTCTGAAAGTTCTTTTGCTAATCTTGTAGCTTCTTTTTTAGATTTACCCGCTGCAATATATCTTTTTGTATAATCTTCAATTAAAGCTTCAGAATATTCCGGTTTATATTTTGATTCTTTAATAACTTCTTCTTTAATAATAGCAGTATTTAAAGTACCATTGTAAGCTTCTAACTGATAACCTTGTTTAGCAGCATACATCTTTTCAAATAAAGGACTGTTTATATACATCCTTGCTCTTAAGTCAGCTCTAAAACTTCTACCTCCGGAACCTAAACCAGCATTTCTTTTATGGAACTCTTCTTTATCATGATTATACTGTACTGTATCACCATATGCAAGAATAGTTGTTTCAAAGTTATGAATCCAAGAATTATATGTATAGGCTTTAACAAGCATCTTATCAATAAGATCCTTACTTATTTGAGGATCTTTAACCATATCATAAAGACTTTGATCTACATATTTTGCATCTTCAAGTCTAGAATAATTTGCTTCTGATAAAGTATTAAAGTATCTAATAACATCAGCTTTTACTTTCTTTCTTAAATCAGGATTCTCATTTATAATTTCTTTTAAATTAAAGTCTTGAGTATTATAATATCCTGTATTTAAAGCTTCATTATTAACCTCCTCTATATTCTTATCTATTATATCATATAGTAAACCTTGAGTTTTTGGTGATAATACATCATCAAATGCAGTAAATGCTTCACCAGCCATCACAGTGTTACCTGTATCTTTCCTTACTACATCTCTGTTGTATGCAGTAAAGTTTTTAAAGTAATTAGGTGAAGATTTAAATCTGAAAATTCTACCCGCTTCTGCAGCAATATAACCAAGAATGATATTAAAACTTTCAGTTTCTCCTTGATTATTATCAGCCACAGTATTTTTAGGACTAAAGGCCATTACATCTACATAGAGATTACTTGATTTTTTACCTGCATATGTTTTAAGCTTTTTAGCTCTTATGTTCATTGCAGTTTGTTTAGAAGCATGTCTCATGAACTCTTGTACTCCAGACTGCAGCATTGTATGTAATTCTTGTAAAAACTTACTTGTTACATCAGTACTTGCTGTTGAAGTTCCAGTAGAATCATTTGTCTCTCTATTTATAATTTGGGTACCGCCTATATTCTCTAGTAATAATTCTGCTCCTGGTAACTTTTCTCCATATGTTTCAGACATTTGATTTAAATCAAAGATTGAATTTAATATCATAGAGAATGGAGATGCTGGATTATTTACTTCATTTAACCATTTCATATGCTGGAATCTACCATTTGGATCAGCACTATATGAGGTTAATTCTTGCCAGTTCTTAGCTTTCTTTATAGAGGTAACTACTCTTGTGATAGTGTTATCTACAAATTGTTCCCAAACTTTATTTTTCTCCGGTGTTAATACACTGAAGTTTGAATATCCATCAGAAAATCTGTTTTGTAATTCAGCTAATCTTGTTACTTTATTTTTTACATCTCTTGATTTATCACCAGCTGCTTTTTCAATTGCTGATGGAAGACCATTAAGTAAGTAATACATAGGGTCTTTCTTGAAATCATTTGCTGCAGCATTTAAAGATATATCATTTGACTTAGCTGATAAGTAAACTAATCTAATATTGTTATATATGAAATCAATATTATATTTAGCAGCAAATGGTTTTTTCTTATCTCTAACAACAGCTCTAATTTCTGCACTTGTCATATCCATTTGAATACCTAAAGCAGCTAGAAAATCAACAGCTTTAGTTGGATCCAGTTGTTTATTTAATGAAAAATCATTTATAATTTTATCTACATCCAATATATTAAATCCATACTTTTTATCTTTAACTATATATGGATTTGTTGCTGTGTCAGCAATATTAAAATTTGTAGTCCAATCATTTATAATCTTATATACATCAAAATTAGCAGCTGCCAATCTTGATTCAAATTTTGATTTTTCTGGTATTCTTTTACCGTCAACATACTTTTGTTTTTCTATTATAGTTTTGTTGATGTTTAACTGTATGTAAGGTATGACAGGTTTTTTAAGATCTTGCCAGAAGTTTGTCTCAGACTGAAATTCTGTTTTATTATTATATGCACCAGGTCCCATAACATATGGATTAGGAAGCATATTTAATATTTGTATAAATTCAGGATTATTTGGTATTCCTTGAGTTAGCCTATCATGCATGTCTTGATAGTCAAAAGAACCTTGTAAAGTTCTTGCAACTCTATTCCACATATCACTCATAGGCTCAAGAATTGGCAAACCAAACTCATCAGTATCATATACATAATTCTCAACACCATTGGCATCTTTCTCTAATAAGTAATCCTCATTATTTTTTCTTTTGAGTTTGAAAATACCAGACAACATCATAGTTGTATCATCTGTAGCTAACTGTTTGGCAGAAATACTATTACCTTCTTTTGTTGAAAATAAAGTTGTTGTAGGATCTTCTGTTTCATCAACATAAGCATCTTTAAGGACACTAAATCTTGACCGTTTCATATGAAAAGCTACAACCCCTTTATCAGTTTTTTTACTTAATGCTTCACCTATCACACCGTAGTTCTGTACAATTTTAGTGAGCAAATTAAGTCTATCAAAATGTTTTTGTTCTAAGATATAATCTGGATCATTACTCAATACATTTTTTTGAGCAATTTCTCTAGTAACCTCATGTTGTTTTTCAAGTAAGGCTTTTACTTGTTTTTCAAGTGTTGTATATAACGATTGTCTGTTAGTAACATTACTCAATAACTTAACTGCACCACTCGTTGTATTATACCTAGTATTATATTGCTGAAATGTTCTAGCCATTAATACATCTAACAAATCAACAATTTTACTTGATTCACTATCTGTTATTTCATTATAACCAGCATAAGCATCATCTAATGGAGTTACTGTATTTTTTGCACTATTTAATCTTTCAAATCCAGGCATTAGATTATTTGCCGCATTCTCTGTGTCAATAGTAAAGTTACCGGTATGTAGCTTGTCATAATATTCTTTAACTAAAGGAATATCATATAGTCTAGTTATATCTCTGTTAGATGTTTTACCAAAGAAGAACTCAAGTATTTTTTTGAATTTATCATATACTCTTTGAATAAAACCTTTTGCTTTTTTTCCATCTACAAGATACTCAATAAAACCTTCAGCTAATTCTTCCTCAACCTCTTTATAACTTAATGTTTCCCATTTAGGATAATTACGTACTTCATCATAAAGCTTTGTTTTTTCTTCTCTGGTTAATACTAATTGAGAAAATGCATGCCATGATTCATGATACAATGTAATAGGTAATGCATCTCCATATAATTCAATCTTAGCAAGAAAACCTTTTTTACGTGAAGGACTGATTACTTCTGATAATTTAGAAGCAGATGCTATAAATGTACCATAAGCATCAGAGTTATAAATTAAAGATAATCTCTCTACAGAGACTTCATTCTTAAGTGGACTAGACTCCCACCACTTTAATACTTCATTCCATGATGCTTTATCACCATATATCTGAGTCATTAAAGCAGTTTGTCTTTTATTTCTATCCAGAGTTACATCTGGAAAATCCATACTTAGATCAAGACCATCAAGTAGATTATCAATATTCATTTTATTGATCTTAGCATCTACTACTTTTATTTCTTCTTTTGTTAACTTAGGTTTTACTACTTTAGCAATCTTTGTAGAGGTATCAACCGGTTTCTCAACCTTAGTTGTTTTTCTTTTAAACTCAGCTGACTTTTTATTATAAAATCTACTTAAGAATTTTGATTTAGTATTGGGTGAATTCTGATATCCTTTAGTTAAATAAGGAGCAGAAGTTTTTAATGCATAGTCTTTAAATGCAATTATGTCTACAGGAATACCTAGTTTTTTTGCAGCTTTGATTGACGCTTCAGCTATACCAGTTTGACCATTACTAATGATTTTACTAATTGGGTATTTTTCTGAAACTTTACTTAATATGTTATAGATATATTTATCTACATCTTCTTGAGTATATCCTTTTTTATATAAGGCTGCAATATCATTACCTACAACATTTATTATGTTTCCACGGATTGCAGAAAGATTTTTTACAATTAAATCAATAGCCTCATCTGAAGGATTAAATCCTTTAGGTGCATCTTTCTTAGAACCAAGAATTACACTATGCCATTTTTTTTCTTTACTTGCTCTTTGTTGGATTATTTTTTCATCACCCATTGTAAAGTCTGTACCTAGACCTAAAACAATATCAGCTTTATTCATATTTGAAACAAGCACTTTTCCATTAGGCAACTTACTTGCAAAAGCTGAAAGTTTAAATCCTTTTTCTTCTTCTTCTCCTTCTTCAGTTTCTTTTGCTTTTTTGATTGGTTTAGCATCAACTTCATCTAAGACTAAAGAATCATCATAAGGCATTCCTAATTCAATAAAATCATCAGCTTGTGTAGTAAAATCATAAGGTACTGCAAATTGAAGATATGAATTCAAACCTGCAAAATAATTCATGTTAGGTTTTGAATAATCAACTTTCATATATGGTTTAATGAAATCAAAATAATCTTTCTCAACTTTTCTAATGATAGGATTACCAGATCTATTAGTTGTAAACTCATAATCAGTAAAAGTTACTCCTTTTTGTATGGCTCCATCAACAGCAAACTTTCTCATGTAACTCATACTAGCAGGATACTGAGCTGTTATATTTCCTTGAGAATCAGTAAATTCTTTTACTTTCATCAAATGATTAAATATTTTATTCTCAGCATCTTCTGATTCTAAATCTATAGATTCAGATTGTTTTGTTTTTCTATCATATAATGATACAGAAAGTTTATTCTGATTTAAAACTTGTATTAACTCAACAGTAATACCATTACCAGAAGTCTGATTAGATAAGAATGTTTCATAGTACTCTAATTTTGCTTGAGGGCTCAAAGGCTCACCATCTGATAATAAATCAGTAGTTAGAATTTTTGCAATGTTTCTAGCAATTTTTTCATCTATGTCCATTCTTTGTAAATAGATTTTATTATCTATTGCTACTCCTGAACTAATTTTACTTGTCATAAAATAACTTACACCCTCCATACCAGTATCATGGATATAAATCATTTCTACATCATCTTTAAAGTCAGTATTTGAAAGTAGTTCGGATTTTTTTTCTACAATACCATAACTACCACCAACAATAGGTAATAAAACATATGCATCTTTTTCAAGTTCTAAAGCTTCATTTAGTCTTTGAAGATCATTCATGTTTTGTGTCTGCATGTTTTTATAATCTGCATATGCAGCATCTCTTTCTTCTTGACTATATATTTTACCGTTATCTAAAGCATTTTTAATATCTTGCTTAACTAAGTCTTGTGGAGAAATCAAACTATATAGATAGCCTGCTCTATTTCCTAGATAAAGTTTACTATTATAATTTACTACAGGTCTTATATATTGATAAACAATTCTTCCACCGGTTTCAGTTACATTACCAGCATCATCAAATCTTATAGGATTACCAGCTCTATCTGAAATAATACCAACATTTATATTGTAGGTTTTATTCTTTGTTAAGAATGTAGTATCATATTCTGTTAGATCTTCTTTGTCTAAACTTCTGATAGACTGAGCTTTAAGCATTATAGGAGTATCTCCTAACATTACTTTATCTGTCTCAGTTTTATTTCTAGAAAGCCATATAACATTCTTAATGACTTTGTCAAACAAGACTTTCTCATTGTCAATCTCATTTCTTTCTTGTTCAGTCATTGTCTCTGGATTCTTTGCAACTGCAATTTGACCAGAGAGTTTTAATGGATTATCTACTTTAGCTTTTTCCTGTACTGATGACCAAGGTACTATATCACCATTATCATTTTTTTGAGGAATTGCTTTAGATTCTCTATTACTTTGTTTGATTTTAGAATCAATTTGTTTTTTATTAGTTTTAATTCTTTTGGGTTGAACAAATTCTAATACCTTGTCAATATTATCCCATTCAACAGATAAATCATATACAGGATCAAACTTAAAATCTACTGCTTTACTTTTTAAATAAGTTCTGACTTCTGGATCCTTAGCAACCTCTATTAAGATATCCGGAACAGCTTGCGCATACAGTAAACCATTTGGCTCATCTTTAAATTCTTTATATACTTCTTTTATGAATTTATTAAATTCAATATTATTAAATGGAGCAAGATCTGGATTATCCATCCGATCTTTTATTTCTCCATAGACAATACTATATAATGCTACTAAATCATTTTCAGCATACAGTTGACAGGCCATTTTTAATTATTTAAGGAGTGGTACAATTATCAATATTATTATTTTTAATGATATTCTTTGCTGCAGCAAATCTACTCTTCTTATCACCGGCCGCTTGTTGTTTAGCAGCTTTTAAAAGTTCTTGATTTTGAGCTAAATTTTCAATACTACCTTTAGCTAAATCTGCAGTAGACTTATCTACATCTGAAACTATTGTTTTTTCTGTTTCTTGTTTAATGGCCTCTTCCGTATTCTTAATAAAATCTGATTTTATTTTATCCTCTGTAATTGTTTTTACAGAAGCTTTCTTACCTTTAGTTCTATTAACAATTTGCTCAATAACAATCTTACCGTCTTTAACTTGTTTCACTTTTACAGGTTCATTATTTTCAATTCCAAAGATAGGATTTTTACTGATCAATGTGTCCCCTGGTTGTAAAATATCTTCAGATACACTAGTATTTAACTCTTGTTTTTTATTTTTATTAAGTCTTGTAATTACATCAGCAAATGCTAGATTTGGTTCTTCACTTATTAAGATAAGTCCATCCATGTAAGCTTCTTTTAAATCTTCTAAGTTTGTAGCAGAGTTCATTTTTTTGATAATATTTTTAAACTCTTCTTTTGTAAATGTTTCTGCTTCAGTATTGAATATAGCTGCAGATGTACCTTTTAATAAAGCATCTATCTCAGCATCAATATCAAATTTAACAGGAGGTGTTCCTTCTTTAACAGGAGTTCCTTCTAAAGTAGCAAGTTCATTTTCTAATTGTTCTAGCTTTTGATTTAATTTTTTAAGCTCTGGATTTTCTTGTATAGCTCCTTTTACAGTTGTATAAGCAGTTTTAGAAACTTTCTCAATATTCTTTTTAAGTTTTGCAATATCAGTTTTTAACTTTTTAATTTTTGCAGCTACTTCTTTTTCATCTTTTTCTACTGGTTTTACAGGTTCTGATTTTGCTTTACCTTCTTGTTTTAATTCTTCAGGTAAATTTGGTTCAATCATTTCAATACCATACTTTGCAAGTACCTCTGGTGCTACTGGCTCTAATGGTGCTAATACACTTTTCTTAAGATTTTTAAGTTCATTCTCAAGTGCAGTGATAGCTTTAGTATCTTTAGTTTTGGCTTTTTCAAGTGTAGACAACTTAGATTGTAGATTTCTAATTAGAGGGGCATTTACCTGATTTGCAGCTGAGACAGCGTAACTTATATTACCGTCCATATCAGTTTTAGTTTCTACAGGAAGTATAGATATAGTCTTAGCTAAGATACCAGTCATGTTATATAACAATGTTCTATAAATAGATAACTGAATCCTATAGTCTAATTTTTTACTATACTTATTATCTTCATCACTAAAGTTAGTCCAGTTCTTACTTGTTTTAACATCTATAATAACCAAGTCTCCAGTTTCTCTATTGAATGCTATTAAGTCCATGGCTCCTACTAACCCCAATGAGTTAAGTAAAGTTTTATCAAATATTAAAACATCACTTGATAAGATTTTGTATTTACCGTCTATAACAGAATCTTGAAGCTCAGTAATTATTCCATTATCACCAAATAGGTTATCATAAGATAATTGATTTATTTTAGAAGACTTTTCAGGCTTCATAAATTTACCATCAGGACCAATTCTAAATGACTCTCTAGTCATATCATCAACAGTATTACCTGCTATTGTAGACTCATCATATGCCACTTTTTGCACTGCTTCTTTCAAAGACTCTCTTGTAAGATTACTTGATAAAGCTCCTCTAATGATATCAAGTTTTCTTTGACTATTTAACTGAGCATAACTACCTCTTTTAATCTCATTCTCTAATGAGGTCATGAAATAATTTAATTTCTCTTCAGATTTTATCTCATCATTTTTAATAATTTCATCAAATAGATTTAAAAGTGTAGGTCCTTTTTTACTTGTTTTTTCATCTTCATTAACAGGATCATAACCAGGAAATTCAGGTTCATTTTTTATATCACTCTTAATTCTAGATGTAATTTTTGTAACTCTTTCTGGTCTTTCCTCTTTATCAGTAAATTTATAACCTATTACATTTTTACCATCCATTATTCTTTCAACTTCATTTTGTCTATTGACAACCATTTCATTGAAGATTGTGAAAGTAATAGCTTGATTATTTTTTTCTGTAATATAATTAGATCTTAAATATTTAATGTATTTATTTAATTCAGCTATATCATTTTTAATTGCAGTTCTAGTACTGTTATTTAATTTATTACCATCACTGTCTTTGTTTGCATCAAGCATTTTTTCAAGTTGATCTCTTGTCATTTTTAATGATGTCAAACTATATTCAGTAATAGCTTTAGTTAACTCAATATATTTAAGATTAGGAAGAGCTGATTCAAAATCTACAGGTCTTTCATTGTACATTTTGATCCTATCACCTTTTGTTGCAAACCAACTATTTCTTAATTTCTCATATTCAAATGAGTTAATATCTTTTAGATCAGCTCGTTTACCCAAACCTTCTGGTTCAGGGGCAGTTAAAAATATATCAAATTCTTCCTGTAATTCAGCTTTTAAATCATTTGGTAATTCATCCCAAGGTGTATCAATACTTACTTCAGATTCAGTTTGTTTTTTAGCAGCTGTCTTAGGTGTTCTAGGAGATTTACTAGGCTCTTTAATTTTATTCTCTACAGCCTCTATTAATCCTTCATATTTCTTCTCAGTGATTTCAATTTGTTTTTGATAATCTTCCCAAGATTTTGTTTTTTGAACAGGCGGTGTTGGATCAAAGTCTGCAGCTGGAGTTTCATTTTGTAATTGCAATAACCTTCTATTGAGTAATATTGGTAATGCATATTTATTTTGAGCAGTAGTTAAAGAAATGTTTTGTGCTAGTCTTACTGACTCAAGATCATTTGGATCAGTATCACTTTCATTAAACAATTTTCTAGCATACTTCTTTAATTTTTTACCTTCTACCGGATCAGCTAATATTTCATCTACAACAGAAAGATATTCTTCTTCTGTAAATAATGGTGGATCTAATTGTATATAGGCATCATATTTACCAAGAAGCTCATCATTTGAAATACTTTCTAAGTCATTGATTTCTTTTTTAAGATAATCAATTTCTTCAGCTATTTGTTCTTTGGTTCTACCTTCAGGTTTTTCTGGAGTTTTCTTTTCCCATTCCTCATAGGTTTGACCCGTTTCATTAACTAAGTTTTCTTCAAACTGAGCTTTTAAGTTGGCTAATTCTTTTTCTTTCTTTTTTAATAAAGCATTTACTGCAGTTTCAGTTTCTTGTTTTATAGCTTCATTATCAGTTTCTTTAGTGGTATCTTTAAGTTTTCTATGTTCAAAAAGTTTCATTAAGTAATTATCATAGGCTAAACTTCCTTGAGGAATACCCATTTTCTTTTTTTCATCATAGAACTCTGTTGGCGGAATACCTTGATCTCTCCATAGAAGGAAATCATTTACACTCATATATATCCCCTGGTTGGCCAACCAGTTTAGTAAACCATTATCTTCAATGTCAGATAGTTCTTGCTGTACAATATCTTTATAATACTCTCCTCTTTTATTCCAGATATCAGTCATCCACTCTACATTTCTATTATAAACATCCATGAACCCTTGTGGATCATTGAGCATGTTTATTGCATCTACTAAACCTCTAGACTCATCATTTAATTTATAGAAATCAAGAACAAGTTCAAATGCTTCATCAACTCTATCTGTAAATAAATAATCATCTGGTTTTCCAGAAATAGTTTTTAATACATCATTGTAAGCTTTCTCTAAGTTTAATAAAACTTCTGCTTCAGTATCTTCATCTTTAGGTCCAAATGTTGCATCTAAATAGTCATTAACTTCTTCATCTGTAACTTCTTGACCCTTCTGAGTCTGTAATTTATCTTTTGCTCTTGCAAAATATCTGTCTCTAGAATAATAATCTGCAAACTCACTATAGGCAACATAATAATTTTCAAGAGCCTGAGCTTCTTTTAATTTTGCTTTAGCTAATTTTTTAGATTCAGGATCACCTACAGCTATAAGATTATCAGCTTCATTTTTTAATAATGATATTTCATTATACATGTCTTCTGGTCTAAGTATAAGATCAGATTGTCTTTTGGTCATTCCCTGTAATGGTCTTTCTTCATAATGTTTATTCATTATGCCAACCATTCTTTCTCTAACATTATTAAATGTCTGGTTAAAGAAAACTGCAGATTTAATATTGTCATTCCATGCTTTATGCATAATGTATGCATCATCATAAAATGGATCATCTTTACTATATCTAGATAGATCAATAGGGTTTGGAAATATCTTTTTATATGTATCTATTGATTTTTTAATTTCCCTTGATTCAGCAACTACCTCTCCTATTCTATTTTTGTAAGCTTCAATATCTTTATCACCTAGTTTTGGAAATGCTTCTCTAAACTCAGCATCAGTCATTTTTGTATAACTTTCAATTGCATTAAGATATGGATCAAGAACACCATATTCATTAAGCATCATCATATGACTTGCTAATGCTTCTGACTCAGCATCCATATTTTCTTTTTTATTCCCTGTCTCCTGTACTCTATTTAAAATATCTTGAGCACCTGCATTAAATAGTCTACTGTTAACCATTTCTTCTACACCAAATGCATTCATTTGAGTTACAAGATCATCAACTATTTTACTTTTTTCAGTTTTGTATGATTCATAATTTGTTGGATCAAATATCTGATTGGCTTTCTCATATAGAAAAGTCATTGTTTTATTTAAACCACCAGCTAATGCCCCCATAAATAAACCAGATGCAAAAACTGAAAGACCTTCACCTGACATTTGTTGACCCAAACCTTTTTTATAAAAAGTCCAAGGTGTTGTTCCTTCACCAAATGCAGCTTTAGAAATAAGATTTTGTCTTACCGGTTTAGTATAGAAAGTATCTTTATAATATTTTTCATTAGCATATGCAATAGCTTCCTGTGAAACTTCCTGAGCACCTTCTAAAAGATTTCTTTTAAAATAACCAATTGTTCCCCAAGCAGACTTATGGAAAGGATCAGTTTTCCAACCATTCCACCAAGTCTTAAATCCTTTCTCAGCAAACTTCCATTCATTTGCGGCAACATCAAATACTACATTACCAAGTTCTCCAAATCTTCCGCCTCCTACTGATTTCCAGTCTAATATTCTTTGTTGTAAAAATCCTTTGGCTCCAACTCGTGGATTAAGAATATTATCAAAACTTATTTTATTTGTAAGAAATATTAGACCTGAGTTCATTGCTGCTGTTTCATAACCAGCTTGTTTAGCTTGTGCAATAATATTTTTTAATTCTTCTTCACTTGGTGGGGCACCTGTTCTTGTAAAATGCTCTGAATATAACTCATTAAATAAATTATTATAAACCATACCAGCTTCTAATCTTCCTTCTGAAACTGCTAAGTTTATATTTCTTAAATCTCTATAAGCAGCACCTGCTGTTCTTGCAATTTTATTTCCAGTTTTAAAAAATCCTGTAAAATCATCAGCGTTATTTAAAGTAGAATACCAAGCTTCAGTCATATTACTGAAAGGATTTAAAACTTGTCCTGCTTTTGATGTAAGAACTTTTTGCATTGTTCCTATACCATTAGTTTTTTCCCATACTTTTCTTACTTCATCTATATTTCCTAATTTATCAAGTAATTGACTATATGTGTTTATACCATCAACTGCTTCACCTGCTTTATAGGCATTCCATAATTCTTTAGCAGATCTAGGTGCAATTGTTTTAGCACCCATGAGTCCTCCTAATGCAGCACCAGCAATATTTTCAAACATAGCTGTAGAAATAATACCTGCTGTATAACCTAGGTTCATGGTTAAATTATTTATAAATGAACCTATATTATCTTTACTAGAATGATATCTTGCTGTTATTCTATCATACTCTTCTGCTGTACGTTGGTCTTCACTAAAAAAATCCCAATCTGATATAAGTTTAGTTTGACTTGCATATACACTTTTAATACCATTCCATGCTAATGGAAGTACGGCACCTGTAGTTGTTCTATATAGATCACCTAAAAATGAAGTATTATCATTTAACTTATTTTCATTATTAAGATATCTAGGATGAAATTCAGACTTACCCCACTGATTAAAGTCATGATATCTTTCAGCAAAAGTTCCTTTTGGTCCATCATCATATTGATAAACTTTTGCCCATTGGTTTTTATCTTCATTAGCCATTACCTGACTATCCCACATATCCTGTAAAGCTTGTTTTCTAGCTTGTGGATCAAACGTATTAGGTGGACCAGGGGGTCTTTGTGAAGGTAGTGGTCCAGGAAAAGAACCTGTTATTCTTTCCTTAACTTGATAAGGATTAGGTAACTTGCCTGTTATAGATGATTGAGTTGGTTCATATAATGATGTTTTTCCTGAATATAAATCATCAACACTTTTTTCTAAACTGTTAGAGTTATTTTCCATATTGTTTCATTAATTGTGTATTTTGAACCATGATACTACCGGCTGTAAGTTTTCCATCTGCAACCTCTGTACTAAAAAACTCATCTCTAAATTTTCTAATATTTGTTCCTTGATTAGAAAGTGATTTTGTTAATGTCATCATTTCAGGTTCTTTACCAGGACCTACATATTCTGGCCATTGCGCTTGAACAGTCATTGTTGAAGGATCCATTTTATTTCTCATATATGTAAGACTAAAATTAGGAAATAATGGATCTTTATATTCTACACCTTTATCACCAGCAGCTTCAATTCTAATTTGTTCTACGGTTTTAAATGAGTTTTTATATAACTCAACATTCAATAAATTTTTAGCATCCGTAATTAAAGTAATACCATTCTTTAATACATTATTATAATCATCCTTGTCTTTCCAAATTTTATTATCATCACTTGTAGGTTCCCATTTTTTTAAATATTCTGCTGGTAATTTAAATGTAACAGATGCTTTATCAGATCTACCACCACCAACTGATCCAACAGCTGTAATGAAAGATTTTAAATTCTCATCTATTTTACCTCCAGCTTTCATCATTAAATCAGAATATATTGCTGCAAATGCTCTGTTATTTTCCTCTGCACCATCCTTAAGATCTGACCAAGGAGTATTTACACCTGAAAATGATACCCTATTGTTTTCAGTATCTTTAAATGATAAATTATTTAAAGCACCTTTTACTTGTAAAAAATGTTCATATGATGGTGAATATACACCAGGTTCAATTTGAACAGCAGCCGCACCTTTATTCATTAAACCACCACCAGCTCCTCCAAATGCGCCTGTAACAGGAGTTTGTAAACTTTCAATAAGTTTAACTTTAGAATCTTTCATTGCATTAAACTCATCTCCAAGATCCATTTCTTCACCAAATATACCTGTTTGAGCATTAACAAGACGCATAGTTTCAACAGGATTACTACTAAACATATTATAAATACCTTCTATTCCTGAAGCTGCTAAGTATGTTCCTCCAGCTAATAATGCACCTACACCACCTGTAAATGCAGCACCTGGTCCTGTAGGAGCACCTACGGCTGCTCCTGTTCCAAAACCTAATAATGTTTCACTTGCTAATTGTGTAAAACTAAAACCATCATCACGTATTAAGGCATCAGGATTTTTTCTTGCAATATTTTTATAAAATTGATCAGCATCTTGAATTGGATTATAATTATGATCATACATATATTCTGCATAGTTATAACCTTGTGCTTTTAATTTCTGAATAGTTTCTTCAGCAGCTTGTTTTTTATTTGCAATTATAGCGGCTTGTGCACCAGCATAATCATCTAAAGTTTTACTATAATTTCTTAATTGTTCAAAGCTTTTGCTATAATATACATAAGGATTATCTCTTCTTTTTTCCATAACTAACATCATTCTTTTTGTCATGTCAGTAATTTTAGAAGGATCTGTTTTTCCAGGTTCTATTGTACTGCTATAACCAGAAAGTTTTTCTTCTGCTGTAGGTATATTAAAAGTAGCTCTATATGGTTTTTTAGTAATAGGGTCTGTAAAAACTGTTTTAGATTGAATTTTATTTTGTCCATCTTTTGCAGTCTTTGAATAAGTACCTTCATTCCAATAAGCTTTATCTTCTTTTTCAAGAGAAGTTTCATATTGACCTTGATTTAATAAAGCTCCGATTTCTTGATCATTTAATGGTGTACCATCACTATGTTCTAGTGCATTATTAGTACCTTTTCCAAGTTGTGTTCTAGGATTACCTTTTATAAATTTAATAAGTTCTGCTTTATTAGTTTTAAAGATATCAGCATTACCTACATTAGGAATTGTACCAGAATTAATAATATAATTTATATCATCATCACTTATAGTTTTTTCATTATAGAGATCTCTTAAAAGGTTAACAGCAAGATTTTTAGCATTAGAACCTTCTTGAGCATACATATCATCAATACTTTTTCTTACAACTTCAGGATCTATTTTTACTCTATCCTTTTCTTCCATATTTGTAAAACCATCTAAGTCACCTAAATTAAAAACTTCAGTAAGTTCTTTTTTCTCTACTAAGTTTCCTTTACCATCAGTTGTATATAATCCGGATTTTAATGCAGCTTGATACTGAATTTTTTCCATTGCTAACTGATGCTTGTATCCTGCTAATTCCATTTGACCAGCATGTCTTTGTGAAATCAAGGCAGAATCATACTGATACTTTTGTCTTTGTACAGCAAATGGATTTGGATCATAACTTAATTCATAGTTATTAAATGCATGGGATCTAATAGCAGCATCTAAATCAGTCTGTAATAATGATGAAGCCATAACAGCATCAACTCTACCTCTCATTTGATTTAAATCATCAAATGATAGTTTATCTCCACCTTCAGTTAATAATGTCTTATTTACATTATCAGTTATAAGTTTCTCATCACTTTCAGTTTGACTTAGCATCTCACCAATTTTTTCATTGGCATCTTTATATTTTTCTAATGCACTTTCAGCTGTATAATGAGCAGTACCATTTTTAATAGATTGCTCAATTGAAGATATCATATTATCATTAACTTTCTTTTGATTTATTAAATCACTTTTAGTTAACTCAGTTTGTTTTTTTAATACATTCAAAGCTTCATTAAGATATGCTTTTTCAGCAAGATCAGCATTACCACCAAACTCTGGCCTATCTTTATTAGCCATTGCTTCATCTTTTCTTTTTAGATATGCTTTTGCTGCATATACTTCTTGTATCTTAGGATCTTTACCTAGGATAGAATAAAACAAACTCTGTAGAGGGGGAATGATTTGCTCCCCGTTTTGTTCAGTTATAATCCAGTCTCCTTGAGGTGTAGTCTTTTTAATTTTATAGTTTAATTGTTTTGCTAACTCTGCAGCTTTTTTATCCATATTAACATATGGTGTATACTTTACATCACCAAAACTTGTTAATTGCTCATATGGAGTATTCTTAAATTCTTGAATTTTATAATCAATTAATCTTAATCCATCTCCCCAATATTCATCATTTGTTTTTTCATCAGTTGAATATCTTTTACCCTCACCTATAGCTTTTTCATTTGAAGTATTTTTTGTCCATGCCATATCTTTCATAAGATTAGCATCTTCATAAAAAGGTCTAAAAAGCTGAGTTGCTTGTTGAACATTTTGATCTAATGAGAGATCCAAACCTGTAACTCTTTTTAAATTAAAATCAATTTTCTTAAATGTATTGTCTCTTTTTTTTACACTTTCATCATGTGTCAATGGAGCATTTAAAATCTGACCATACATGTTATTAAGCTTACTCCAATTTTGATCATACTGACTTTGTTTTAATTGTAAAACATTTGTAGTAAAATTAAAATCAGGTTGGTAAGGTTGATAATCCGGTATAAAATCTGTTACTCCTAGTGGATACTGTGCCATAATTTTTTAATTATAAAACTATTAAAATTTTTTAAGTTTACTAAACATAGAAAGTTTACATGATAAAAGGATTCCATGAATCTACATAAACATAACCTCCATTTGCATAAAGCTGGCCTCCAAACTTACCTTTTAATTCTTTAAGTGCTAAGTAATTTGCCTTCTCATAAGTCATACCATTTCTCATATGTTCTCTAACTATATCTTCTTTGGTAGGACCAGTTGCTCCAGTCAATGGTTTTTCAACTCCAGTATGATACATCATTCCATAATCATATTCTGTATTAAACTGTGGAGTAACTTGATTTCTATTATACACGTTAGCCATTTGATCATTAGCCTCCATTACAGCTCTTGTTGTATTAAAGTTTCTTTTAGTTTTAAGAGCACTACTTAAATTTTGGTCTCTAGCTTGATTTGCTAATCCTTGATTCAATATGTTAGTTCTAGCTTCATTTACAGCCATATCCATTTGTCCCTTTCTTGCATTGACTGAATTTTGAGTATTTACATTTCTTGCTTGTACATCAGCTACTGCACCTACTCCAGCATTTAATGCTTTATCTAGTAAGTCACCCATTTGTTTTTGTTTATCAGCTGTAGAACCTGCTTGTGAATACATGATTGCATTTTTCATATTATTAGCTGCTGAATTTGCAGCATGTAATTTTGCATCAAATGATTCATAAGCACCAGATGTTTTTGCATCAGGAGGAAGAACAACATTTGTACGTGCTACACCTGTATTAGCTAAAGCGTTAGTTAAAACATTAAGTTTTGCATTAACACTCCAACGTGGTTTATCAGCAACTTGTCCTTGACTTCCATCTTGACAAACACACTGCTCTTCATTTTCAATAGGAAATTCTTTTACTTCTCCTGTTACAGGATCAGTACATCTACAAATAAGAGATTCTGTTTCTCCACCACATGATGGATCATCAGTTATACAGTTTCCATTTTCATCTTTTTTTGCAACTTTTGGTGTACCATCTTCATTGTTTATTGTATTTCCATTTTTATCTTTACAATAACATGGTTCATCATTAGGTTCATTAACTATATGTTCAGCAATTTGTGATTTACCTTTTACACCTTCAATACAATCTTTATATATACCACCAGCAGCAGGATCACTAATTATTGTGTTTATTGCTTTTTGTTTTGCTTCTTCCCATTTTGGATTTGGATTACCGCTAGCATCAGTTGGTCTTTGACCATCTAAATGACCTGGGAAAACTCTTACTAACATATCATCAATATCTAATGATGCTTGTATTTTTTTACAAACACCATTTGCAATAGCTACAGGATCACCTCCTCCACCGCCACCACCATGCCAAGTAACTGCTTGACCTTTAACAATTTTGTATTGACCTTTTGTTCCTATTGAAGATGTAGAAGGAATCCAATCTGAACCAGAAGAAAGTGAACTAACTTGTTTTGAACCAATGTTATTTACAGTAACTTGACTATCTCCGGGACCACCAAACTTAGGCATACCACCGTAAGCCATTTGTTCAGGATGATAAGGAAAATCATATCCACCCATTTGCATTCCATAAGCCGCATATGGTATTCCTCCATAAGCCATCATACCAGGTTGTTGCATCATTTCTGGAGGAGGTATACTACCTTGCATTTGAGCCATTGATTCTGGTGAAGCTACTGGAGCTCCACTAGGCATTTGTTGTGGTGCAGCCGGAGCTTGTTGTGCTCCTTGATTCATCATTGCTTGATCTGCTTCCATAGCTTGCATAGGATTAGTTTGTTGCATTTCTTCTGCTAACATTGGATTTTGTTCTTGCGGCATTTCAGGATTAACACCTTGATTCATTGATTGGGCTAATTGATCAGCTTGTTCTTTTAACTCAGGCATTAAATCTTGTTCAGAAATTCCATTAACTTCCATATAAGGTTTAGACATAGCAGGAATACCTTGAGGAAAACCTTTCATTGATTCTTGAACTAAAGCTAAAGCACCTAACTTCATGATAAAGTTTTTGATCATTATAGTAGCAGTATCTCTTTCTAGTTTACCACTATCAGGATCTAATAATATAGACTTATATTTATTTATGTTATAAGGCTTTGCAAGTTCTGCTGGAGTATAACCACCTTTCTTAGGTGTTTTATTAAACATAGCAAGAACATTTGCATCATTTATTTTTAATGAAGCTGTGTCACTAAAGATAAAAGTATCATCAGGAAGATTTAAAGGAACACCTCCTTCATGATGTCTTTTACCAATAATCTTTAAATGATCAGGAATTGATTGACCACTTATAGGACCAAATGCAGTTTCCCCACCTTCAGCTTCTAGATTTGCTTTATCTCTTGGTACAGCACTTAGTGTATCTTTAACTCCTTCATAAGATCTACCATCTAATTTTCTATAATCAGCTCCACCGAAGGCACCTGGTTTTAAAGACAATGAACCATCAACCTGCTTTCCGTAAGCAGCCTTATCTAAAGGTAATTTTGTTATTTGAACTCTCATGTGTTTATATAAATTTTATTTGACCACCAGCAGCAAGTATTTTTCCTATCTCTTCTTGAGTAAGATCATATACTCCACCTTTCCTATATTGAGATTGCCCACCTCTTCTAAAAAATGCTGACTCACCTACATTACCAATAAAAGCAGTTGAACCTTCACCAGCTCCTTTTGAACCTTCTTTACCTTGTTCTTCATACCCACCACCTACATCTGTTTGTGTAGGATTTACTCTATTATCAGAAGTAGTTAAATCACCCATCCAATTTTGAGCATATTGATTTTTTCTTCTATTTCCTCCACCAATTAAAAGTCCTGATCCTAATTGTTTAAGATTACCAATTGCTTTTGGTCTAAGTGTTCTTGCAGTTTCAATTTCATACTTTGTAGTAAAATCTTGTGGTGTTCCTTGAACTTGTTTAGTATAATTTTCATTATAACATATATCACCCGGTCTTGCATTTAGCACTTGTTCTTCTGTACACGGACCAGCACCAATATTTGTAACACCACCTGCATTAGGATCAAAAGGTCCTGACCCACTAAATTGCCCACCTGGATCAAATGAAGGCATATAACCTCCATAAGCCATATAGGCTGGTACATAACCACCTTCTTTTTGTACAAGATTACTATAGCCTTTTTGTTTTGCCCAGTTATCAAATGACCCATATTGTTTTTTGTTAGGTTCATTTTCCCACATTTTATATACATTACCTGCAGCTACAAGTTCTCTATTTCCAAGATCCTTTGTATTTTGTACTCTACCTGCAATTTCTTGTACACCTGCACCACTCATACCAAAACCATTACTGTTTCTTTGTTGCTGTAATTGTTGTTGTCTTTGAGCTTCAGCCATTCTTTGTTGTTCTGCAATTTTAGCTTGTTGAATATCATAAGCTTTTTTGTCAGCTACTTGTTTATCTCTATAAGAACCTTCTGACATACCATCCATAGTACCCATCAAATTCATATCATCATTGGTAGCTGCACCTTCCCAAGGATCAGAATATTCTTGAAAATTTCTTGCCATTTCTGGTTGCTGAGTAGGAATCTCTTGCATACCTCTTGCAGGTAAACTACCAGGATTTTCATACAAACCTTCTGTAAATCTTTTTAAGTCAGTTTGATTAGGATAAATACTATTATTACCTGTAGCCTGATTGAATTCATTTCCAACATTTTGATTCATTGCAGCATCAGGTGATGCCCCTGGTCTAGGTGCAATTTGACCTTGCTCTATTAAGTTTGTATTTTCTTTTGCAATTGCTTGTGGAGATCTATACCCTGGCATACCAGGAATACCTGCTAATAAATTTTCAGCTTCAGCAAATGTCATTTTATTTTGTGACGGATTTGCATTTGATAAATCAGCAGTATTAGAAAAAGATTGCTGATTCTGCCAAAACTGAGAAGGTTGTAAATTAGTTTCTGAATTAGATGTTCCAGTTGCTGGATTAGCATTAACAGCACCTTTATTTCCTGTTGTACCTTGTAAAGCATTATTACCAGCACCTACTGTTATTGGTCTTGTAGGAGCTGGAGTTTGATCTTCAATTGCATTCATTGCATCAGTCTGATCTCTCCAACTCATGTTCTCCCATGTTTCTTGATCAAATCCGTATCTTTCTGCTTGTGTTTTTCTTGGTTGTTCTGGTGCTGTAGAACTAGTTGCACTTGCATCAGATGCGGTTGTTGCGGTATTAGTAGCTCCTTTATTTTCATCACCTGGTAATACCATTGGTGCATGCCAATTACTTGTATTAGTATTAGTATTTGCTGTATTTGTATTTGCAGTATTAGTAGTTGTTGTTGCATTAGCATTTGGTTGCGTTGTTACAGTTGCATTAGGATTGTTAGGATCAAACCAACTATTTTTAACTGTTAATGTTTTTTTACCAGACCACCATGGACCTTTTTCATATTTCCATTCACTAGGCATATAACCTGGTGCAGGACCAGACGCTGTTGAACCTTGTCTTGGTTGTGGTTGACCTGATTGTCCTGGGATATATCCTCCAGGAACTTTAACTATATTTCCTTTAGCATCTCTAGGAAAATCAATTTGTCTTGCCCATCTAAAATCTTTTTTTATTGGGTTAAACATATCTAATAACTGTTGTCCAACAGATGGAGCAGTTGGATATGCATATGATCCTCCACCTTGTGTAGTATTTTGTGTTTGAGTAGTAGTTTTATTTTGGTTATTTATTTCATTTTGTTTTTTAAGCCAGTCAGCTTCCCAAGTTTTCTTTTCTGTTTCAAGTCTTTTTTTATACTCATCTTCTGTAAGATCTTTCCAAGTAGTTGCTCCAGGATTAGTATTTGCTGTATTTACTTGACTATCATTAGGACCAGCAAATCTATATAAACCACCATTCCTAAAATAAGGATCCATTACATTTTTAGAGTCATCAGCATATGCATTGTCATATGCAACAATTGGAGATATCGGCATTTCATTACCTCCATAGACAAACTTCTGAAGATTACCATAAGGATCCATCTGAGGATTAGCCACAGGTCCCCCAAATTCTTTACCTGAAATAAATCTTTGTTTAGCTTTATTCCAACTATCTAATGAGTATCCTAGTTTTAAATATTCTTCTTCAATACCAGGAGCATCCATCATAGCTGGATTATTTTTTATAAGTTCATATAATACTTCTTCATCCGGATCAGGAAATCTAGATTTAAACTCAGAATTATAAACATTAGGATCAGTATTATCAGGAGAAGCAGCATTAGGATCTAAAGCATCAACTTGTGCATCTTGAGGTGTCCATAGACCTGTTAAATAATCTACTTGTTCTTCAGGAAATTCTCTAATTACTCCAGCATTTGGATCCGCAGTTGCATTAAATTCTCCAGGGTTAATTACAGAACCTTTCATCCATGGATACTGAGAAGTTTCAGCTTTTCTTCTTGCAGCTTCATCTGGTGAGATAGCTTCTACTTCATTACCTTGTGCATCATAAACCATTTCTGTTCCAGCAGGAGCAGGATTTAATTCCATATAACCAGGATATGATTTAGTACTATTAGCATTATTATTAAGAGTAACATTATTATTTTTTGCAGGATCTGCTGCATTATTTATTACTCTAGATTTAGTTCTTATGATTTCACCAGGATAACTTCTTGATGTACTCCAAGATGAACTATAACCACCCGGATAACTTCCCGGCATATAACCATAAGAAGGACTTCCAAACATACTCATAGGAACTCCTTTAGCAGTCCATTCTCTTTTTCCTGTCCACCATGGTCCTTTTTTATATGTTAAATCAATCAAAGGTCCTGTTTGACCTTGTGTTGTTTGACCTGTACCTTGACCAGATGCTTGAGGATTTTGTATAATATTTGGACTAATAACTTGTAAATAGTTAGGCATTCCTGGGACACCGAAATAACCAGCAGCTACATCTCCAAACATATTTTGGAAATCTTTTTGAGCTCTTTTCATTTCTCTACCTCTTCTTGCTTCTGGTATATTTTCAAAACCAGCACCGTGTATTTGATTCATAGGTTGTTTAAATATATTTGATACTGTATCAGAATAAGCTTTAAGATGATGTTCACCCGCTTCAGGGTCTCCCGTTTGTACTTGCATACCATCTTGACCCATAGGTATTCCAGATTGTTGCTTTAAATTATTCATTGTGGTAAATAATTTTTTAGCAATACCCTCATTTCCTAAATCTTTTACACCTCTTCTAAATGCATTAACAAATGCTTGTCTACCATCTATTGTGCTATCTAGAGTAGAGGATTGATTTGATTGATCTTGTTCAAGGCCTTCACTAGCTTTTCTTAAACCTTTTACAATATTTTTTACAAATTTTCTTTTATTCACAGTTCCTCCTTTTTTTTCTTTATCTAACTCTTCATCCTCTGCAGTTACTTCCTCTTCAGTATCTTCAGCTTCTGTATCTTCATCTTCTTCTTCATAATCTGCATAAGGATCATTCTCACTTACCCAAGGTTCATTTATGTTATATAAAGGTTCTCTTTTTACAGGTTCTACTTCTTGATCTTCAGTTTCTTGATTGATTATATTTTCACCAGTGTCAAGAGTTTGATCCATGATAAAACTTCTAACTTCTTCAATCTTATCTAAAGCTTCTAATGGATCTAAGTCATATTCATTTTGTAGAGTGTCAATAATATCTGAGTTGTCTTTATTAGCACCGAGCTCATTCATTATAGTTTCCTCAATGTCATACTCATTCATTTTCATCTGCATCCCATACCGTGCTTTTGGTAAACCAGTAAACTTGTTTAGTTTGCTAATAAACTTACCAGTACTTCCACCAGCTTTGTAAATTCTAACTTTCATAATAATGCATTATATACTAATATACTAAATTTTAATTTAATTGATAAACTTACTAAGTTTAATCTAATTCTTCTACTATGTAACCTTGATCTATATATTCTTTTATTTTACTTTTAGGTATGTCAAGTTCTATATAGTTATTAGTTGATCCACCTTTCTTTTGTTGTGGTAAGCCATTAGAACCTTCAAATGGATTTGCTAACATAGTTGCAGTACCAATTATACCAGTTGTTGGAATTGCTATACTATATAATTTTTTTAAATAATCTTTTAATTCTTTTTGATTATATATTTGTCTAAGTTCAGCAATATCTTTTGGTATTTTACCTGCTCTATTTAATTCAATAACTTGATTATATGGCATATCCACTAAATCATCAATAGATATACCAGCTTCTTTAGAATATAAAATTGCACTTATCCCTCTTTGTCTTGCCTCATCTGGACTACTATAATAGCTTATCAAATCATCATAAGCTTTATTTCCAGATTCTTTACCCCACTTAGTCCAATTTTTTAAAGTTTCCTCATCTAAACTTAATTTTGGTAAATTTTCTAAGAGCTTTCTATTTTTATCATCATATAAAGATGTATGCCCATATTCATGTGAAACAACATATTTAGAATCCGGTCTACTCAATCCAGTACTTGAAAAATCTATACCTAATTTTGTACCAGAAGCATCTGCACCTGCAGAATACGCCATTGCATCACTTTCAAGAGTACCGGAATTTTTAGATTTAACATATCTAGGTTTTGTTTTATTTATAGCATTTATTAAATTATTTTGATAATTATGTGCATCCATAAAAGATAGTCCAGGTATTCCATTTTGAAGTCTTCTGTTATACTCACCAGAACTATAAAAATCTAATAGTTGTTGTTTACCTGCTTCAATGTTTGCTAATTGTTCTTGTGTTGGATTATAGGCTGAATTATATGTATCTTCTAAAGCTTTTCCATACTTATCAGGTTTTGCCTCTATAAATAATTCCCAATCTTCTTTTGATCTACCTGTTTTATTTAATATATCTTCATCAGGTAATTTTAAAATTTGTTCAAAATTTAAACTGTAACCCTTTTTACCAACATCATCTACAGAAGGAATAGCATTAGAAACTTCAACAGGTGCTTTTGGCTCTACTTGTACTAGTGATTCTTTATTATAACCTCTTTTACCAAAATCAAAATTACCTGTCTCAAGTCTTTTAAGTTCATTAAATTGAGCTTCAGTAACCATACCATCTTGTTTTTTACCTGTCTCAATTAAACTGTTATAAAACTTTCTATCACTAATAGACATTTTTTTACCATCATAACTATCTAATAGTTGCTTATAGTAATTCATGTTTTTCTTAACCATATTACCACTACTACCAGTAGGCATACCTAACATGAGTGGTCCAGGAGGTCTATCAAAAAATTGCTTTAATCTATTAGTTATAGATGTATTAGGAGAACCTGGTAATTCAGTTGGTACTTCTTTATATCCTTTTAACCAATGTTGTTTTAATAATCTTCCTTCAGATACAGGTACTTCAGCCATGTCTGCTATCCATGGTGTATATTCACCAGATGCATTAGCTGGTGATACAAATGGCATACCTTCTTTATTTACACCTGATGTTTCAAACATAACAGTTGGTCTACCATGTGCACCAGAACCAGTTTGTTCTAACATTGATATATCTTTACCTTCAACAAAATAAGGTCTTGGATATGTTGCTTGGTCAGCACTTTTAATAACTCCTGTATTTAATGCATCTTCTAAACCTTTATTACCAATCTGTCTATAAAATTTGTTTGGATCTTCTTTAAATGCCCACGGATTTATTTTATAAGCATTTTTTATAGCTGCTCCTGCAAATGGTGCTGTTTGTAAAACATCCATTCCTATTTGTCCTGCACCACTCCAAGATGGATCTTTAGCAAAATCATATACATCAGGAGCTAATCTTGCTGCACCTTCCATAGCTCCTATTGCCATTCCAACCGGAGTCATGTAAGCAGCAGCTTTAAATACTGGATTATTAACTACTGCAGCATTTCCTTCTATAGCAGCTTGATTGATTGCCTCTTGATTTATTCTATCAGCCTCTTCTTTGCTAGATGCATATATAGGTTCACCTGTAATTACATTAGTACCTTTAGCTTTACCAAAAGTTGCTGGATCAAATCCTGCATCTATAATTGATTGTCTATATGTATCTTCAGACTCCCATTTATTTCTCAGTGCTTCCTGTTGTTTTTTTTCTTTTTCTCTTGATGCTTTAGTTTTATCATCTAGTTTGGTTACTGATTGTGGTTGAATTTTATCTAGTCTAATTAAAGCTCCTGATTCTGGATCAAATCCCCATTTACCACTATATAATCTATCTTTTATTTGATCATTGTATTCTGGAGTTATTAAATTACGTACTTCATTATTTGTAACATGCATGTCCCAAGCAGCTACACCATCAATATATTTTTTATCATTTTTTAATGTATATAACTTAGCACATTTAGTTCCGTTCCAATAAGTTCCAGTAGGACAACTTTTTTTATCACCCCCTTTTGCAAATTTATTTAATGATGGTATACTTGTTATTCTATACTTTTTCATAATTAAATTTCTTCAAATGTATAACCTAAACTTTCTAAATAGTTTTTAGTAGCTTCATCTACTTGATCACCTAATTCATAATTTACTACACCGCCCTTTTTATAATCAGATAATAGTTCATATGGATCTCTATCTGGATTTTCTTCCCATTCAGGTGTTTGATGATTATAAGCGGCATTATTTATATTTCCTATTTTAAACCATTCAGTATAATACGGTGGTTTTTTTAGTATAGCATTATTAAAGACATAAAAAACTTCTTTATCATATAAGTTTTGTGATACCTTTTTAAAATGATTTTGCATTTCAGCAGGACTCATTAATAAGTCTATACTATTTGCAGATCTTAAATATACTGTATTTACATCACCTAATTTTCTTTTGTTAAGCATATTTGCTATATCATAATCAAATGACATTGGTATAGATTCTACATCTAATGGTAATGCTGATTTCCCATGTTTCTTGAATGTTTTAATTTCTGATGGTATATCTGTAGCAATTACTTTAATATTTTTCTTTTTAATATTCGGATTACTTGCAAGTTCATATGTAGATACACCAGCTAAAGCAGGATTAGAGTTTCCTAAACCTGAACCAATATCAATAATTACAGAGTTAGCTCCTGCATGATCTGCAAAGAATAATTCAGAGTCTCTGTTTCTTTTAACATCTGTTCTATTCATTATATCCTGACCTTTCTCTGGGAATAGTCTATATTTTGTATAATCATTGAGCTGTCTATTTAGAACATCTTTATCATTAACACCCTGCCCTTGAATATTTTTATAAGGATTTTCATTTAGTGATTCAGGATTAACTAAGTTATATACAGAAGGATTATCTGAACCTTTAGTAAAGTAATTTAATGATTGACCTAAATCAGTATCTTTCCAATCTTTTAATCTTACATTTGATTTAGGTTCTACTATAGGTAGATTTAAATTTCCAGAACTGTTCATTCTATTTTGAGCTTGAACTTTTTCAATATTCTGACCTTGTGCAAATGTACTTGCTGCATTATTTGATATAGGTTGAGAAGATGGTTTTCTAGTTATAGATGGTGCAGGTATATTAGACTGTTCATAAATGTTACCTTTCATCATATTAACTAGCATAGGATTAAGATCACTTTTATTTGCTTTAGGTGCATTACTAGTTTGTACTACTGGTGCAGCAACATTATATGCTTTTGGATCAAATGACATTAATTCTCCTGTTATAGGATTTTTTAAACCAAAAGTTGTTTCTTTTGGTTTTTGTTTTTTTGGTGTTTCTTTTTTAGGAGTTGTTTTTTGAGGCTTTGGTCTTTCATATGTTTTTGTATTCCAAATAGCTCCTGTCATTAAATTAGAAGATGAACTAGGTTTTTCAGGGCCGGCTGCATATTTTGCAGATAATCTTTTAGTAGGTTGACTAGGTTTGCTTTGACTTTTCTTATTTGCAAATAGTTCTGGAAATCTATAAATCAAACCTTCTCTGGTACCTATCCTTTCTCTAACTAGTTGGTCTAAACTGTAACCTTTATCAACTAGATCACCAACCATTTTATTATATCTCTTATCGTCATTCTCATCTTTAGCAACAGAAGTTTTTGGTTCACCAAATTCACCAGCTAATAATCTTTTATGTAGTTCAATGTTTTTAGTATAACTACCATCTGTTAATCCTTTCTTTTTAGCTTGAGACCATGGAGTACCTGTAATGTTTTCCCATTGTTCAGAAATTGTACCACCTCCTGCAAATTTATTCAATGTAGATATAGCACCACCTACTTTAGAATACTGTGGTATATTCTCATCACCTTCTTGTTGAGGTTTATTTTTAGAAATATTTTGTAGCATCCAAAGAATCTCTTCATCATTGAAATCTCTTCTTAAATCATTAATTGGTTGCATTGGTTGCCAATTTTCAGAATCTCTTTCTTTGTTTATATAATTTTGAAATATTTCAGGAGTTATCTGTTCAGTAAATGGATCATATACACCTTCTTTTTTTGCAGTCATTCTAATTTCACCAAGTCTTGCTCTAGTTTCATGAGGTGATGATACATAATCATGAGCAAAAGATTTCCAATTTTCTGGTGCTTTTTGCTTTCTAATTTTTGCATTTTTAGTATCCCAATCTACCCAGTCTTTTAATTTTGTATTAAATTCAGGATCTTCAGGATTTTCACCCATTTCAATCATTTGATTTTTCCAATACTCTTCACCTTTTGGTAAATAGTTTCCTTTTTTTTGAGCTATTTTATAATCTTCATTATCTTTCCAATTAGAACCTCTATGTGTAGTAATATACATTGAATCAGAAGGTGGTATTACTCTATTATGCCATTCTGGAGAATCTTGCGGAAATCTTGGATCTTTATATAACATCCAATCTGGATAGTTTTGTATTGTATCATTATCATTAACATACCAACTATTTTGTGTACCAGCAGCCATGTTAACAAGTTCAGGTGTTGCATTAGACAATTTTACACCCATATTATATGCAGGATGATCAGCTTTAAATAACTCTCTTGGTCTATCTGATGAATGGATTAATTCATGTGTATATAAAGTTGGACCATATTCATATCCTCCTGGAAATACTTCAACTTGTCCTGTATCACTAAAAGACCAGGCTGCTGGTTGTATTCCATCTGACTGTTCTTCTGATTCTTTTTCCATTATGTTTAATGGAGGTAAGTCAGCTAGATTTTTCTTTCTTAAACTTGTTAAGTAGTCTGCATTTTTTTGATTACCTTGAAAACTATTTAATACCATTTGATTATACATAGGTGAATCATGCCAGTCTTTAACAAACTGCAAACCTTCTTCATAATATTTAGGTTCATTTACCTTAGCAGTTTCAATTGCTTGTAATCTTTCTTGTTCTCTATTATATGCATCTATATCAGTTAATTCTTGATCTGTAAGATCTTTAGTTGTAATAGGTTCATAATAAAGTTCTCCTGTTTCAGTTTTTGGTAAATCAAAAGGTTCTTCTGAAGGATTTAAAATTTCAATAGATTCATTTTGAGTTACTGGTTTTTCATTTTTATTTCTTCTTAATTTTTTAGATTTTTTATCTTTTGAACCACCGTCTATAAATCTATTTAAAGAAGGTATAGAAGGATCATCTATCTCTTCAACTATATAACCACCTTCAACATATTTTCTTATTTGATCTTTAGTAAGTTCTGCTTCTATAAAACCTGGAGAAACATCTTTATAATGTTCTGCAAAATAAGCAGCATCTTCATCTGAATCAAATCTCATGGCTTCATTAGATTCTGGACCATAGTCACCTAACATTAACTGACCATTTTCATCTTGAATTTGAGGAACAGCATAGTTATCTATACTTGCCATATAGTGTGTACCTGTATTTCCATTTTCAAATTGATATGGATTATCAGGTAGGTTAATCATTCTTTTTGCAGCAGGATTTCCAAACTCATTAGCATAAGCTAGTCTAGCTTTCATCATACCAGTCATACCATCCTTTTCACCACCATTATCAAAGTACATGGATGTTGGATCATATATTTTCTTCTTGTAATTCTTTTTTTTAAGCAAAGGATTTTTTGCAAACAATCTATTTGTAGCTTGAAGATTACTAGAAAACTTTTTACTACCTCCTTTTTTCATCTGAGGCTTATCTAAGTCTGAATCTTTTTTTTTAGCTTCTGGTTCCTTCTTGCCTAAATCATTAAGTGCTTGAAGAAAAAATTTTTTATTATACATTACCTTGGGGACATTTGAGTTTTAGTATTAACAATTTTCAAGATCATATTTGTATCTCTTGAATCATTTTTTATAAGCTTGATGAAATTAATATAATGTCTAAATTTCTTTCTTTCTAATAAAGGTTTTGTATAATCTAAATTCAAAGGATTTAATATTTTTACATAACCATTAACTGATGTGACCCATATATTTTCATCTGAATAGTTTCCTAATAACACTGTAGATTCTGGAGCTGGTAAATAAGGACCTTGTCCAGGAGGATATCCTGATCCAATTGGAAACTCACCTCTATCTTTTGTTATATCCCAGAATTGATTTATTCTGTATTTGTTTTCCTCTTTAGAGTAAAGGATGTCATAACTTGCTTGATTAGTATTTAATCTTGGAAACTGTAATGATAATGGTATGTCATTTTTAGGATAAAGATTTAAGTTAAGGTATCCGGATGCTTGTTCAGAATTAAATACTATAGCTTGATCAAAATTATAATCTAGTACATGATACTGATCCACACATATGTTACGGTCCCTTCTATATGCCTCTAAATAGTATTCTAAACTTTTAATAGTATTTACTACTTGAGCAGTTACCACCGGTAACTCAACTTCAAAAGGATATTGCACCCCATAGAAATTACAGTAATCATTACAATTAACACTATGTTTCCAAATACTATTATCTTTTATAGTAAAGAATGATCCTTTACTTGGCACATAAAAGTTAGGATGCCAATCATGAAATGATAACCAGTACTGCATTTTTGGATCATAACTAACTGTCCATGAAGCATCTTCAAAATATCTTTTATCACCAATCTTAGCTTTAAGAATTGTTGATACACCACCATTCTGAGTTTTAATTAAAAAGTTATCATTTACATTATCATAAGTTACTAATCCTTTATATTCATCTTTTAATTTATAATCTTTTTTAGAAAAGTATAAAATACTATTATCATTATCATAACTTGCTGAACAACCAATACCAGCTACAGGATTATCTGTATGTGGGTATTTTGGAAAATCTTCAAGAAGTTTGAATGGTAAAAATTCACTAAACCACCATTTCATTCCTGTTTGAGATATTTCTTTTAAACCTTCAGCATATGAAAATATTTTACCTTGGTTCTGTGAGATATAAAAAAGTCCAGCCGGAGTTGATACTACACCATATTTATTTTGTGATGAACCATACTCATATGGTTTTTCAGCAACAACAACATTTTGAGGAGGTCTTGAAAATAAGTTTTGATCACCTACGGTAACTGCAGTACCACTTGTATCTAATTGTAAAGTATCAGTACCTTGAAAAACAAGAGGACTATCATTTTCAAATGTTATAAACATACCTGTCTTAGCAAAGTTTTTAACTGAGCTTAGAGTACTTTTAAAGTCTACTCTATTTAGAGGAAGGTATGTTAGCCATCCGTCTATAATCTGATTCTCTTGTTGTTTTAATGAATATATAATTCTATTTGGATATGATGTATAACATAACTCTGCAACATTTGGATTATATGTTGTACCTTGTAAATAACCTTGTGTAAAGTATTGATTGAATATAAATCTTGATGCACTTAATGAATAATCATAAGCATAAAAATTACCTCTAGCTAGTATATCAGGATTTGAATCAAACAATGATGGTAGATCTGTATACTTATATTTACTATAAGGTCTTTGCCAAGTAAATGTACCAACATCTCTAAAATCTGTAATTACTTCAGACTCAACAAAGAAATCTCTAATACCATTTGCTGAAGTATAAAAGTATGAATTTTTAACAGCTAAAAATCCTGGATAACCTGGAAACCACGTATTAACATTATATGCATAATTTCTATTATCCATATCATAATAACTAGATGGTACTAAACCATCTCCATAATCAGGGTTATTAGAAAACCAAGTTAGTAAATTATTTAAGGTAAAATCACTTATATCCCATGGTTGACTATTTACTTGAAACTTAGGTTCAGGAATCATTTGATTTATAAAATAATTCCATTCTGTTTCATCCGGAACATTGTAAAGCCAATCAAAAAAGAAGTTCATTATATTCTTTTCTGTAAATCTATTTACATAAGTATCTCCTCCAAAAAATACAGGTGATGATGTAGATTTCTGTGTAAAATCATTTACTCCACATAGAGTACCATAATTTGATGTGGCAATAGTATTTGGTCCAGTTAGCGAAATAAAATCTAATTTTTGTTCACATGGTGTAGCTACAACTTGTTGTATTTGTTCTAGTTGACCATATTGATTTTCTTTTCTATATTTAATTGCAACATAGTGACTTGCAATTTTATTTATAAAGTTTCTTCCTTTTCCTTTTTCAGTCCAACTAACTTTTCCATTTCCTGTAAAAGTACTATTCATTGCTGCTGGATTATGCGTTCTAATAGCATAACCTAATGTCATAAGAGATTGATCAGTACTATAACCAGTAGACTCAAGTATAAAATGTGGTCCTTCAATATCACCTGAACCATCCCATTTAGTAGTTCTTAATACAACTAACTTAGGTCTTTTAATATTATTTATTCTATATTTTACCGGAAGACCTGTTGCATTATTAATATACTCAGGTAATATTTGAACTTGATCATCTACATATTGACCAGAAGCCATGACAAATCTTTTAGGTTTAGTAGCATCATGTGGATCAAATAAATAGTATTCACCATAACCAACTTGTTCTAAAGCATACTGTCTTTTCTTAGCAATTGCATACATTACATCAACAGCAGTTTGTGTACCTTTAATAAAGTAATACCAAAGATCTCCTCCTACAACTAAAGTATTTAAAAAACCATTTATGATAGGACCAAGCATTTGCTTACCCGTATATGTTTTTTCATAAGTTGGTAATGTAAAAGTATTAGAACCCCCAGAAAGTGTTGATTGTGCTGTTTGAAAAAAACCTGCAAGTGTATCACCTGGTGTAAATAAATCAGCTATTGGTGAGTATGTAGCTAATGCTGCATCTAAACCAGTAGCTGCAGAATTAGCTGCAATAACACCTAAGTTGTTCATAGCTTGTCCAGTAGTTGAATTTCCGACAGCAGGGCTCCAGGTCCATGCTAAACCATAAGGTTGTGTAAAATTACCTGCTGGATAATTTATTTTTAATTCTCCTAATGCATTTAACAAAGCATCAATAATACCATTTGCTAAAGCAAATAAAATAATTTTATTTGTTAAGAATTTAAATCTAGGATGTTTACTTGGTTCAATAAAGAATTGTTCTGCTTCTCCTCTAAGTACACCATATATTTTTAATTCTGTTGTATTCAAATAAGGATTAACAAAACTAGTATCTGGAGAATGAAATGAAATAATATCTTGAGGTATATTCTGATTTTCTTTTTGATTATTATTATTTCTTTTAGTAATATAAGGATCATTATACAAATAGTCAAAACTACCTAAACCTGTTGCATTTGTAAGATTATTTAATTCTGGTACAATACAGTTGTAAGGATAATTTGCATATAAACCAATTACATCATTTTCAGCAGCACTTCCTCTAAGATTGTAATCTCTAAAATTATTTATAATACCTTTAGCAAGAATAGTTTTATTACCATGTCTTGAACCTCTTAGTATTTCATAACCTACAATACCTGGTATATCATTTCCATCATTATCTTTTGGCAATATAATATTTGAAAATTCAACTCCCATTAATCTTATATAATAACCAGAAGATTTTCTTATAAAGTGATTTGTAAGATAACTTGTATTTTGATCAGGAAACTTATGATGTCTAATTGATTTACCACATAAATCATAATCTGGATTAGTAGTTAATGTCCAGCATTGAGAACTTGAGTTCCAAACATCAGATTGAAAATCTGGATATTTTTCAGAAGACTGCCAGTAACCCATATCACCTCTTGCAATAACAACACCACCATCAGGTAATGTTTCAAGTCCATTTATTGAACCTGCGGTAACACTTGCTGTATTTATACTTTCAAATAACATTGTATTACCCGGTAAAGTAATACCGGCTATATTTGAGAAAGGATCAATTTCATTATAAACTGTACCATTATATGTATAATTTCTAGGTGGTCTTCCTGGAATATGATATGATGCAGATTTGTCTCCAGTATCATAAACCCATCTGATAAAAAATGAATATACTTCATCTCTTAAATAAGATGTGTTTTTTCCTCCATCAACATAATAAGTTTCTGGATATTCTATTTCAACCCATTGAGTTCTTATTAAGTTTGCTAATGGTTGATAGTTAAAATCAAATTTAGAAGTAGGCCCTACTCTTAATAGATAATCCATTACTTCTGTCATTTGTCTTGACTTTTCTACAACCGGGCTTCTTAATAAAAGTTCTTTAGTACTTATAGCAGGAGTTGATTCACTTATCTGATCTAGTATAATGGTTTTTATTCTTGTAGAATAATAACCTACTATACGGGCACTAAAATTTTGATCAATAAATCTTATTACAGCTAACTCAAATTCATCAAAGTTTTCTTCATCTGCTTCAACAGTTATTTCAAGAGAGCCCTTAAAGTTTATTGCATTTGATATTGGTTGTGTATATGTACTAGAGAAATAATCAGTTACTCTATATCTATCTTTTGTATAAGCAATAGCAACAGCATATGAACCATTATCTATAGTACCAGGTTGATTAGATAAGTTAATATCTAAACATGGTGTTTTAACTAGAGTAGCTAATCTGATTCTATTACAATCTAAAAAACCAGGTTTAACTGGAGTACATATTTTACAAACTGTTGGTCCAGATCCATCAACTTCACATTTTTCTTCCCATGGAATATTCGGCCAAAGAATTGTAACACCCGATTCATTTGAATATAAATTACCATTAGTTGTTGATGATCCACCTATCCAAACATAATTATCTTCTGGCCATGTTTTTGGATCACCAATATTCATATATCTATCAGGATTTAAGTTATCTGCCCAATAGACTTGCCAAGTACAATCATTTAATAATTTAGAAGCTCCTGTTATTAAATGAAGTTTATTAAAGTTAAGACACCTATCTTGTACAATTGGTCTATACTTACAGATATCACCTTCAAATAAACCTATCTCAGACATTAAAGGTTTTGTATCTTGTATATCATAACCAACTGTATATATGATCCATTTATCACTAAATAAATGTATAGCACCTATTATATACTTTTTGAAAGCATTCATTGTTTGTCCAGCAAGTCCACATAAAACATTAGATTCCTCGTTAGAGAGTGTGCCTAAGTCTCCCTCTGCTGTGTTGTTTACAGCATTCCGGGCATGTGTCCACATTCCTTCTTGTACAAATAAAGGATCAGAGTCTTTATTTAAACCCTTAATAAAGGAGTTTGTATTCTGTTGGGAAGTATCCTGTTGATTTCTCTTTGCCATTACAATACTCTTATATTATTACGGTTTCTATAGTAAACATTATTTGGTGAATAACTTTTAAACATATCATAATACTTACCATATTGAGCTTTTCTATTAGCCATCCAAAGTTTTTCAAGTTCCTTGAAGTTAGGAGTATTAACTAAACTTAAAGCTTGGTTTCTAGCTGCTTTTAATTTAGAAGCAATATACTGAAGTTTCTGACCAACATCTTCTCCGTTCATTAATAAATTTTCAAGTATTCTTTCTTTTAATGCATACTCATAGTATTCATTAAGAAGTTCATGATCAGGAACAAGTAAATTACCATTATCATCTTCTAAAGTAGATTGATAATTAAGATATACTTTACCTTCTTTAAAAGTTGTATTTAAAAAACCATGTTTTATCCATCCTTCATTTACAGTATTATAATAAAGATTTGGACAATCACATTCAATTTCTTGACTTGTCTTCATCCTAAGTGGATAAAGATTTCTATAAACTCTTGTTGTAGAAGGATTTATGATTTGTATTAGTTCATATGCTTCACCTTTACAATTTAAAAATACTCTTGGTTTTATAGCAGTATCACCATATGGTTGGCCAAGAGAATGAGTTACACATATACCTTCTTGTCCACTATAACAACAAGGTTGATTTACTGGAGCTTCACAAGAATTCAAATAAGTTTCACTTGGAAATTCTCTGTATGGTACTTCTTGAATATTAGTTCCTCCGGCAAAACCATCATAACCAACATAACCCACATTATTTTGGAAGTCCCCGCAAATTAATGCATAATTAAATGCATAAAAATTATCAGGCAGTTTAACTTTATTATGGGTGACATCAAGTATAATTTCCTTTTGTTGATTTATTCTCAACCCTAAATCATAATTAATTTTTCTAACTAGTTTGATTAACTGTTGAGGCTCAATCATATTTTCTAAAGCAAATGTGTACAAATCAATTGTAACATCTTCTAGAAGTTGATCAAAGGTTCTATATTTCAGAGTATAATTAAAATCCATTATCTTAAGATATTTTGACTGTCATCAGTTGGATCAACTGGTATTTGAGCAATCATGGTTAATTCTTTTAAAGCAAATTGTTCTATTTCAGAAAATAAATATTCTGGAATATTAAGTGGTTGATCTTGTATAAGTTCACAGTTATCTGAATCACATGTAGGAACATTATTTTCAAATATAGCTTCTATTCTAATTGCATCCCAATCTATATTAGGACAGTATATGTAACCATTAAGGTACCAGAAGTATGGTCTCTTATTATATTTAAATGTTGTAGATTTAGTTATAGAAACCCAAGTACCTGGATCAGTTCTAAACATTTCTATACCGCCATCTATAGAAGATATAGTACGTATAATAGGACCAAACATACCATCAAGAATTGTAGGTAACTTATCTTTAGATCTTTTAAAATAACATCCAGAATAAACTCCTACACAACCAGCCTCCACTTTATCAACATCAATTAACTCTACATAGGGAAGAACTTTAAAGATCTGACTCATCTTCATTAATCTAAATTGATTGTCTTCTCTTTTTATAAGAGTTTTAGCATACTTTGTAAGAACAAAATATATCTGTCTATCAGTAAGAAAAGAATCCTCCTTTACAGCTTTTAAAGCATTTCTTACTCTTGATATTGCTTCTCCAATATTTGTCATATGTCAAATTCATTATAGCTTTTTAAAGCTTTTTTTTCTTTATTAAGCGCAATACTTTTATGTATTGCTTTATCATATATTTTCCTAAGTTTAGTTGTAGCATTAACTACAACATACATATTCCAATTTTCTGAATAGTTTTTAGAAACACTTCTTTTAAATTCTCTGCATGCAACAAAACTCCAAAACTCTCTATTTCTCATTTTATGTTTAGGAGCATGACTTGTAAAAAAGATTTTAGCTAACTTACCATCTGTATTAAAATTATTATTTGTTACTTTTAAACCATACTTATTAGACTTTGCATAATCAATATTACTTTTCTTACTTGATTGACATGTCCCAATAAATAACCATCCAATTGTTTCAGGTAACTGAACTCCATCTCTTTTTTCAATTACTGTATTAAACAATAATTTATTAAAAGCTTTAATAACGGTTCTTAAATAATAATTATCATAGTTTTTATACTTACTATGTTTCTTTTTAAAACTATCAAAGAACTTTTTGTTCAATACACTATACACTTCAGATCTATATCTTGGTGCTTTTAAATTTGGTTTGTTAAACTCCTTCATATTAATATACTAAAAATAAATGATATTAGCAAATATACATAAAAAACAAAACCCTCACTAGTGCGAGGGCTTGCCTTGTTGTCACAGAAACCAACAACCTGTAACTTCTTTTTTTATCCTATAACTGTTACTGAATAAGTACCTAATCCACCTGGTACAACTTCAACAATTGAAATATTATTACCATCATCAACAGTATATGTATAATCAGTACCATGTATATATGTAACAAATGGTAAAGGTAATGATGCTGATTTTACAGAGATAATGACATTTGTTGTACCTAGATCATGATTTATTGTTTGATCACCGGTTAATGCGGATGATGGAAATTTAGCCACATCAGCAGCAATTGTTACAGCAGTAGCAGAAGCACTTAAATTAATACCATTACCAGCAGTTAAACCTTTAGTTACTAAAGCAGGACCAGTTCCATCATTTACTAAAGTTTCTGTTCCACCAGCAGATGCTAATGATACAGGGCCTTCTGTATTTGTAATTGTAAAGTTTGGATAGGTTCCCGTAATATCAATACCAGCTCCTTCAGTTAATACTACTGTTTGATCAGGTGCAGAGTTAGTAATTCTAATTGCATCTGTACCAGGTACAGTACTTGCATTAAGAGTGATGCCTGTTCCTGCTACAAAGTTTAATGTATCTCCAGGAGCTTCAGCAATTTGAATGTTTGTAGGATCATTAGCTGGTCCCCATACAAATCCTGAATCAGGATTAATTTGAGCTCTGTCAAAATCATTTGGTGGAATAACACTACCTGGTACAACTGAGGCACCTGTAACATGACCAAAAGTATCAAATGTAAAAAAGACATCTTGGATAAAAGTATTACCAGAGTTATCACTATTTAAGTTAGCTACACTTGATGTATCTTGATGAGAAACAGTTACTGTTCCTGCAATTGGATTTTGAGATATTAAAATACCAGGACCTGCAAGAATTGATGCAAGTATATCATTTTGAAATACTGTATCAAAATAAGCTTGTAAGGCAGGTATATCAATAGATACAGTATATGTTGTTACATTACCTACTGTATTAGGAACTACATCTATATAAGTAGAACCTACAACCTGAGTTACTGGACCTACTGTATTACAAATATAGTTTACTAATTTAGTAATTACTGTATCTAAATAATCATATCTTTTGATTACTGTGTCTGTATTACAAATTATATCAGTACCTGTATATACAATGCACTGAGAATTAAATACCTCCGGGCATGCAGGAGGACACGGAGGAGTAACCGTATAGGTATTGTTACATCCGCAGTTTTGATTACATGTGTGAGTTGCCATTTTTTTTATTTTAAATTAAACATATATACATATTCTTGAATTAAAATTAATTCATTTATTGGTTTTATAAATTTCTAAGTTTAACAAACCCAATTCTTATTGCATCACTTCCATTATATGCACCACCAGCATAATCTTCTCCTGTTAAATTTAACATTCTGAAAATTACTTCACTTCCAACATTTAGTGTAACTACACATTGAGCAGTAAGAATTATGTTACTATCCATATTTGCAACTATACTTTTTGAAGCTCCTGTAAATATATCTCCAGAATTTGTTCCTCCACTACATATACCTATATCAAATCGTCCATCAGAACCTGTTGTTTTCCAATATGCAGTATTGTCTCCATTAGCTTTTAAATAAGTAGACATTGTTAAAAGATACTCACCTTTTTGTGTTATTTCAAATATACCCGTAGTATTATCAACTGTTAAGAATGTAGAAGTTGGAGGAGCAGTTACTGGAAATGTTGCACCAATGTAATTAGTTCCTCCATAAGGGGGGATAGTAACATTTACAACAGTTCCGTTAGAATCCATGTAGTTGTATTGAAGTACATCTTGTACTCTTTGACCAACAGGATAATTATTACCACCTTTACCAACCGTTTTTCCTGGTGCATTTACTACATTTGGTATTGTTGCAGGAGCAGTGTTACAATTGTTTGGTCCTCCAATAGTTACTTGAGCATAAAAATAATCTAAACCATTATTTACAACTGGTGCTTCAATTGCAATACATCCTGTATCTCCTACTGATATATCTAATGTACAAGAAGTTAAAGATCTTAAAGCTAAAGTTTGTGTAACAGGATCCCATGAATCTATTAATGATACACAATCACAAGAACCAGTTCCTAATATATTATTTAAATCATCTTCAAATTCTTGTGCCGTAAAGTTAATAACACAACCTCCACCGGTTGTTGTTTTATTAAGTACAGGAGTCCAATTATAATCCCATATTCCTTTATTTGCTGTTACATATAAATTAGTAATTGGATATGTTAATCCACTAAAAGTAGCATCAAAATTTGGACCTAATGCTGAAGATAAACCAGTTGAAGTTATTGGACCATTAGTTGTTGCGGCATATACCTGCAATAAAAAATTTCTTGATGTAACATCAAATGTATTTGCAGGATATACTACACCTCTAAAAAAGTTCCAATGATTATTATAATCAAGTACAAACTCAGCATGATCATTTGTCCATCCAGATGTTGGTTGCAATTGATTTACAGTTAATGAAGGTGTACTATTATTTCCATGATAACTTTGAGAAATCTCACTATTATTATTTGCTTCATTTACAAATGCTATATATATTAAACCTGTAGGTGCTATCCAACTTGGAGTATTCCAGTTAGGTGGGATTGTAGCTCCAACAGGAGTTGCTGTTGAAGGATTTAACCAATTAAAAAAAGTAGGTGCAGGTGATATACCTGTAAAATTACCATTTTTAATTATTCTTGGAAATTTTAAATATGTTTCAGGAGTTTGAACTTCAAAAATATATAAATTACCAGTATAACTTGGATTTGCTGTTTGGTAATTTGTATACCAGTCAGTAACGGCTGTACATAAAGTTTGTTTGTTTGTAAGATAAGTTGCACTACAATCTCCTCCTTCAGCATAAGGACCTGAAGAAATATCAATATGAACATATATGTCAGCATTATTTGTTATAGCTTCACCACATGGACATGGTTCTTCAATTGTTAAAGTATCTCCAGGATTTAAAGTAGATACAAAGTTATATATATCACATAATGCAATCCAAATATTATTGATTGCATCAGCTACTGTACTATAAGAAGCATTTTGTATCCAATTTGGATTAAAACTAAAAGGAGTACCTGTTGTTAATTGTAAATCTGTATCATCAATACATTTTGCATTTACTGCATTTATTAATTCAGATGTGGTACCTGTTGCTGTATAGAATGGACACCAAACATTATTTATAAATTCTTGTAATATTGTATTTATAAATTGAGTTGAACCTGTTGGTAAGGAACCAATAGGACAACTAGTTAGAGTAAAAGATGGTATAACATTCTCCGGAGCAGGAGTATTTTCTAATACTGTAACTCGTATATCTAAATTATTAATTTGACTTTGTAAGTCTCCTATTTGATCTATTAAGTCACAAACTTTTTGTGCAATCATTTGAACATAGTCAACTAACTGCATTGTTGTTTGATTGTTCTGAACAAAACAAGGTTTAACTGTAACTACACAATCAGGGCATCCTGAGTCAACTCTAGTTGTATCAGTAGGTATACCTTCAAGTTCACAAATCTTTTCAATAAGCAATTGAATTAAAGCTTGAAAATCCTTTGGACCACACGCTGTTATACCAAGACAAGATAAGTCATAATTAGTTACATTGGTTTGATCTAATAATGTACAAAGCTCTGTAGCCATTTTAGCTACTACATCGGATATAGTATCTCCAGTACATAGATTAATACAATCTAGTGTAGGTCCTTGCCATACCACACAATTTGATGATACTGGTGAACATGGTCTGTTATCTAAATTTAAAGGCTTCATAGTTTATTCTATTTATAATATACAAATTAATTTTTACAATTGCAAGTTTGACTTGTATTATTGTTGCATCCACAAGTACATTCTTTACACTTATAATTAGGATCTTTAAGAGCTTGTAAGTCTATTAGTTCTTTTTGTATTAACCATCTATCATCTTCTTCAGGGCAACAGTTAGTTATACCATATCTTTTTTCAAGAGCTAGTTTATACATTATTTCTGCAAACCTACATGTAATATTATCATATTTTTCTGGAGAACAAATTGGTGTATTATATCCAGGTTTTACAGTTCTATTGTTTTTGAATACAGGTTGTGGACAAACAAATGCTGTTGTATCAAGTTGTAAACAGTTACCAAAATATTCAGCATATAAAAATTGACCTTCTGGTAATTCTGGTAATATCCATTTCTTTAAACAAATCTTTTCAGAAGTTTCTCCTACCAGCAATGTTATTTCTTGTGTATTATTTTCACAATCAATATATTCTATAGTTTGTTCTGTTAGTGTAAGATTGGTAAGTTTAGAACATACACATGGTAAATCAACACCACATTCACGACAACCTTCAAATTGTTCTGCTACAACTACATTAGATAATGTTTCAAATGTTCTTGTTGTCTCAATTTCCCAACAGGTATCACAGTTTTCAATTTTTATAACACTGCCTACATAGTCTGATAAATCTGTTGTAGTAACAATATCTCCCACTTCACCTGCACAATCTGTAAGTCTGTAAAATGTAGATAAACAGTCATTACATCTTTTAAAAACATTATCAATTACAACTAATGTTTCAGATGGCGGTACATAATTAATTTGTTGTACAGTAAAACATCCACAATCGGTTTCTACAACTTGATTTACATATGCTGATAAATTTTGAGTAGTATATTGTACTTCATATATCTTTTCACAATTCTGAAGTTTATAAGCTATATATGGTTCACAAGTTTCACAAGAACTGAACTCTTGAAGTACTGTTACATCTACAGGACAATCACATGGACCAGGACATTTTTCTGTTTGAACATTTATCCAAGGAACTTCTTGAATAACCCAACCTGTTAAATTACCATCACTAATTGTTTCTGGACAATCACCTTGAAATTTACTTTCTGCATAAGTAGTACCAGGATTTGCACAACAGTCAATAATTGTGATAACCCAATTAGTAGAAGGATTAGTTGATGCATTCCAAATATAAAAGTCATCTGTACCAACTGTAAATTTCCATACTCCCCAACCATTATAAGTTCCTATATTAAGTGCTGTATGTTCAGTTACTGATATAAGACCAGATTGTTCTCTAGCTTCTATAGTTACAGTTATACAATCACAGCCACTTGATATACTTTCTTCTACTTCCCAACAACCTTCATAACCTAATAATGTAATTACAGAAGATGTATTTACATATTGAGATAAAGTTTGAAGAGTAGAATAAATTATTTCCTTTGTGTCACAATTTGTTAGTTTATAACATACTGCAGGACATAAACCATCAACACATTCTTCACCTTGAATAATCTGAAATTGACCAGGTGTTCCTGAAAAAATAGGATATACTCTAGAGCAAAATTTAGTTATAGTTGCATCTTTAACTACTTCATTATCACAATTAACATACTGTAATGATTTTAAAGTACCGGTTATTTCATAACAAAGGCATGGACATGGTTCAACTGTATCTAAAACAGTAACAGTAATTATAGCATTATCACATTTACCATCTTGTTCAATTACAAACCAGGTACCTGTCTTTTCTTCAATTTCTATATATTGCCCTACATATCCTGATAAATCAAACCATGTATTAAAATAAAGACCATCACAGTTTACTAAAGTATAACATTGAGGATCTTCACAAGTTGGACATTCTAATTTATATTCTTCACAAGTAGCTTTACCACTATAAGATAGTACAGTATATTGTGATTGTAATGGTATTAATGGAAGTGTGTTATATTCTTCAGGTGTTATATTAGATATTACTGATATATCATAACAGAAATTTTCAAATCCATTAGCGGGAGTTCCTGTATAGTTAATTAATCCACCACTTAAAAAACCTCCTGGTAAAGGACCTTGTGTTTCTATTACACTTTGGCCACAACAACTTGTAAAGATTAATTTAGATAAGTCTGGATTACAGTTTATACATTCCGCACAACCATTTTCTATATCAGTAGAACTTAATGTAAATTGAGCAAATTCACTTAAACTTATACCAGGATAAGGAACTCCTGCATTACCAGGATAAGTTATTAAATAACAACTATCTGGATTAAATATTATTTGACCAGTTACAAAACCAGGACCTGTAATAATATAAACACCTTCTTGAAAAGTATTTGGATCAAATCCTTCAATATTGTATATACCTCTATCAGATGTATCACAACAATTGACTATCTCTACATAAGGTATTGCTACTGCTGATGATATACCGGTTCCTGGAACTGCCATTATTTTACAAATTTCTGTAAGTTATTATACCTATCTTTTCCCCAAGTATCAACTTTAGGAGTTTCTTTTACAGTTGGTTTTTGTGTTTTTAATGAAGATTCATATTGTGATACACAATTATTACAAACTGTTCTTCCATTAGATGCTGTCTTTCTTTGACATCCGCAAGATAATTTTTTTCCACAATTTGGACATGCACTCATAATTTGTTGGTTTTTAAGTGTTTAACAATTTTTACAATCTAATTTATTTAAAAGTTTAACTGCATAATTAAATAATGTCATACCTTCTTGGTTTTCATGACAAGTTTCTACTTTAGCTTCTGCAGCTTCTAAAAACATTTTTATCATATGTAACTGTTTCAGCCTTTCTTTTACTTTAGCTGGTGGATCACAATCTGATATACTTATATTACAAAGAATTTTCTCATACTGATTAAGTGCACAAGTCATTCTTAAATGATTGTACTCTACATAGACTTTACATTCTGGGTCTATTGCGTACTTAATATTATATATACCATCTGGTAAATTTACAAAACTTGAATCACAATTTTCAGTCTGAAGTCCTAAATCACATGCCGTAAGTGTAGGAGTAGAGTCTGGTACAAATGCTACTTCAGCAGTATATTTAAATCCCGGTGCTACTATGTATAGTTTAGGATTAACTATACCCACCAATGCAGAATACACACTTGTATCAAATATCTTCATTACACAAGCATTTGATACAGTAGGGATTTCTAAACTTAATACATGATTTGCCATAAGATAATAATAAAAAAAGGAGAGGAGAAATTATTATCTCACTCTCCTTTTGAGTTGTTTATAATTTAATATTAATCTGCTACGGTATCACCTGGGAAAGGTACAATTGGATCTGCACAGTTATTACCTGATACAGTTGGTTTTGCAGTACATGTAGTACATGTATCTAACCAATTATTTATTGCAGCCCATACACCAGTTGGACTACTAATATCACCTTGTTTAACAATAAGTTCTACTAAGTATTGATCATTGTCAAATGTTCCAGATGGGTTATAGAAACGTGGTACATTATGTAGTAAATAAATTCTATCATAAAGTTTATTTCTCTCAATAAAACCATTACATCCTACAATTGCATCTCCTTGAGTAATTTCACGAATCCTGAAGTCAGTTGCAAAGAAGTTTTGTCTGTAAGATTCTGACAAGATAAAATCTCTTGCTACGGTTTCCCCAACTCCGTTAGCCTGTAAACCATAACATTCAACACCTACACAAAGTGTTTGGAATTCACATGGTGCACCTGTTAAATCTACTTCAGATGCATAGATTCTTACTGGCTCTAATTCATAGAAGTCAGAAACTTGGAATGTACAATTACCAAATTTAGTTTCTTCATAAGCACCTGTTAAAGTAAATCCTGCACACATATCTGCTGTATATGCTTCTTCTGACCATGCAGAATAATTTTCATATGTTACAGTTAGTGGAGGTATTGGTAATGTACCTAAGTCAACATTATCTGGATAATAGTATGTCCAAGTAGCACCATTGTCATTAGAGAATGTTACAATTGGATATACAAATGGATTGATGATTGGAGAATTCAAAATTTGATTTGCCCAAGCAAAATATACTTTACGTGGATCTACTGGTACTGGAGCAATAGCCGGATCATCTGGAGAATCTGGACAACATCCGGTATATCCCTCAAGAGTCAAGTATGCATTGTGATTTAAATATCTTAATGCTGGAGAACCTTTAACATCTAAACGTAGATAGTAAGTTTCACCACATAAAAATTCTTTACAACATGTCCCAGCAGTTTCACCTGGATTAGAACTTGATGGTGGATTAAGAACATTCCAAGGAGTGTATCCAACATTAGTTACATACTTAGAAGGTGTATTAGCCTCAACATACCAATACTTACTCACATACTGAGGTTTGATAGTTTTAGTTTTGTTAGACTCTTGGTATCCTCCATGAAACTTACCAATTTTATCTTTTGGATAAATTGAACCTGATGCAACAATAACACTACAACATGGATCAGTATCCGGTGCTGGCGCAACTTCAAAGTTGTCAGGATTAATAAATGTAATTTGAGCTGCTCCCAACTCATTATAAGTTGTAGCTCCTGGTGCAGTTGGAGTACCTAACTGAACACCATCTAAATCAGAAACCCCTCCTGTTGCCAAAAGGACTTTTCTAAAAGCGTGATTAAAATAAGCCATTGTTTTTTGTTTTAGTTAATAAATATATATAGTATAATATAATCAAAAGTTTTTAAATATCCAAATTATTTTAAGAAAAGTAATTTATATTTAGTAGAATTAATTGAATCTTTTACTAAATCTAAGTTATTTACTATTTCTGAATAAGGTAACATACCTTGTAGTTTATTTACCATAGCATAAATATCTCTTAGGTAAGCCACACCATCTGCTACAGTATCTAAGGTTCTTGGAGAGACTTCAGAATACTTTAATATTTTTTCTGCAGCTCCTTGATATCCTTCAATAAGACTATCAGCAAAATCTGGTAAAGCATCATATAATTTATTAAGAGCTTTGTGAGCTGCATAAGAACCATCACCTGTTACTTTAAGATGTAGCTTATGAAAACTTGTTCTTGCATTCATAAGTTCTGAAACACATGCAGATACCATAGTATCTAATGAACTACCACCAACTCCTGTATCTGGAGTAGGTTGTGGTTTAGCTGGTTCTTCTTTTGGTTGAGTTACTATAACCTGTGGTCTGCTTATTGTTCTAGCAGGCTCAGGGTTTCTTTTTAAAAGTCTTGATTTTGTTTCCATAATTAGTTATTTCTTTCAGCACCTTCTGTACCTCTAGAGAATTGATTACCTGATTCAATATCTCCAGCAATTATACTAGCTGCTTCATCTATTAATAATTCTATTATATCATCTTTAAATTCACATTCTATATTTGCTGTTGAAGCAAGATTGGTATAAGGATCTACACAACCATCTATTTGTATCTTAATGGGCTGTCTATAGTAGATAAGCTCAGCTTCATCAATGTTAAATTCTCCGTTTGTGTAGATATTTACTTGACCTCCTTTTAATGTTGCAAAAGTTTCTGCCCATTCAAAACTTGGTTGTTTTGCTTTATCTCTAAGAAGTTCTCTTAAGTTGCCTTCTTCAGCAAGATATACCATCATAGGTCTTTTATCACAACAACCCTTTCTAGTTAGAACATCAACTCTTTTCCATTGCAAATAGTCATTAGGAAGAGAACTTGTATAATAATATTCTTTATCTGCTATAGTTAAATCAAATGTCTGAAGTAAAATTTGTAAATCATCCTTTCTTCTTGTTGAACCCTCATCACCTTCTTTAGTAATATTAATACCATGAAGTTGTCTACGGGTCCATTCAACCTGAGCTTTATTAAAAGCCTCAACAATTTGCCAGCAAGTTATATTATCATAATCTTGACTGTCAAGCTTATTAAGTCTTTGTTTTATCTTTATAGTGATAGTACTATTAAGCATCTCTTATTTTTTTTTCTTTTTAAGAATTCTTGTAAGAACATCAGCTCTTGTAATTTTATTTTTAGGAGGTGCTACTGCAGCTAATTTAGCATTTTTAGTAGTACTTTTTGATGTGTTACTTTTTTTCATTTTATCCTCTTTTAATATTTTTCCACATTGCAGCGGCAGCAATTCTTTTACCTTTTTCACCACCACCTGCGGCAGCAGCTACATCAGCAAAACTTTTACCTTTCTTACCAATATCTTTTCCAGCTCTTGCTTTTTTAGCAACTGATGACTTTTCTTTTTTTGTTAGTCCAGCTGAAGGTTTCTTTTTAGTTGCCATGACTATCCTCCGTATAAAGGTCTTTCACCACACTTACCATTAGATAGTCTTGCTAATCCAGGAGGGCATCCAGTTTTTACTGCTTCTACCATACTTGGTTTAGCTCCACCTTCTTTCATTTGCATTGGATTAGTAGTAGCATTATATCCAGGCATACCAACAATAGTTTGTCCACCATTTTTCATTTTTTTCATGGCACCACCACATTTAGCGCAACCTAACTTTTTCATAATTATTTCTTTTTAGATTTAACAACACCACCTCTTTTTTGAGTTTTTAATTTATTCTCAAGACCTTTTGTAAATTTTGCGGCAGGTGTATTTTGAGCAGCTTCTTCTGCTTTTTTAGCAGCAGCTTTTTCTGCAGATTTTTTTGAAGCATCCTTAAATAATTTATTACCTAATGCAGCAATACCTGTAGAAAGAAGTCTACCAGCCCATTTTGCACCACCACAATATACACAACCATGACTATTAGGATTACCATCAGGACAATAGTTTGGTGGACATTTTTTTGCACCACCTTCTTTCATTTTTGCAACTGACTTAACAGTTTTTTTATTTGTTGTTTTCATTGTATATTAAATTAACAGTTCCACTTTCTTAAAGACTTATTGATCCTTGAATCAGGATCATTAGCTGTCTTAGAGCTTGTTAGTTTTTTCTTCATCCCACTCATCCTAGCACAAAAAGATTTTCTTCTTTTAGCAGACTTACTATCTGGATCAAGTTTAGAAGGTTTTGTAGTTACAGCTGTCTTAAGTTTACTACCAGGATTAGCTGCTCTATAACTTGCCACTCCTTTAGCATTAAGACCTCCTTCTGAATTCTTACCTTCTTTTCTTTGCCATGCTGGAGACTTTGCCATAATTACTTACTGAAGTTTTTTAAAACATTCATTTGTTCTTTAGCAAGATTTTGCACATCTCTCATTCTTTTAGCATCCTGTCTAATTTCCTCTGCTCTTTTTAATGCATTCAAGTCAGATTCAATTTCCCATTTTCTCATTTCTGCCTTTGCAGGTCCTGAAATAGAAATACCAAGTGAAGATGATTTCTTGGCTGGTGCTTTTTTAGTTGTTGTTTTTTTAATTGCCATTACTTTTTCTTTTTAGTAGTTGCTTTAATTTTCTTTTCCTGCTTAAGCATTTCATCAGTAGGTTTCTTACCAGATTTACCAGCAGCCTTATTTTTTTTAGCAGCATTACGGATGTTATCCCAGAGACCTCTCTGGGACACACTACCGTCTTTTCTTTTTAGCATTTCTTTTGCCATTAAGTATTCCAATATTTTTCACAAGCTTGGTTAAGATCCTTTAAAAGATCCTCATGTAAAGGATTTTTTAAGTGTTCTATAACATCAGATACATTTCTACCTAGTAAGCTATTTGACTTAGCATGGTAGATATATCCATCAGGCTTATTAATAATATACTTAAAAAAACTGGAATCACGTACAATTGATTTAATTTTTAGTGTTTCCATATCTAAATTAACTGCATCAATAAATGTTTTTGCTGCTCTTTCTTTGTTAGATTCAGCACCATCTCCTGAAATATATCTATCCATATTTTCATAGATAACATCCAATGGTGTTGATTTTCTATACTGTGTAGAGTTTGCATCAACTACTTTAGCAATGTAAAATAATTTAGTACTGTTTTTATCATATAATTTTTGTAATTCTGAGTAAGCTTTGTTTCTGATTTTTTTGTATTCAGTTCTTACCATTACAGTTTCTTCTTCTTTATCTAAATAAAATTTAGGTGGAACAGCTTTAGATCTTGCATCATCATAACTTTTTGATATCATTGCAAATCCTCCTGCTTCAATAGCATGAAGTTTAATTCTATCAAATGGTTTAAGAGGATCAAGATATACTGGTTCATTACCACATGACATTTCTATTTTATTCCAAAATTCTGAATTGTCAGGTTTAAGTAATTTTACTTTGTTCCAAAAATCTTTATCATCAACATCAATAATATTTGCAGCTAACTCTTTTTCTAATTCAGCAATTGAAGTTCTAATTTCTCTTATTCTTGCTTCTTTAAGTTCTGGATCTAAAAGTTTAATTTCAGGAGCAAATTCATTTAATCCTGTGATATATCTTATGACACCATTATTCTCTAAACAAGCAAGTTGCTCATTATGAGTTACTCCGTCAAAAAGACTCATACCATATTCTTCTAACCCCATGTTAGTAGCTTGTTTGTCAAAGTAAGGTCTAACAGCAATTGATGTTTTTTTGATGCTGCCTACTCCTACTTCAACCATTGTAAAATCTGTTGTTTCCATTTTGTTGGTTTTTATTTGTTGGTTATTAAATCTTAAGTAAAAAGGGAGGAGTTACCCCCTCCCTGTTTTTTTATATAGAGTAGATTAGAATGATCCTCCTGTAACAGGGTTTCTCATAACAATCTTAAGGACTTTAGTTGGATCCTTAACCCAGATAGCTGGCATGGTTTGAGACATCATAACTCGGTACCCATTGAATTGTCCAGAAGACTGGAATCCTTGTGTACGTCCCATGTAGTCCATAGTACCATTTTGATACCACCATTTCAATTGATTATCCCAAGACAATTTCAACAAGAAGATGTTGTCATTTGTATTGTCAGTGATATCAAAGATAATGAATGAGTAAGAAGATAATGGGAAACCATCAATGATTGGGTTCTCAATATCATTTGTATGGATGTTGTCAAATGCAGGGTTCAATACAAACTTAACATTTGCCAAGAAAGGAATTACATATGAAGTGTAAGCAAATCCAAAGTTCAAGTCCATACCTTTACCAGTGATTGCACCAATATCAGCAGCCTGAATCAATAGACCAGAAGCAACAGCTTCTCTTTTGATAGCTTCATTTACCATTCTCATTCCACCCATACCAGTTTGAACTACTAGAGATCTTTTTGGATCTGGACCTTGGAATTCAACTTTACCATTGAAGAAGTTGTAGATCTCTCCACGGAATAAATCCAATGTAAAGTTATTTTTGTTGTATACTCTTTTGAATGAGTTATCCAACTGTCTCCAAAGACCCACAGATAATCTAATATCATCTGGACCATCTTGACGTACTCTACCTCCTTGTCCCCACATTAAGTAAGTCTCAATGTCAGTTGCAATTTTAGAAAGGTGAGCTGCTTCCATTTGAGTTAAGAAAGTTCTTGATAAATCACCATTATCAAATGCTCTTTTAACTTTGTCTTTACCCATTACCTTAATCATATCTTCTAATGAAGCTACAGAAGGATCTTGAATAGACTTGTCAAATGTTCTCCAGATCTCAGTTACAGGAACTGTACCATCTGCATTCATTCCACCTTTAATCATCAAGTCAGCACGAGATGAGATAGAATAGTGAACATGAGCTTCAGCACCACCAACAAAGTTATAGAACTCACGGAATGAAGTTCTTGTTGTGATGTCAGAAAATCTTTCACCATATTCTCCTCTAGCAGAACCTTTACGGAAAACTTTAGTACCATTAGTTAAGTACTTGTTATCCAAATATTTGAAGTTATCATTGTTTACCAATTGAACTGTGTAAACATAACCATCACCTAATGGAAGAATATCTTCATCTGTGATGTACATCTCAACTCCGTTATATTTGTCATAAGTGATGATATCACCATGTCCAAATTCACGTCTGTTAAGTTTAATTCTAAATGTAGAACCATCAGTACCTTTGAATGCAATGTTTGGTTCAATGTCTTCAACAATGTAAGGAAGATCAATAGAGACAGGAGTCTGCCATCTATACTCTCCACGAGCATTATCTACTTGAATTACATTTTTGCCACCAAAGCTTGACATTTGGTAAAGAGGCATTTCTACTTTTTGAGCCATAGCCCAAAGGTCTACTGGACCTAAATCCATAGGCTCAGCATCCTTCAGCATGTTCACCAAGTGGTAAGAATCCACATGAGAACTTGCTTGATAAGCGGTATCCCGGAGGAATATCCCATTGTTTAAAACTGGAGTTGCCATTTTTTATTTGTTTTTAAATTGTTACTAATTAAAACCGTTTAAACATATTGTTTTGACGGCTGATTGTTCTTGTTGCTTTAGAATAAGGCTTTGGCCTTTCTTCTTGTTCAACACCATTTGAAGAAGTATTTTTTCTACTTTCTTCAGTTTTTAATTGCCTTACTGTTTTTTCTACAGCTTGTCTACTACCTTGATCTTTGATTTTAGATCTGTATCCATCTGGATCAGAAAGTAACCAAAGAGCTTCAGCAATAAGATCATGTCTTGGCTCTACAAACTGATACTTCTCTAACAAGTGTCCAAGTAAGTTTGTAGGTCTACCTGAAATAGAAGGATAATTAGGTTGCACTAATCCAGAGTATAATGCACTTTGAACTTTTCTATCTAGTCTAACACCACCTAATTCACCAACTGAAAGTGTATTATAAACATTATCTTGATAAGCTCTAGCTTGTTCAGCTTGTTGTTGTTTTTTATACTCTTGTTCTGCAAGTTGTCTATTCACTATACTCTCTTGCATTTTATCTAACTTTGGTTTAAACTGTTGAGCCTTTTGTTGTAGTCTACCTAGTTGGTTCCAGTCTTCAATTTCTTCTTCAATTTCTTCTGGAGTTCCAAAGTTAGTTGCGTATAAATACTGTCTTGCTATTTCAGCTTGATCATACTCATTAGAGGGATCTAATTCTCTCATCTCTTCTACCTGTGCAAGAGTTCTAAATAGACCTTTAAGGTCTTGCCCTCCATCAGCTACATATTTTGCAGCATATTGTAGTTCTTCAGGAAGTGATTGGAAAAATTCTCTTGGAGTATTCTCTCTAATTCTTGCTTCTCTATCTTGGAAGTTAGCTTCAAATAACTCTCTGAAATCTTTAGTAGTATATTCTTCTAAAGGTTTCTCATCATCAAAAGGCATTAGAGTTCCTTCCTCAATCATTTTACTTGCAAGTTCAGCAAGACCAGATTTATCAACCTTTGGTCTTCCTTTATTACCAGCTTCTTCTTCTTGAGAGATAAGTTCATTAAGTTCATTAATGGTCTCTTCTACTTCAATCTTCTTTTCTGCAGCTTCCTGTTTTTCTTCAGCAGTTGTTGCAGGATTATCAAAGAACGTCATATCTGTTTTCTCCGCAGTAAAAACAGATTTTTTTTCTGGTTCTTTTTGATCATCTGGTAACATGATGTTTTCAGCACCAGGTACACCAAAAAGAGAATCAATATCTACATCTACTTGTTCTACCGTTGTAGAATCTTGCACCTGATCATCAGGTTTGTTGTTGGTTGTTTCCATGTTGTTGGTTTTATGTTATACTTTAATATACAAAATAAACTTGGAAAATTTAAAAGCTAAAAAAAAATTTTTTGCACTATATAGCTAAACCTATTTTTTCTTTTTATCAGAAGATTTAGAATCATACTTATTTTTATTAACTCTTGCTATTTCTAACTGTTTATTTGCAATATCTTGTTGTGCTTGTAATTTTTGTTGTTCAATACTCATTTTTTGTGAATGCATTACCATATTGTCACTTTGCTTTTGTCTCTGGATATTAGTTTGATCTCTATACTGTTCAGTTTCTCTAATTTCTTTCATAGCATCTTTAAAGTCAGATTCTTGATTTTGATTAACATCAGCCATAGATCCATATCCAGCAGCTCTAATTTCAGCTACAGTAATATCTTTCTGAATCATCTTATCATCTCTAGCAGCAGCTGCATCAATTTCCATTTGTTTTTGTTTCTCTTGAGAAGCCAACTGTTCTTGTTGCATTTGCTGTTGCTGTTGCATTTCTTGTTGTTTCTGATCTTGTAATCTTTTCTCAGACATTTTAAGAACTGTATTAAGTTCAGAAATTGATTCTGATTGTACAATTTTACCAAGATCATAAACAGAGGCACCTGTAGTATTATTCTGCATAGCCATTTGTTTAAGTTGTTCAAGAACAGCTCTATGGTTTGCAGTTGTGCTACAGAATATATTTAAGTCTCTCATTAAAAGATCAGTGCCATCTACCTGGAATGTTACTTTTTCATCAGCTTCAGTAATATATGTAAGTCTTGTTGATGGTTTAGTACTATGATAATACTGAGCTAAGTCTGTTCTCATTTGATGAACTCTTGGCATTAAGTAATCACAGTGCTGCATGAAGTAAGTTTCTGTTTGTGCATATGAAGCTGCAGTAGCTTGTTCTACTCCGGTTGCAGTCATTTGAGCTATCTGCTGTCCCATTCTTTGGGGACTAACCCCTATTACTTCATAAGCTTGTTGCTTAAAGTGGTTAGCTAACTGTATCCTTGACATTAATCTCTCTGTCTGAGATAGATCTAGTTTTTGAAAATGTTGGAAGTTTAATGCATTCTCTGTATTTGTGATAGATGTATCTAGAGGAAGCATCTGGAAGTTCTTCATTGCTACATAAGCTTTAGCCAAATTACCTTTACCCCAATCTTCTCCTAATGAGTGTCTTGGTAAAGTATTCTGGTCAAGCATGATGATAGTACCTAATTCATCTACTAAGATATCCGCTATTTGATTATTAACTATGTTATAACCAATCTGGTATGGTTTCATTAAGTCAATAAGTGCAGTAGACTTAGTATTTCTATCTGAAAAAACAGATCCTTCTACTGGAAGTTTACAACCATATAAACTATTGTCACCTTTAAACTGAAATTTAACAGGTCCTATATTATGTCTATTCACTCCTATATAAATAGGTGTAAAACCACCCGGATTATTCATACCCCAGAATGAAGGAATATTAGGTCCAATTTTAATTCCACCCCAGGTTTCATTAATCCAAATCCAATCTATATGTTCTCCATAAATTAGATTATCTCTACTCTTGTTTTTAAAGAGTCTAGTATCATATATTGGTTTATCTGTAACTGCATAATCTTCACTAATAATTTCAGTTAACACTTCACCTGTTTCTGTTACTTTAGTTAGATGACCTACTTTTTTCTGTGACTTCCAATAAGCTTGAGTTACTCTAAGTAGATAAGCAGTACCCTGGTCATAATAGTCTTCTCCCTCAGACATTATTTGAGTAATAATATCAGAACCATCAAGAACATTACCCGCCATAAAAGATGTATACTGTCTATATGCAAGTGATGGCATATTAGTATTCCAGTCATGAGGTTTGGTACCATCATAGAAAGCACCATCATTTTGTAGACCTCCTATATTATAAACTGCAGATCTAATTGGATATATAGCTTCTAATGCGGCTAATTCATCTTCACTCATTAAATAACCAAATCTATCAATTACATCTGAAGGAGTAAACATTTCAGTTTTACCTACCCAGTTAGCTTGGGATACATATCTTATATCTGGTGACTTATGATAAAATGTAAGAACCGGATTCCAAAGTTCTACTTCATAATCATCTTCCATCATTCTAAAATGCCAGAACTCTCTATCAGTAATAAGCATATCTCTAAATGCTCTTTCCTCAAGTTCATCCATTTTAAATCTTTCAACATCAACTTTATGTTGATGACTAGCCCATTGTTCAATTATTGATCTATAGTCTTTTTGAAAAAACTTTTCAATCTCAGGTAATGATTTAACTTTATCAGGAGCAATTTGTTCTTGTGCTTCTGGTGAATTTGGATCTAAACCTTGTTGAATTAATGCGGATATAATTTTTGTTTGTGCATCTGACATTAATGTTTCTTCAATCATTGCTCTTTTTTGTTCAAGCATTTCATTATAAGAAATATCATCAACAGCTCTATAACTTAATTTAGTTGATCTTTTAGCAAATTCAGCTACTAGAACATTAATAACATTTGGAATGATTGGATAAAACTTTAATTCTAAGGCAGAAGAATCTTCTTTAGTAAGAAGTTCAATTATATCTCTATACTCATTATCTTCTTCAACTATATAATCTGTTCTATCAATTATACCTTTAGCCAGTTTATAATTTTTCATTAGTCTTCTAGCATTTCTACGGATTTGTTTTAATCCTTGCCATTCTAACCAATCAAGATTCCAAGCTGCCCATTGATCATCCTTATCTTTTTTAGGTATGAACTGTAGAGGCTGTGTCACACTACCTAGACGGTTATGATCTACTTTGGCCCCTTTTTTTATTTGCATTGCATTATATACCTGCATAACTTTTATTTAATATTTTTGAAAGGTGATCTTTTAAAATTTTGATTATTAAAAGATGCACCCTTACCCATGTTACGGAAAAGACTCTTATTTAATTTAAACAAATTTTCTGACTTTTGCAAGTTTTTAGCTACATCATCTAATATTGTTCTTTTATTATAACCTCTATTAGACTGTTGAATTTTCATAAAAGCTACAAGTGCAGCAAAAGAAACTAATCTATCCACATTGACTCCTGGTGAATATTCTCTCATTTCTTTGATCAACATTGGATCTGGAATTCTTTCTATACCATATGTTGTTCTTACAACTGTACCATCTGTTTTTAACTCTTGATCTAATTCTTCTTTAGTAAACTCTATAGCATAACTAAGAAGATGTGCTTTAAATAGTGTACCTGTATTTTTCCAACCATATTCCTGAAATACATTAGCATTAGATCCAAGATCTTTTAAGAACATGATTTGACTTTTGGGTACTAAATATTTTTGTTTTCTTCTTTGGATCATATATTGGATAAACAAAGAAATATTATTTTCTACTAGTGTCCATGCATTATAAATTTCAATAAGGAACTCTAGTTGTTTATGTGTTTGATTTATATCATCATATCTACCACACCAAGCAGCTACTATTTTACCTTGCTCTACATAGGTTTCTGTTTCTGTTCCTGTAACTTTAGTAACTTCAGTAGGTGCTTTCATTATGTAGATAGAACATAGAGATTCTGAAGTTGTAGTTTTACCTTCACCTACCGGGTCAATAGAAGCATAATAATATCCAAATTCTGGATTATCTATTGGTCTTTCCCAAACAACAATACAACCGGTTTTATCTTCGGTTTTTTTGTTTATTGGAAATTCCATTATTGGTCTTTTATTACTTTTAATAAAACTTGGTTTTCCTTCAGCATCAGTGGATATATCTAAATATTCATAACCATACTCCTTATCTTCTATTCTTCTTTCTTGAGCAGTAAGAAGATGTGGAGGAAATACAGATACTGTTCTATGTGCAAATGCTTCTTTAATATTTCTTGGATGCTGTGATATTCTGAGCTGATACTCTTCTGGAGCTAACTCTTCTTTCCACTGTTTAAATTGTTTTTCTAATGCTTCTAATGCATCTTCTACAAGTGAATTACCATAATCATCTATATAGGGCGGCATAGACCATTGTTCAGGAATAAATAAACCTGATAAACCTGTAGTACCTTTATCATCTATAAGATCAGTTTCCACTGCATAGATATCTTTAGCTGTAGGATTCATAATCATATCCTTAAGAGGAAGGCATTGTGATAAATCACCTACAGATCCTGCAGCTATAAACATACCTGTTGTGATCATACCAGATCTCATGGCCGGGCGCATGTACTCATATGTCTGATCCATCTTAGGAGCAATTCCTGCCTCCTCATGAAAGAAGTATTTAACCGGACCCCCTACACCATTTGTTGGATCTTTCTCAAATGACATACCTTGTATTGTACCTTTGAGACCAACTTCTGTATTTCTATCTCCTCTTCTTACTTGGATCTTTTGTTGCCACATCATTACTTTGTCTGGTGACATAGGTCTATACCATGCTGTATGCTCATTTAAGAATGCAGCATATTCTTGTAAGAATTTCCAGGATCCTTTCTCATTAATATAATCTTTAAGACTAGCTCCCATCTTAAGAGTAACCCCGGCCTCAAACCATTGCTGGTTTATAAACTTACCCATGTGATAGTAAGAAGAAGCTATCTGTCTTTTCTTTAGAATAGCTGCATGTTTATAATTTAGTTCAGACAGTAACTCATAAAGAGCTAAGTGATACTGAGCATCTCTGATTTTAGCAAAACCAAATTTTTGTTCTTCCTTATCAAAGATAGGTAGGAAGTTTAACCACATATAGTATTCTCTTGCAAGAAACCATGTATCATCACCATCTTTAACTATGATACCTTTGCGGCATTTAATCTTTTGCTCATCCCAATAATTTATAAAGTCTTTGGATTTAAAGGGAGCTGTACAATATACTCCATCTTTTTTAAATTTTTCTGACTCTGAAATAAATATTTTATTGGTTGTTTCATTAAAATTATATTTTCCAGGTTCTTTAAATAAATCTCTGATGAATACACTGAAGTCATCTCTGGATTTAAAACTTGTGGTTGTCCAGTTTCCGTTGTCATAGGTTGGTATGTCTTGATAAATTTCACTCATTACATGTCATATGCTAATCCTTGGCCACCTCTTACTCTACTTGATTGTTCTTCTTGAAGATCCTTATAAGCACCTTTAAATGATTGTCTTATTGCCTCATAGTTTTTAGCTGCAGCAATAAGTGAATTAAAGTTACCATCCCTACCATGGGTAATTGGTGTATGCTCCATGTATCTTCCTAATCTATCTAACATGGAAGCAATACCTTTATATGCTCTTGATGTAGGAGTTTCATACATTCTTTGACAAAACTGTAAGGCTATAAAAATTGTTTCATCCTCGGTAGAAAAATCTGCATCAATCTGTTCTAGTATTATATGTTCTTTGTCTACATCCGGTGTAAAGAAAAAAGGATTAAGGTCCGGATTAGGACATGCCATGTAAAATAAATAAAGATAAATCTTTAAATAATCTTCTGGATATTCATCCATAACATCTTTCAAAGCTTTTAATGTATAACAATGTTCAGTAGGTATTACTACTCCATTCTGAACATCAAATAGTTTTGTAAACATTATTTCTTTTTAATTTTAGATTTGTTATCATAAAGATAATGAATTATTGCTTGTACTTCATCTATTAAATATGGTATTGCAATTGGTATGACTTCTTTTACAACAGGTTCCCCATTTTCATCTAACTTGGTTATTGGATAGCCCCAGTTATCTTCTCTTTCTACTTCAAAGATTATATGATGAATAAATATTTTTCCCGGTTTTAGTTTAGGATTATGCTTCAATATAATATACATATAAACACTCAATTGTAAAGCATAATGATAAAAATTACAATCTTCAAGATTATCTACTGGTGGTAACATCATTTCTGATTTACCTTCCCAATCTACATATGATTCTGTATCAATTTTTTTATTAGTCTTGTAGTCAATGATATTTACTTTACCATTGACTACTTCAACTAAATCTGATTGTCCACAGATACCTGTTGATCTGAGATAAACCATATGTTCTGGATACACGCCTGGTTCTAGTTTTTGTGATGGTGCAATTTTGTCACCTTCTTTAAGTTCAGTTGGTTTAAATACAGGTACTGTAACACCTTCTCTTTCCATTGATGCTAAAGAACAGATATCATCTTCTCTTTGGTTATGATACCATGTCCCTAGTGTAGTAGATCTGTCAGCTTCATTTGTCCAGATTTGTTGGATAATTACTGGATCAATACCATACCATTTTGATCTTTTACTTTTACTAACTCTTTCAGCAACTTTCTTTGCATCAAAAGGTTTCTTAAAATGTGAAACAAGTGTGGTTACACTTATCCAATCAATAGCTTCTCCATCAATACTGGTATAACTATGATTATCTGCATTAAATTTTATCATTTCTTTAGTTGTTCTATAGCAAGTATTGCTATGTTAAAATTATCCATATCTTCTGATCTCAGCATTTTAATTAAACTATCTGTTGTATCAGAATCTATCTTACCTTTCTCCTGCATCCATTCTACAAACCCAACAGCATTTTCCATAGCCATTAAATGTGCTAGTTTATCTGCTATCATAGGACTAACTCTAATAGAATGACCTTGAGAAGCAATACCATCTGTCAGCAAAGATTCAAGCTCTGGTAAGTTATGCATTTTCAATAATTGTGTTAGCTAATAAAACAGATGCTTCATCTGCAGACATCATCATCTTTCTGATATTAGTTACTTCTTCTTGACTAAACTTACCTTCCATGCAAGCTATCTTAAGTCTTAGAAATTTATTCTCAAGCTCTAATCTTTCTAGTCTACCTAGAATTTCTGATAATGTACTTGTTGATGTAACTGATGGAGTTGCATCTTGTATCTGACTCCATAAACCAGTTAATCTTGTATTATAGCTATTTGCAGGATTTGTAGCAATAACGTTATTAGGATCTTGAACAAATGTACCATCTGCATAATATTTATTTGGATCTATATTCATAGTATTAATCTTTAAGGTTATCTAATGCATCTTCTTCCTCTTCTGTAGCAATTGCATTCCATTTATCTAGTGGACATGATGATGATAGTGATCTGGTTTTAAAATTAAGTGAGCATCCGCATTCATTGCAACAAGGAGCAGTACCTTTTACAGCACATTTTCTACCTTTACTTGGACATTCTTCACAGATAGAATATCTCAATCTTGCTATTTCTTCTACAGTTTCATCCCGAATAACAGAATTTGTTATACCCTCAATTATCTGATTCCGGTTCTGCCAAATTAGTTTTAATGTATTTTTCATCTTTTTTCTTTTTAAAAATTTCTTTTTCTAAAGCATCTTCATCTATTTTTTGACTTAGCTTTTCAAGAGCTTCAACTTTATCTTCAAGCATTTTCTTATTATAATAAGCTTTGAATGTTGATGTGTCATGTGACACTAATCCTTTTTTATACCGATCAATAGATTTTTTAACCATGCTTGGTCTTGCTTCAAATAAACCTAATCCTTCAACATTTATCCGAGGATGTTTTAAATTAGTTAGACTACTTCTTATCTCTTTATAAAAAGTTTGAATTAAATCTTCTACAAGTTCAACAGGAATGTTCATTTCCTCTGCTAATTCTCTATAGAGTAAGTTTGACTTTTTTGGTATCATTTACCAAGAAATTTATAATCTAACAAAATACTACCCTCTGTTTGAATTTTTAAAACTGGATTAATCATTATTATTTTTTTGTTTTTTGAATCTTTTAAAACTAATCCATTCTTCTCACATTTATTTATACAGTTTCTTACTGTTTGTTCTGATTTAAAAATAGAATGTTCTTCTGAAGCTTCATAACAAAATCCAGTTAATTCAATAGGTCCAAGTTCACTAAGCAAAGTCAAGCATTGTAAGTCAGACTCACTCATTACTATACGGTTAATATAGCAATGAGTTAATATCTGATATTTAATAATGTCTTTTACAGACATTACTACTCTTTTTTGTACTTGATTTACTAAAGCCATTACACTTCTCTTTTTAATTTTCTTTCAGTAGTTCTTGGTTCAGGAATTGATTGCTCAATATTTTCTTCTCTTTCATCATCTTCCATTAAACCATTATTCTCTTCATTTTGAACTTGATTCATCATCATACCATACTGCACTTGAATACCTGTTCTTTTAAATCTAACCTCATCAATTTTAAAAAGCATCTCTTCATATTGAAGTTGTGCTTCTAAATAAGGTAGTGAGTCTTTGTAAAATTTAAGCATTTCTTTTCTTTTTGCTTCCATTTCCTCAGGTGTAAAACCCTTTTGGTTTTCTTGATTTTCCATTTTTATATTTTTAAAGTTTAGACAAATATACAATAAAAGTTTAAACAAGAAATATTTAAAATAAAAAATCCAGGCATAGAAAATACCTGGATCCTAGTACTTAGTGTGTACTTATCTATTTTTAATAGTGAAATTGAAAATAGTAAAAGAGTAGAAGTTTCTGTTTGGGTCTATCTCTATAGAAAACAAATCAAGCATAGACACTCTAGCTCTAATAGTAATTGTTTTCCAATTAGGTTTATGGCTTTTCCAGTTGTTTCTAAATTTCATACTACAAGGATAATAACATATCAATTAAATCAGGATGTGGGTACATGTCTACTTTTCCTCTTATTACATTAGTATGAGAATACATACCTGGAGTTTTGTTTGCTCTATCAAGATCCAGTACATCAAATCCATCAGCTCCTTTTGCTTTAACATATTCTACTAAACCTACTCTAGGATCAATAGAATATTTATCTGCTATAAAGAGTATCCAGTTTTTAAGAGCTACTAGTTGTTCTTCTGAATAGTTATGCCAAAACTGAAATCCTCTAAATGGTTTAGCTAACTTAATTACCTGACTAGGATCAGCTGTAGTATTTACATAAGTTTTACCATTAACTATCTGACCCATACAGCATACTTCTATTGCTACAGAATTTCTGTGCATTAAAGAGTTACCTGTACCTGTGTGCCAACCATATCCACCATCAGGAAAACATTGGATTAATTCACCGTCAAATGTTTTATTTTTACCATCAACTGATTGTCCACCTAGGACATACTCAGTAGCTACATTACCTCTATCATCTCTTGCCCACATGTCTGCTACTTGATAAGGATTAGGTCCTCCAGCAGTATGATGTAGGAAGATCCAATCTTTAGGTACGGGGCCCTTAAAATAAGTTCCTTCCATCATGTAGTGTTTCTTAATCTCTAATGCTTTTACTACTTCTATATTCTCAGCATTATCAGTATTAAGAATACCCATGTGGGCCCAAGTCTTAGGACCTACTATACCATCTACGGCAAGTCCATTTTTCTTTTGATAAGACTTAACAGCTGAATCTGTTTTAGGACCAAAGTCTCCATCTACAGTAATCTTCAAGAATGTTTGTAAGGTCTTTACTGATTCACCCTTACTTCCTTTCTTTAATACTTGCATCTTGCTATTTATTAAATTTTCTTTTCACAGCATTTGCCATAAATGTACCCCATCTTTTGAGTATATTATTTTTAGCATCTACTACTACTTCAGTACCTTCTTTAGTTTTAGTAACTGTAACATCTAGTTTTTCTCCATCAAATTTAAACTCTTTTTCTTCTTCATTAGAAGTAAGAATCACATCTGTTTTAGGAGTATCAATTACTACTTCTAAATTCTTGTCTTTTTTCTTAACACTTACTTTAGTTTTCTTTACTTTAACTTCAGCATTAATTTCCACTTGTTTCAGTGCTTTTGCTTTTTTTGCCATCTTTCTTTTTTTTATTGGTTACTATTTCTTGATCTGGACTATCTACAACAGTTAGTTGAGATAATGTAGCTGCTACTGTTCCTGCAGTTACTAAATATCCTGCTACAGTTACTACTGCTGTAGGTAATGTAATTGGAGCTGCTATTACTACTCCTGCTGCTGCACCTACTGCAATAGCAATGTTCTGTACTTTCTTCCAGAACTTAGGAGTTGGAGCATTCCATCTTTTTTTTATATTAGTCATGTCTACTATTTACTATGAATAATTTTACTGCATCTGATAATTCACTGACATTTCTTGCTAAGTTTTTAATTTCAAGTTGTGTCAGTTCTTGTAGTGCTTGATATTTTATTTGACTTTCTTGTTGTACTAGTTCTATTTTACCTTTTAATTTACCTTGTTCTTCTGTATTTTTTCTAACATCAGAGTGTATCATTTTTAAAAAGTATCCAAATATAGCAAAAATTAAACTAGCTATAAAAAGAATGAGTGTCATTAACCAGGTTTCCATTGTTATTATGTTATAAATATATATTATAATATACTAAAAATAAATGAAACTACAATAGATTACTAGGTATTTTTACTTATATTTTTAAACTAAGTTACCTTCAAGTAACCATACATTTGTACTTACTTTTGTTATTGTGACTACTCCATATGGAGCTTCAACAGAATTTAATCCTGATAATGAATTAACTATTACTGAACCACTTCCTGGTAAAATAGAAACAGAAGAAGGTCCTTCTGTTGAAACTTTAAATACTGAACCTGTAGTAATATTAACAGCACCATTAAAAGGAAGAGTAATATCTGTTACACTAGGATCTAAAATTAAAACTTGTCCCGCATAACTTTGATTTAAAGTTATACTTGGTCCTGTTAAATAACTTACATCAACAACTCCTGTATTTGTAGCAGTAACATCAATAGTGTTTGTAAAAATATTATTAGTTACATCCACATTAATACCTGGTGTAGTAATAAAATTAAGTTTTGAAGTTGAACCTACTGTAGTAAATTGTTCTAATATATCTATTGTAGGTATTGAAGATACAGTTCCAAAACCAGATTGAAATACAATATTGTCATAAGCAATATCAACAGCAGTATTTGGTGTAGCTGTATTTTTAAGTAAAAATAAGTCAACAGTTCTTATATCTGCAATAGTTACATTACCTGTAAAAAGAGCTGTGGGTATTGTAACTTGCTGCCATACTCCTACTAGTGTAGGATTTAATCCATGTTGATCTAAATATCTGATACCTAAACTTGTAAGAGATGGGCCTCCTGTTAACCGTATATAAGGTCTTCTTCCAATACCACCATCTAATGTAGCAAAATTTACTGGTAAGTAAACTCTCAAAGATAATCCAACATAAGTTGCTCTACTTATTGGAGCAGGTGCCAGAAATGTTATGTATCTTGCAGTTGAATAAGCAGTATAAGTTGCAAGTAAACAAGCTGTACCTGCAAAGGGTGCTGGTGTTGGACTATTCCAAACTGCTGTTGGTGCAGGGGCACCTCCAATTATACTTCCAACCCAATCTCCAGCTTGACTTTCTCTATAGACCCATTGATCTGTAATAGCAGGTGTTATAGCTCCAGCATTTACAAGAACATACTGAACTAATACCTGATCTCCAGGTATAGTTGGTGTAATTGGATTAGATGAAGGTACTCCAGGAATAACAGTAACTACTCCAAATTCATCAACTACAATTGCATCAAATCTAGGATCACTTGGATCTCCAACAGAAAGAGTTACTGATGTAGCAGATGATGTGTAATTAACTCCATTAATTTGATAGGTTAAAACTGTAACATCAAAGACCATCCCTGTACCAGACCAAGATGCACCACCAGTTAATAACTGAGTACCACTTGAAGTTGTTAGTGGTAAGTCTGCAATGGTTGCATATGGATTTATATTAGATGGTGTATTAGCAGATGTTGCTGCATCATATGCATTACCAGGTAAATTTCTATTTATGTTAGTACTCATTAATATGTTTTATTTAAAATAAATATGTCACTATAGATATTGTTTCCTGTAGAAGCAGTTTGCCATTGAGCTGTTACATCCAATACATTAGGAACGGTTGTATCAAATGTTGCATCATTAACTACATTAAATCCAAATCCTTGAACAGAAGCATTGTTAGTTTTTGTATAATGAAATGATCCTAGTGAAACTATAGATGCTACACCCGGACCTCCTATTGCTCTAATAGTAAAATCTACATTTAAAGACCAGACATCATTTATAACACTACTTCCTAGATTCTGTGCAAGACTATCTAAAAGGAGAACAGCTCCTGCTCTAACTCTAATTCTAATATTTTGATTATTATTAGCATTCATTACACCACCAAACACAGCTCTAAAGCTATCTCCTACTTTAAATCCATTAGCAGGAACAGATAAACTACCTACACCACCATTTATTAATGGTGTCTCTACATCTGTATTAGTAATAATAGTACTGTTTGCTGTTTGAGCAAATAATCCCCTAGTATAACCTAAAGGATTTAAAGAATACTTATCTATATCAATATGAGTACTCATTATGTATTATACGTTATGATAAGTGATGCTCCTACAAAATCAGTATCCCAAGCAAAAGTACTTGGAGGGTATTGATTACCAAGTCCACCTGCATCCATATTAATAGTTACTCCAACTGGTATAGTCACCGGTGTTGTTCCTCCATCAAATGAAAGTGTTATAGGAACAGTACCCACATTTGCAAAAGAAATGGAATAAACTGCATCAGGTAAAAATCCTATAACACCAGATAACACCTGAATATTTGGTGTTATTTGAACTTGAGCTTGTTGAGTACATAAAGTAACAGCTACTGAATCAACACAATTTTGAGGACCTGTAGGACCAACAATAGTAGTATTTGTAGAAACTATTCCATTAGTATCTACTTGAACTGCTGTCCAGTTTGTACCACCATCAGTTGATCCGTAAATACCTACTCCATCAGCAGATGGTGTTAATGCACCAGCATCTACTGGTAAAGGATTACCTGAATTTACAGTAGTACCATTAGCACACAATGATACTTCATCAGTACAAACTAATGGTCTAATATCCAAATCAATTGCATCAACAGTAATAGAGTTACCACCATCTTGAATATTCACAGCTGCTGCTCCTGCACCATTTTGTACAGTGATATTTTCTAATGCAGTAAGAGTAGCAGTACTTAATGATACTGTACCATCTACTGTAATAGAACCACCATTATCTGTTACTGGTAATGCAGTTTGGTTAGATGCAATAACTACAGGCATAGATGCTGCCATTGTTGTCTGACCTAGTGCATCAGGAGTACCTGCCTCTATAGAGATTAAATTAGATGTATAAGATACAATCTGAGCTAAGTATGTATTAGGATTAATGTAAGTAATAGGAAATGCAGGAGTACCTGATGCATTATTTCCTGCTTCAAAATATACAGGTGGTAAGAAAGCTCCTGGAGCAGGTGTGGGATCCCATATCCTTACTTCTAACCATGTAAGATCATTAGCATCTACAACTAAAGCTGCTTCAAAGTCAGTACCATCTTGAACAGCAGTTAATATTTGTGTTAATAATGATTCTACTTGATCTGTATTTAAATCTATTTCTTTTAAATAATCACAAGCACATTGTTGACCTTGTAACATTTTGAGTTGCCAAGGAAAGTTATTTCCCTGTAGTCCACTATTTTTTAAATTTCCTATACTATTTGACATGGTTTATGTTATTTAACATGTTTCTTTATTTTACAATTCTTACTTCTCCTGTAGGTGTGCTATATAGTTCTCCAACTTTAAGACCACCTGCAATAGCTGCTGCATTATTAGCATACTCTCTTCTTATATTTGCTAAGAGTGCATTAAGATGCCCAAACTTAGCAGGAGCCATATCATTCTCATTTTTAAGATATGGATCTGGTGATACTGGAACAAACTTTACCATGATTATAATTCTCTAATTCCACCACCAACTCTATTTTGAACTGCTTGAGAAAGATCCTCACTTGATTTTTTAATGATAACATTTTTTTGTTCAGGATCCAATGTTTTCTTAGCAACTACAATTTTTTGAGGAGCTTCATATTGTCCTTTGAAAAGCAATCTTCCAGGAGCTGAATAAAACTCAGATTCAAATTCAATAACAAGTTGTGTATATTCTAAACCTTTCTCAGGTGCAGGTAAAGTTCCATAAACTATGCCACCCTGAAAAGTTTCTTTCAGTGCTACTACTGGTTTTTGATTTTGATAACTATAAGTAAAAGTAAACTTACCGTCAAATCTAAAGTTTTCTAAACTATTTCCGTATTGGTCTACCAATGTGAAAAGTGTATTTTCTGCCATGATTTCTATTTTTTAAAATTATTAAAGTGTACTGTATACTACAGTTGATCCTCTTTCTACTGCAACTTCTATATCAACATTTACAACGGCATTAAATGGTACACTGTATCCACCAATAACCCAAAAGAAATGCTCATCTGGAGTAGTAATAGTATTATCTCTATTTATAAACATTAGAGTTGCAGCTTCTACAATACCTGTAGCATCATCTTGCACTAATGCAAAGCTAGTAACCGGTGTATGAGTTTCACCAAAGAAACTATCAATGGCAGATACATTACTTGCATTTTTAACTACAGCTACTGTAGGAGAAGATGTAGTTATTGAACCTAATAATCTAACATAAGTTGCTGCAGGATCTTGCATCAATACAGTTCCTTGAAGTTTATACACATCATATTCAACTCCTCCAATAGTAGTTGTATAGTTGTTTATTAGATTACAAGCAGAAGAACAATCTGGATCAAAACCAGTAGTTTCTACTGGAGCACTCACTATTCCCAATACTTTCTTAAAATACGGTAGGTTTCTACCTAGATATTGCCACACTTGTGTTAGTGGACTTTTGAATTCTGGATATGTTGCCATGATTAAAATTTTACAAATATATACTATAATATACAAAAAATTTTTGAATAAAAAAAATCCCCAGAAAAATTTCTGAGGATCTTTTTGTTTGATTAGAGAAAAGTATCAAAACATGAGTCCCATAAAGAATGCAATAAACAACATTACAACTAATGTCATGTTAGCATATTTTTTTCCTTCAGGGTCTTCTTCCCACACGTTATGCATTTTATTATATAAAGGTTTGCTCATAGCATTATTTATTAAAAACAAAAAGCCTAGAGTGGTAAGACCAATAATAAAAAGTATTCCTTTTAACATCATAGTGAATCAATTCTTCTTTGTAAATATACTAAAGCTTTTTGTAAATCCTCTTTTTTTGTAGAAATATTTTTCTTACCGGCTCTTGCTACATACTTAATTACGTTACCTAGGTAGAAATCATCATCAAGGTCCCAGGCTTCTAATACGTTGAATACTTCATAAGGATTATCTTTACCGCCATAATAATCTGGCCGGGGTCCTTTATCTAAGTTTACAACTCTTTTCTGCCAGTCTACTTCTACTGCTGTAGGGCAAGTTGGTTTATAAAGGTTGGTGTCCTTTCCATAAACTCCATCTACCATATCTTTATATGGAGATTGTTTATCACTACGGGTGCATGCTTTATATAAATTATTTTCCATAACTTACCATACTATTGCTATTGCTGTATCCGGAACCAAGATTCTCATTTTACCATCTACTTCAATTTTCTCTCCTGATTCTAGAGCATATGTTTGAACATATACATGATCTCCTTCCATAATACCAGTGATCTCATCTCCAATAGCATACACTTCTAACTTCTGCCATTGTTTCATAGCTTCCATCATTCTTGCATCCTCATCTTTTGCAGATAATTCTACTGCTGTTTTTTTAAGTTCTGGTATTGTGATCAATACTCTTTTTCCTCTTAGTGCTTTCATAGTGGTTATTTTAATCCTTTTGCAATTCCTTTTACACCATACATCTGAGCGGTTTCCAATTCAGTCATTGCCACGGCAAAACATCTTTTAGCTTCCGGATCAGTTGTTAAGTTTGACTCATTGTTCAAATAGTCAATAGCATCTGCCATCATTCTTTTAAATGAACCTATCTTGTCATCACTAGACGGGTTGAAATTAATATGACATCTCTTCTCTCCAAGTGTCATCTCTCTTGTTACTTCTTCCATTGTATTTAAATTTAATTTGTTACTTCATCATACATCATTTCAAAGATGTCTGGTTTACATGGGTAATATTCCCCCTTGATTCCTTTGATCACATAATCCCCCGGGGAAACTTTCATCTTACCTTCCAAGGTCTTAATGTAAAATCCATTAAAGGTGCCCGCAGTAAAATCAAGTATTCCTTCAAACTGATCTTCACTTGCAATAACTGCAGCCATCTCTTCTGTCCCATCCCATTGTATTGCCTCAATAGGAATTGGTTTCTTTACAAACTTACGCGTCATATTTTTGTTTTGTGTTGGTTAATACTTCTTCTTTTTCTTCAGGTAATCCTTCAAGGATATTCAGTTTAATTTTTTCTAATAAACCTACTACAGCTAGATTACCATAAGTGGCATCTGCTATTCTTACTTCTAATCCTTCACCTTGTTCTGTGATTGACAATAAAACTTTATCTGACATATTAATTAATTTACTTAGTTCATCATAGAGTTCCCTGGCACGTAGATTATCCATACCAGCTTCTCTAACTTCTTTAGTTATTCTCTCCCACAACTTTTTCTGCTGGAGTGTCATCCTCATGAATAATTTGAAATTGTGCTAATGCAAGAGATGCTACAGACACAGCATTCTCAAATTCTTTATGATCCATAAAAAACTTCCAGTTATCCTCAGATGATGGATCTGCATATCTATATCTCATCACCGCAAATGTAGCTTCAAAGATTTCATGACAAATTACATTCCAAACATAATGAGGATCTGTATCTAAATCTCTGGTTCCAATAATTATCTTGTTTACACTTGTTGAGAAGTTACCACCCCCATCAGTTGGATCTTGGATGATCTCATATCTATAACAGGAAATGTATATTTCTTTTGGGAATATTATTTTCATACAGTGTTGTTGGTTGGACAAATATAAAAACTTTTTTTGTTTAAACTAAAAACCCCGGAAAATTTTTCCAGGGCTCTTAGCTAATTTTAAACAAGTAAATGAAAGTAATTAATCGAAAACAGGACAAATATAATAATTATTTTCCAATAGCTGGATCTATTCCTTTTTTTATTTCTCTACCAAAAGTAATATTATTCTTTGCCCGGATATCCTTATGGGTAAACTGCCAGAATTCTCCAGTGGCTGTAATAATAACTGTGTAGATAGTATCAGTCTCATACCCATAGTCAGTAACTAGCCAGATAACCCCGGGTCCTTTTGGTGTGTTAACTTCCATTCTATTGGTTGGTTCATATATCATATCCTATAATTTTAATTTTCTCATCTCTTTCAACCAGTGCTTTATATAACTCTATATCTGTAGACCATTCTTTACCGGTCCAAAACTCAAACCCCAAATAGCTTCCTTTATAGAGACAGCATAACTCATAGCCTCCTAATAAATATACATACTCGCAACCTAAGATCTTGGCAGTTTCACATTCATAGTACTGAGCAACTGTACCCAGGGAAAGTTTTGGATCCTGATAATCCCATATAAACTGATATGCTACAAACTCTGTTTCAAACTGTCTATATAAACTAATACCTACCAGATGATCTGTCCAGTATTCTATAACTTGGCAATCTTTAAAAGACTCTAGTTTAATATCTCTTTTAAACCCATGGTGATTACAGTACTTTTCATAGAGCTCAGTATAAGTTTCTTGATGTGCTAATACATCTCCTATGGCAACAGTAACTTTTTTAGATAATTTCTTTGTAGTCTTAGTGGGCCTATAAATACTTAGATTTAATCTGGTGCTCCGTTCATTATACCACTTACCCTCCCATGGTATCCATCCTTGGTGTAATGCATCTGTGGTAGATTCATCAGGATCAAGTATACCATAGGCTCCATTAACTATAACCTCTAGATCACTAACTTTACCAAAGCCTAAGATATGATCAAAGAATACTTTCATTTTTTAAAGAACCCTTTCTTAGGTTGTTCTTTTTTATCAAACCCTAACTTTTCAACAATTTTGTTAGCTTGTTCTTCCGCATAACTAATTACCTCTTCTTCCTTATCCTTTATGTTCCAGTTATTTAGTAATATACTCATGTGCATAGTTTCATGCATAACAGCTGTAGCTTTCTCTGTAGAGGAATATTTTTCAAAAGGACCCATGTTCAAAAACAAGAATGGTTTATGCGGAGCTTTTGCTGTAAGCTTCTTATCTGCCGGATCATAGTTAGTCCAACCATAAATATAAACCCCATTACCTACGGTCTTATCAACCTCTTCTGCTTGAGCATCTTTTCTATTTAACCCATGCATTTCTTCTACATCATAATAATCAAATATCTCGGTAGCATTTTTACCAACAAGGAGTACATACTCCCCCATGTCAATCTTTTTCATACAGCTAAATTAAACTTTATTTTTTATTTCTTCAGCCCAGGCCAGAACATAATCTTCTATGACCTTTTTATCTAGCTCGGGTACACTTGCTACTAAACTCTCTATACCATACATAACATTATCTGTGTCAGGTTCAGTAATGTTCTTAGACACTGAGTATGTCTTATCCTTTATCTTTAAACTAATCTCCATAATATAATATACAAAAAAAACCCCAGACTTTTATATCCAGGGTTTTTAAACAATAAATCTCTAAGTAATGATACTTAATAAATCTATACAAACATACAAACTTTTTTTAAAATAAAAAATTTTTCCTATAGGATTTTTATAACATATTAGAGATGGTGTTGGGTCCTCACTACAAGGCCCCCCGGCCTCTCCGCTCGGCAGGGGTACCCCCTGGTCAAGCCAGCTGTCCAAATGAATTTGTCCATCTGTCTAAAAAAATTTTCCTGGCAGAAAATGTTTTTGTTAGCCTATGCCATGCTGTGCATGTCATGGCTACTGTCCTAGTCATGCTTCACATGACATATGACAGAGGGAGGGTCTAGCCCTTGTCATAATATAAAATAAAATTTTATCTTATGAATAGTATTATCATTCGGGTTATATCTAACCCTCATTCTAAAACTAGTTGGATCATCTATCCCAACGGCATGAAGCCTTTTGTGATAGCTAAATCCAAGGCCAAAAGCCTTAAGCCTAATAAGGCCTACCTTGTAGACCTTAAGTCTAAGACTTATGGCAATGGCACCAAGACCTTTGTCTATGCAGTCAAAGTCCATGGTGAGCTAACAATAAAGAAGGGTAAATAACCCTTCTTTTTTTTTCCCTTCTTTTTCTAGCCCTTAACTTAATTGGTTAACCAATTAATTTATAATTTATGCTTTCAGCAAAATTCCTTAAGATGGGCAAAGGCGGAGCCTTAGCCATCTATGAAGTTCGCGGAACTTCATCTGAGTTGTCTAATTTCATTAGCAACAATTTTAAAGATAGAGAACCTATCTTTAAAAGCACCATTGATGGGAAACCCATCAAAGATGCTAATGGAAATAAAGTTCCACTTTATTTCACTTCTTACCCGTTGCCGGGCAAGAATATTTGGCACCCTTTGTACCAAGTCCAAATGGGTGACAATGCAGGTTCTTGGACTTTGGACAAGTCCGAACTGCAATTTGAGTCTCTTGTTGCCAAGAGCCAAGGCGCTGACTTAGGTCAGGCCATAGCAAGTGAACTTGCTAAGAAGTGGACTGCAAGCAGTGCCCCTGTATCTTCCTCTGCATCAAACATATTTGATGAAGATGAAGAAGATGATGCTGATGATGATAACATCACAGCAGAGTCTGCATCAGAAGATGCAAACATGGATGAACTTCAAGAAGTTGCATCCACAGCTAAGGCTTCAAAGAAGCCATAGCAAAATAATAAGAGTAGCCACTAACGTGGTTACTCTTTTATTTTTTTGATACCTGAAACATTTCCCTTTCTTTTCTAGCCCTTATCTTGATTTGCATTTGTATTCCTAATGGAATACTGCAAACCTGACAGTTGATATATTAAAATTTTCTACATAGAAAATATAAAGCAGCAGGCTACTTGCTACTTGCTACTTTCAGCTTTCATATTTCTACATTATAGTATTATTCACACTATAATTTACACATCATGCATACTCACCCGGGAATGCTTGATACCTGCAGTATAGTAATTGTACATTACTTGTAAATTTCAAAGCTTATTTTATCTAAGCTTATGTATGTTATTGTTATTGAGTATCACTCTCATACCAATACTATACTATCTATCTAGAAAACATATATACTATATAATACTTTAGTATTATTATATATTTTATATAGCTAAACCTAGTAACCAATAAATATCAATATATGAAAACAAGAAACTATGATTTACTTGTTATAGGCATTATGATAGGAACATTAGCTACTGTTCTTATAGATGTACTATTATCTTTTGCTTTCTCTTTAGATAGAGAGAACAAGTCTCCGGAAAAATCCTACAAGGCTGTAGGTGGTAATATTGACATAGAATATTACTTGGAAGTATCTGAAGACTCAATTTGGGTTGAAGGTGTACAATCTAAGAAAGTATACAGTGGTAAATACTCTGACTTGGATTCATTAATCAATGTAGATAACTTATAGTTATCTATTCCTTACTGTTAGCAAACAGTGACAAACCTGTGGGGCTACTATTGGGTTCTATATTTCTCCTGCAAAGAGATTTATAGTGCTACATATCATTTGCAGTGATATAATCCAAAGTTAGTGCAGACTTAAAAATCAGGTATTTTACATATAGCATATTGATAAAGCTATATGAGTTTAATTTAAACTAGACAGTTTTATACACGGGAGCAATCTGGCAGTGTGATCCTGTTGACCACAGCAGTAATATGTGGTATGTCATTTATCTATTCTCCTACACAAGATTCCACTTGGGAGAATACAGCTGACTGAAGTGGAATTCAGTTTTACTTACAAGAATAGAACTCAGCGGTTCTTACTATGATCTAGGAAATCATATGTGCTTGTATTTTATGTGTAATTGAGCACAACATTATTATCTAACTATGATCTAGTCCTGTGTACCTAGCACAGGCAAGTCCTCAAATTAAAAAAATTAAAAGCTATGATTTCAAATTCAATGATTGCAAACAGAGAGTACGTGGATACTTATATGCATTTTAACACTAAAATTACTGAAGAGTTGATTAAAACAGCTGAAAAACTATTCAGAAGAGAACTAACTCCTCATCAAACTAGAGAGATTCATAAAATGGAACTCAAAGATAAGCAGTGGTTACTTAAACAGTATAAATCAGATATCAAGTTCACTAAAGAACCTGATCTTGATCATTTATACTAATGACCTTTCCTGAGCATGAATTAAAACTGCTCATTACTCTCATCCAAGCAGGATAAAGATATAACCCCAAAATCATACTAGCATTAGTCATATGTACGAAGCAGGAACTTTGGGCAATCAAGGGTTGCAACCTTGTGAGAGTACTATTAATGCACCATTCCTGATTCCCAAGGTCAGGCAGTTGTAATGTACCTCATAGATGTTCATATGCATGAGGCAAATGACATACATCACTGGTTGATTGGACTATAAATCCATGATGTTAGAAAGTGTCAGATACGTAATAGTATAAGTACATTACAACTGAGTGCAGAGGGGTAATTAACTTATAGAAACTTAATTAATAACTTAAAATTAAACTCAAATGAAAATTCATTTACATTCAAAACAAGGTCTTTATGAAGTAGAGACCTATGGTAGAGAAACAATTACTTGTTCTACTAAGCATAACTTATTTCAAGTACCAACTAGTGACTTCAAGTCATTTGCCGGTGGTAATTGGAACTTTAATATCAGCAAAGAAAAGATGGATTTATTTCTATCTGTTGTTCAACCTGAAAAATATAAACTTCAAGTTGAGCAAGAAAATGAAATCATTACTCTTGCAGCAAGAATGGATATGATTAAAGAAGCTGTCAAAGCTTCATCTATACAATCTGTTGTTGAAGAAGAAGATGGTCCAACCAAAGAAGATTATGAAAAATGGTGGAGACAAGAATCTGATAAGAATTCTGAATTGAATAAAAAGATGAGAAAAATTGCTCATGAAGTATATTCACAAAAACTTGATTTTAGCAACTTTCAGGTAACTAAAGGTATCAAGTTCATCATACAGCAGGATCATTATGATGATGATTCATATAGATTCTGTTGGGATCCATATGGATTTGTATCTAATGGTCACAGTGATATCAGTAGTATTTTTTATGCTGATGATTATGGTACTGTTAGTGGTGGTTGGATCAAGATCTTTGAAGATAACGTGATTCTATACTACAAGTCAGGTGACTATGGAGTATATGATGATGCTATTGCTATGAAGTGTGCAAAGAAACTATTTCCTGGAAAGAATATACATTCTTATGCAGGAAGACAATGGGATGAAGAACTTGATAAAATGTTCTTTGATCTTCCATTCTAACTAGATGTCCTGAGCAGGACAATAAACTGCTCATTTACTTAAAAATTAATTCAAAAATCAATTTAAAACAAAAAGCAAATGAGAAATTTAGCAAACAAAGGGTTGAGCATGTCCCAAGCACAAAGTATTAGTAATCTTTGTAATCAAAATGCACAAGAAATCCAAAGAGAATTGGATTCTTACAACAACTGTAGTAAATCTATTACAGTTGAAGGTCAGGTATATTCATTACAAGATGGAGCACCTATGCCGGATAACATCCTTGACTTATTGAAGAATAAGGGTGACTTGCATGCTTGTCAGGCTTTCTTGATGGAATCAATCAAGAGCAAAGATGCTGAACTTTCTAGACTTAAGTATAGTCAACCTGATTTATCTCACTTAGTTAAACCTGAGAGAGAGTTAGTAGATGACTATAAGATAGAAGATGGTGTTGATGAATCATGGGGTTGGTCTCAATTATCTGATTCTTTATATGCTGAATACTTACAAGCTGAAGCAATGGCTTCACACTTGGGTCAATTCATCCATAAAAGTGGTAAACTAACTCAATTGAGAAAGGAATTACCAAATACTCCTAGTATTGAGTGGTTTGAAGTTGAACAAGGTAAGAAGACACCAGTGAAGGTGACTAAGCATCATTTAGCTCCTGTCTTAATGAGTATTCATGAAGACATTGCTGAACAGCATAGAGTCTATGAGCAGAAAGTAAATTACTTTAAAGCCAAAGTTAAAAACTTGGTGAGTGATGAAAATGCTAGAATCCAAAGAGTTAATGCTGATAAAGCTGCTGAGTACTTAAAGCTTGAGAAAGAAGCTCATGAGAAGTATCAGTTATCAATGGATGCATACAATGGTGAAGTTCTTAGACTTACTATGGAGTTTAATTCTCAGAGAGAGTTAGACATCAAAAATACTGCAGCATTGAGAATCAATGTTGATCCTAGATTTCAGCATGTAATTGACATGTTCATTGCACCTGAAAAATAGTGAACTAATTAGGTGAGTAAGAGATAAGCACAAGCTGATTCTCTTACTCTTTATACCTAGTGACAGAAATTTAGATAAAATTCAATGGTTGATAACCATTATAACATTATGGAATGTACTTTTAATACATAAACCCAGAAACCGCTTCTCTTCAAAACTTATAAAACTGAGATAGAACTCACCGTTAGACAGGTTACTGCATCATAGATATGCTGTTGGCTAACATTGAGACTTGGTATTTGTATTTGCCTTTGTAGAAGAGAAGGTCTTTGAATTTGTATTTGAATTGGACTTTAGCTATATATTTCTGTCACTCGGTAACTATTTACTTAAAAATTATTCTATGGAAAAACTTCAAATTTTAGATGGAGGTTATAGTTACAATAACTATAAAGAAATAATGCAGTATTCTGAAGAAAAACAACGCATGTTGTTTTATGGAAAGCAGGTTTATGACTGTAGCTATATTATAAGAAAAGAAACCGATACTCATATTTATTGGAAAGTTGTAAATAAAACACCAAAATTTTATAATAACAAGTTATTTTATAAAACTGAGAATAAGTCAGGTATAACTTATGATAAGAAAACAAAATCAATTAAAATATGGTTTGGTTTACCTTATTACAGATTATCTAATATTATTCTTGATGATGTTTATTCAACATTCAAAAAGAAATGGGTATTAAAATGTTCTACTGGAATTGGTTCATTGATTAACAATACAATATTTAAAAGAATACTTAAAGATAAGGTTCTTAATGAAAAGGATATTTGTAGAGATTATTTAAAAACTTGTCCGTATAAGCATAAAGAGATTGATCTTGATCAATTTAAAAATTTTGCTTCTTCTCTATATACTTCACCAAAAACATATAGTGATTATTTTCTATGTGCAAAGGACTGTAGTGATTTAATGAAATTTCTTCCAAATAACACATACAATCCGGTAGTAGATAGTTTAGTTAATAAGGCTCTTATGTTAGATGAAAAACTTGATTTTAGTTTATCTCAGAATGAGTTTGATAATTTAGAGATAAAATGGACAAAATTAGTTTCAGATAAAAATATAATACTTCAGTTTATATGAAAAATACAATTTTAGAAATAGAAAAACAGATTGCTTTGTGTAA